ATATACGGTGGTATAGGAACAATCACCTCAAACCTAGATGGTTTAGCTAATCCATCTTTTGCTTTAATGTTTGATAAAAATAGTTGTGGTGAAAAAGGCATTAGAATTTATTCCTAGAATCGTTGTATACTTTATTTGCTGTTGAACCTTTGAAATCTTGAAATGGCAATAGTGCAGCGATATCCCATTCATCTGCGGTAATTTCAAGAAATCTACTATCAACGTGTTTAAAAAGATATCTTTTCACACAAGGTTTTGCTTTAAAAGCTCTACCCACATTTTTTAATTTTGCCCAACTTAATCTCAATTTTGTTGTTTCATCATATTTCGAATTATTGGCAAAATCACTTAGGGCATCCAAAAGTTCGATGCGTTGCCTTGGGCTTATGTAATGCAAATTTAACCCTAAAAAACCATCATGGTATCGTTCTATCGGTATAACCAATGGGAACCTGTCGTAATATGGCAACTCATCTTTCAATTTTGGGTCGTAGTAATAGAAATACATACGACCGATTATAGTATTCGATTTAAGTCGTTCCTTGTCGTTTAGGACCGATTGGCGAGTTGGTTTCAAGTCTTGTATCTTAGACCTTAGCCAATCTCTTGCGGCAGTAGTTCTGGGTTTATAACCCGATGCCGCAAGTTGTTCTTTTATTCGTTCTATTAAATATGCCATTCTTTATTTATGTCAATAAATTAAACCTCATTATTACCTTAGAAACTTGAGGATTTCTTATAAGTATCGGTGTCCGCTTTGAAATTAGATACCTAGCTCCTTCTCAGTCATCACCATGAATTTCCAACCATGTTCCTGACAGAAGATATCCGCAGCTTTCCATTTTTCTTGATTCACCACATAAGTCGCAGCCTCACGAATATATCGTTTGGTTTTCTTCTTTTGAACGGGCATTTTAGTTTGTTCTAACGGTTTCACTTCAATAATATAAGTCATTACGGAACCGTCTTTTTGTTTGATTTTGGCAATAAAGTCTGGAAAATAACGATGTATTCTGTTATCCAGAGGTGATTTATATGGTATAGGCAGTTCTTCAGATGCCCACCAAATAACGCTGGTGTGTTCATCCAGCCATTTCATAACACGCAATTCCCATGTAGACCGATAGATGATGTTGTTGGCATCACCATTGTATTTCTTTGGATTTTTGGGTTGGAACCGACCCTTATAGGTTTTCTTACCGAATGTCATATAAATATCTAGTAAACTCTTTTAGGAATTTCAATGGGACTTTTTAACCTTTTAGGTGGTGGTATCAGTTTTGGCACCGATGCTAGAACTGGCACTAGTGCTTTGGCTGATTCAAAATACAAAACTGGATTATTCAGATATCCAATTGATTTAGGTGCGGCCGACAAAGGTCATTATATACTTATAAACATTAATGAACAAATTAATACATCGTTTCCAGGTACTAAAGTTGAGTCAGCTTTACCGTCCGTGTTGGCCAATAAACAATTAGTATCTAGTCAATTTGGTGGTTACGATACGGCCGCAGGATTAGCTAATGCATCAAAACTTGCACAGGCGGCAACCGATGCGTTACTTTCAACTTCTGTTGGACAAGTTGTCAAATCTGCTGTAAATTTTGTTGGTTCAATTGCACCAGAAGGAGTTAAAGATGTTACTGGTGCTGGTTTAGATGCAATTAAAGCGATTGCTTCTAACATAGATGAAAATATTGGTGTACGAACAATTAGAAGAATCACAGATACGGTTGCTCTTTATATGCCAAGCACTTTAAATTTTTCATACAATCAGGGATATTCTCAGGTATCACCAGGTGGTAGTGCGGCACAAACTGGTCTTTCGATGTTAAATTCTGCTACTGAAACATATAGAAATAGTGGCAATAAAGCTGATGCGGCCGCAATCACAAAAAATCTATCTCCATTTTTGTTTAATTACTTAGCACAACAAGTTCCTGGTGGTGTTGGCCAAATTATGTTTACCGCTGGTAGTGGTGGTAAAGTTCAAAATCCGATGTTGGAAATTTTATATTCTTCACCAGAATTTAGAACATTTAGATTTGACTTTTTGATGTTTGCAAGGTCTGAAGTTGAAGCATTGGAAGTTCAAAAGATTATTGATTTACTCAGATTTCACCAAGCACCAGAATTGGTTAAAAATAGTGGTGGTTACTTTTTATATCCACCATCTGAATTTGATATTGCATTTTACTATAATGGTTTGGTTAATCCAAACATACCAAAAATTTCAACTTGCGTTTTAACTAGTATTGAAACTGACTATGCACCAGGAGGTTTTGCTACTTATGAAGTTGAAGGTGAATCACTACCTCGAATGGGTAGAACAGGTATGCCTGTTGGTATCAGATTGAGTTTGTCATTTAAAGAAACAGAATACCTTGTTAAAGGTAGTCCTCTATTGCCTAATATTCGTGCTGGAACTAATACAACGCCTTTCCAAGGTGTTCCTTCTGGCGTAAAAATGTAATAGGAAAAATAATGGCAAAATATTTTAGTAAATTTCCTAAAACTTATTATAGTTTAGAAAATACTCCTTATAGTTTAGATATTGTTACAAACATCATATCTAGATTTTCTATTGAACAATCGTTTAAAGATAATACATCAATTTATGAAAAATATAATGTGCAAGAAAATGATACACCAGAAATTATAGCATCAAAAATGTATGATTCACCAGAACGTCATTGGATTGTTTTGATGATGAATGATATTGTTGATGCACAATATGATTGGCCTTTAGAATATAGAACATTAACAGCATTTATCAATGACAAATATACGGCAAATGCAAATACTTCTGCTGGTCAAACTGGATTAATGTGGTCACAACAGAACACTCATTCATATTATTCTGTTGAAAAACGAACATCAATAAGAACGGGTGATTATTCCGAAAGTAAAGTTCGTGTTGATGCCAACACATATGCAAATGTTGTTACAACATCAACCAATAAAACACTTAGTGATGGTAACGAAATAAAAATTGATACATCTAAAGAAACAAAATCATATTATGATTATGAAATTGATGAGAATGAAAAGAAAAGACAAATTAAAATTTTGAAACCAGAATTTGCTTATTCACTTGAACAAGAATTAAAGAATGTTTTTAGCCAATGAGTCTTAATTTATCTCAATCAACTCAATTTAAGATAAAGGACTTAACACTTATCACAAAATTGGGTAGTGTTAACATTACAGGCATTTATCAAGAAATAAACATATATGACAGTATGTTTATGCCTTGTGTTCGTGGTGATATTTTAATTCAAGATGCGATTGGTTTATCGAACAAACTTCTATTTGATGGTAGTGAATATCTTTCAATGGAAATTTTAAAGGGTGAAGAATCTGGACCAACCACATTCAAAAAAACTTTTAGAATTTATAAACAAAGTGAAAGAGAAAACGTAAATCAAAACTCTGAGCTTTATATTTTATATTTTGCCTCAGATGAATTGATATATTCAGAACAACAGAAACTTACTCAACCATTTACTGGTACATATAGTGATATTGTGAGTGTTGTTTTAAAAAAATATCTTGATGTTTCAAGTAATAAAATAAAACAAATAGAACAAACCAAAGGTGTGCATGAAGTAATTATTCCTGGTTTAACACCTTTTGACACAATGGATTGGTTAACAAAAAAAGCTATCAATTCAGAATCTTTGCCTAATTTTTTATTTTTTGAAAACAAGTATGGTTACAATTTCGTTTCATTATCTACATTGATTCAAACTCCACCAATAATGAATGTTAATTTTGAACCAAAAAATCTTGCTGATTCTGGTGGACAAGAATTTTATGGTGCTCGTGAAGCTAAAGTGGTTAGTTCTACTGACTTAATTGAAAATATTAAAAATGGTGTTTATGCTGGTAAATTTATCGGTATTGACCCACTAACAAGAAAAGTTAGTATCAACAGAATCGATTTTCAACAAACATATGGCAAAACAGAAGCTCACTTGAACAAATATCCAAATTTTACGGGTGCTGTTAATAGACAAGGTAAAGATTCTGCACAGATGTTTGATTCTAAAGTTTCATTGTATGCATTTCAATCTTTTCGTGGCGCAACACCTTGGGTAAAAACAAATGACCCAAAAACTGGAACAATCATTGATGATACTCACGCATATGTGTTTCAGAGAGCTCCTATATTTGCAAATTTGTTGCAGTCAACAATACACTTAAATCTTCCAGGTAATTTTGGTTTAACTTCTGGTACTATAATTAATTTAAGTATGCCAGTTAAATCAACCAAACCGGATGCAGGTGAAGCTTTGGATGAAACTTTAAGTGGTAAATATATAGTTACTGCAACAAGACAAATGATTAAAGGTGATATGCATGAAACTATTATTGAAGTAGCAACAGATTCTACGAATAGACCTTTCTTTAAAAAATTAACGGGTGAGTTGTTAACAGCAACATTAATGTGATGAATACTAATTTTGCAGGTAAAAATGGATTTATATGGTGGGTTGGTGTTGTAGAAAATCGTGTTGACCCAATGGCTGTTGGTCGATGCCAAGTTCGTATATTTGGGTGGCATAATGAGAATCCTACCATATTACCTACAGCAAATTTACCTTGGGCTCAAGCCTTAATACCACTTAACAATTCAAAGAATTTCTCTGCACCAAGAGTTGGTGATTGGGTTCTTGGATTTTTTATGGATGGTGAGCAAGCTCAAATTCCCGTTATGATGGGTGTTTTACCAGGACTAAAACCATGAGGAATAATTTAAATGCCAGTTGAGACCTTTCCAGTAAATCGTGGAGGTGTAATTGTTGTTAATGGATTAGCAAAAGAAAATTCACCACCACAATGTGTTCGCACAGGTGATGCACCACAATCTGGAACTCCATCAAATACTCCAGGTACTTGTTATGGTAGAGTTGAGGGTACAATCATCGATGCAACAAATAAAAAAAGAGCCCACGTTTGCGATTTCATTTCTGAAATGCAGAAGAATATTGCTTTGAAAAAATATACTAAAGCCATTGGTAGATTCATAAGAGAAGCCATTCAAAAAATAATGAAACTTTTGGGTTTAAGTGATAGAACAGGCAAATTTTCATATATCATAAACAAACTGAAAGCATTTGCGGCTGAATTGAGAAGAATCAATAAAGAAATTATACAACCAATTATTGATTTTGAAAAATATGTTTTGGCTTATATCACAAAACTTCGTGCTCTTATACAATGGATTTTAAGTTTGCCTGCTGCTTTGTTGAAACTACTTGCTGATTGTTTAGCTAGATTATTAAAGTTGATTAAAAGTATTTTTAGTGATATAATATCAGAAGCAACAAAAGATTTAGGTGGTAAAGGTGAAAATGGATTTTCAGACTTGATTGCGGCTGCAAAAGATGCGGCTAAGGCGACTGGAGAAACGATAAGTAAGGTGACAGAGGCGGCTCTTTTAGCAGTTCAAATTCCAGTTGCGGCAACAGCTGGTATTTTAGTTCCTGTCAATCAAGCCGAATTAGATGCAGCTAATAATACAATACAAAAATATACTTCTGAAAATCCTACTGCATCCGATTTAACAAATGCTGGACAAAATAAATTGGCACAGTTTGGATTTCCAGATAAAACTGATTTGAATGAAAAACTTTTAACTATAACAAAACCGGCTTTATAATATGGCAACATTACCAGAATTAGGAAACGTACCTGGAATTCCAAGTGATACGGGTTGGACAGAACCAGAATCAGCTGCGAACACATCATATCAACCTTTGTATCCTTATAATGATGCAAAGCAAACGGAAAGTGGTCATCTATTTGAAATGGATGACACACCCACCCGTGAACGAATTCGTTTGCAACACGGTAAAAGTTTAACCTTTATTGAAATGCACCCCAATGGTGACCAAGTACATAAAGTATTTGGTGATGATTATGAGATTACAATTAAAAATAAAAATGTTTTAATTCAAGGTCGTTGTAGTGTGACCGTTATAGGTGATTGCAATATGGAAGTTCGTGGTGATTATAATCTAGATGTTAAAGGTGATTATAATCTACAAGTTGCTGGTAGAATGAACACTCGAGCTAAAGGTGACATAAGTTTTTCTGGTGATGAAGATATTTCAATTACTGCAAATGAAAATTTTGGTGGTGCAATTAGAATGGCTGCTGCCGACCATTTGTATTTGGATTCACACCTTTATGTTAAAGGTTCAATGACTTCTGATGGTATCGTTACTTGTGATAGTCTTACTGCCGGTAACGAATTAGGTGGTGGTGTTTTTGCCGGTAGTTTTGGTTTCGTTTCAATATCAGGAGGTTTATCTTTGGGTGTACCTGTAGCTGTTCCTGGTTCTGTTTATGCTGTAGGTTCGGGAACATTTGGTATATCTGTTTTTGCACCTTATATTTCTTCGTTGTATAGTTCAACGATTATTGGCGGCGCAATTTGGCAGTCTGATGTACTCAACTATGTTAAACGTCTGATACACAGACCATCAGGTACTGGTGAAGCTAAAGTTTCAACTTAATTTATTATGAAAAGGAAATAAAATGGCAAGTGTATATGGAAGATTAGGATTCGATTTTGATGCTAACAATGTTGGCATGATGGCACTATCAAACAATGCAATAGAACATTTAAATACAGCTCCAAATTTTTTACCACACGAATGGCAAGTAACTGACCTTGCAAATAGTGATACTGATGGATACTATAAAAATCCAACTGCAAACCTTTGTATATCATTGTATGAAAATGCAAATTCTATTTTTAAAACAACAATGAATATTGGTTTTCCTTTTGGTACTGCTAATACAAAACAAATCTTAGCTAATACTGCCAATAACTTTATGATATCTGTAAATGGATTTAAATCTCACACAGATAATCTTTCTGTAACCGCTGTTGAAGATGGTGGTGTGGACGCCAATCAATTTCCATACAGACAAAGTGCCATGGGTTTTGGTAAGTTTTTAATTTATTTGACCTTTCAGACCGATGGAGTTTCAAACGCTTCGGCTGCACTAGGTAGTTTTACCAGTTTGTTTGTGAACGACCAACTAGAATCAAATAATACCATTCTTTATAATGATTTCATTACTTTGAATAATTCAATAACATCTGGTAATTCCAGTTTGTCTGGTGATGCGGTAAATTTAATCATTTCACATATTGAAACCGCAAATAATTTAATTAGTGTTAGAAAGAACCATGATGTTCAGTTTTTCCGTAACAGTAATGAAGTTATTAAAGACTTCGGAGTTGTGTCGGAATTCTCAAATATGGGAGAAGTTGACTACAATATGGCCAATAATTATATTGGTTCCGACAAATTACTTTCCAGAATTAACCCATAAATAGAATATGGCAACCGTAACCACAGATATCGTTAGAGATTTTAAAGACCTGGATTTGAATTTTACCATTCATCCAGTTCGGAAAGACATTAATAGAGTCATCGGACCGATGGCTGTTGTCAATTCCATCAAAAATCTAATACTCACAAACTACTATGAGAGACCATTTCAACCAGATATCGGTTCAAATGTTCGTAGATTATTGTTTGAAAATCTTGATAATATTACGGCAACCACTTTAAAAAATGAAATAGAGCGGACTATTGTGAACTATGAGCCTAGAGCGGCTGTTAAAGATATAAATGTGACCGCCGATTTCGACAATAATGGGTTTAAAGTTTACTTGGAATTTTTCATTGTAAACCAGACACAACCCATTATAATTAATTTCCTTCTTGAACGGATTCGATAAATGGCAAACGCACGTTTACAAATTTCTGACCTTGATTTTGACACAATCAAGAATAATTTAAAATCGTACCTACAACAACAATCTGAATTTACAGATTATGATTTTGAAGGTTCTAGTTTAAATATTCTGTTGGATATTCTGGCTTATAACACTCATTATAATGCTTACTACTTAAACATGGTTGCCAATGAGGCATTCATGGATACCGCTTTATTGCGTGATTCGGTTGTTTCTCATGCTAAGACTTTAAATTATGTTCCGTTTTCTTATTCTGCACCTAAAGCAATTATCAACATGACGGTAACGTCTTTAAACGATACACCAGGAACTTTAACACTTCCTAAAGGCTTTAGTTTTAGTTCAAATTTAATTGATAACATTTCATATAATTTTGTTACTCTTAAAGACACAACTGTAACTAAATCAAACACATCATATTATTTTGAAAATTTAGAAATCTATGAAGGTAGATTGGTTGATTACGTTTATACATTTAATAGAAATTCAAATCCAAAATCAATTTTTACTTTACCTGATTCTAATATTGACACAAATACATTGTATGTAACTGTAGCTGATGTGAGTGGAAATTCAGCAACACAAGTTTATAATAAAGTTACAGAAATTTTAGATGTTGATTCCACATCATTAGTTTATTTTTTACAAGAATCTAAAAAAGGTAACTATGAAATATATTTTGGTGACGGTGTAATTGGCAAAGCTCTTACCGATGGTTCTACTGTTACTGTTAGTTATCTTGTAACATCAGGTATACCAGCCAATTCTGTTGATGGATTTATTGCTGATTCTTCAGTTGGTGGATTTACCGATGTTACAATCGATGTTGTAGCAGCCGCCAGTGGTGGTGCGATTCGTGAATCTGTTGATTCAATCAAATATTCTGCGGCCGCACAATATGCTAATCAAAATAGATTGGTGACACTTAAAGATTATGAAACATATATTCAATCGAAATATACCAGTATAGATTCATTATCTGTTTGGGGTGGTGAAGATGAACCCACACCTGTATATGGTAAAGTTTTTATTGCACTAAAACCAAAAACAAATTTTTATATTTCAGAGTTAGAGAAAGCTCGTATTATTTCTGAAATTGTTGACCCAAAATCTATCGTAACTGTTCAAGCAGAAATTCGTGACCCCGAATATTTGTATTTGTCTGTTGAATCTTCTGTGCAATATGACCCAAGAAAAACTGTTTTAACAGAAGATGCAATTAAAACAAATATTAGAAATGCAATCATATCTTATCGTAATACATTCTTAAATAAATTTGGTGCAAGTTTTATTTTATCAAAACTTCAAGAGAGCATTGATTCAACTGATATTAATTCTATATTAGGTTCAGAATCAACTGTTCGTGTTCAACGCCGTTTTGAACCTTTATTAAATCAATCGGCAAGTTATAACATTTATTTTAATGTACCTTTACATCGTGGTACGATTACAAATAAATTAACATCGACCGAATTTAATGTATATGATAATACTGGTACATTAAGAACTGCACAGTTCGATGAATCACCACAGTCATATACAGGTATTTCTGAAATACAAGTTGTTGACCCAGGTTCTGGATATACAACTGCACCAACAGTTACAATTAATGGTGATGGTTCTAATGCAACAGCAGAAGCAACTATTGTAAATGGCCGTATTCAAAAAATTACAGTTACAAATCGTGGTATCGAATATACTAGAGCAACTGTAACCATCTCCGGTGGTAATGGATTTGGTGCGGCCGCACTTGCTGTTGTTGATGCAAAAATTGGTACTTTAAGAACCATTTATTATGATTCATTGGCACAAAGACAAATTATTAATGCTAATGCAGGTACAATTTACTATGATGATGGCCTTGTGGTTGTTAACGATATAAGATTTTTAGCTGTTAGTTCAACAGATAATTTGATTCGCATGACAATTGAGGCTGAAAAAGGTATTATTCAATCAAAGAGAAATACTATTATCACAATTGATTCAACAGACCCAACAGCAATCGTTACCACATTAACAAAAAATAATAAACAATAATGTCTGAACAAAAAGTTTCATTACTGATTAATCGTCAGGTACCTGAATTTGTTCGGGACGATTACCCAACATTTGTGCATTTTTTGGAAGCTTATTATGAGTTTTTGGAAAATAAACAAACAGGCCAAAAAAATGACTTAATGAATAAGTCAAAAGACCTTCGATATCTTTCAGACGTTGATTACTCAATAGACCAATTTGAAGATAATTTTCTTAACACTTTTGCTGCTTTCTTACCTAAAGATGTTCAGGTAGATAAAGCCTTTTTAATTAAACAAATGTTGCCTTTGTATCTTGCAAAAGGTAACGAAAAATCTTTTAAACTTCTTTTTAAATTAATTTTTAATGAAGAAGTTGAAGTTATCAAACCAAAATCAAATGTTCTACGAACATCTGACGGTAAATGGTTAATTGAAAAAGCTTTTAGAATTTCTCAAGATGTGTATAGCACTTATACTGCAAATGGCAACACATCGTCTAGTGCTACTGCATCTGGTAATACTGTATTTAAAATGGCACAAATTGCAGCAAGTAATGAAATTGAAGTTTATGTGAACGATGTTAAACAAACTTCTGGTTACAATGTTCGCCGTGAATCAAAGAAAGTTATATTTAATACTGCACCTTCAGCCAATTCAACAATTAAAATATTATATAATGATTTTAATTATGCGTTACTAGAAAATAGACAAATTATTGGTGCATCATCTGGTGCAACAGCTATCGTTGAGAGAGTTGCACAAAAAACAGTTAATGCCAAATCAGCATTTGAATTATATGTAAATGATAAAACACTTGTTGGCAATTTTGATAATGGTGAATATGCTACACTTAGTGTTATTGGTGACAACGATGAATTAATAAACATTCGTGTTTCTGGACTATCCACACTTGCCACAATTAATGTGATTGATGGTGGTGCAAGTTATAATGTTGGTGACCCTGTTATCATTACAGGTGGTGGTGAAACAGAAACAGCTGAAGCAATCGTTTCAGAAGTTTTTTCTGGATACATTAACCAAATTCGTGTTCTTGCTGGTGGTGCAGGTTTTAAAACAGGTTCAAATGTCAATCTTGTTGGTGCTACAGCAAATGCATCTCTTGTTCTTGCTATTGATGCGGTAGATGTTTCTGGTGCAAATAGTGCAAATACTTTTGTTGTCGATACAACAAGAATTGCTAACTATGCTTCAATTAATATTAGTGATGCTAATTATGGGTTTCCTAACACTTCAATTTCAGAAAATGTTAATTCACGAATCATAGATGCTTTGGCATTTTCAAATGTAACAAGTATTGGTCCAATTACTAATGTGGCAATTTTGTTTGCTAACGCAATTTTTGCATCTGTTCCAACACTTGATGCTGATTCTGCACCTTTCATTAATGGTGCAACAGAAGAACAACACGTTCTTTATACTCGTTCTTTAGGACGAATTAATATCAATAACGGGGGTGATGGTTATAAAATTGGTGACGAATTAATTTTCACAAATACGGGTAACATGAATTTTGGTTTTGGTGCTGCAGCGGCAATTACTAATGTATCTTCAACTGGTGCAATCACTAAAGTTGAATTACAACCACCAAGAATTACGGGTACATCAAATGTTTATGGCAACACAAACGTAACTGTTACTGGAACAAACACATACTTTTTAGATGAGTTGCGTGTTGGTGATAGAATTATGATTAATAATGAATCACGATATATCAACACGATTACTTCAAACACATCACTTAATGTGAATGTCAATTTTAATTCTGCAACAACTGGTGGTGGAAAGAAAATTGGTTTGTACGGTTTGCTGCCTGTTGGTGGTGTGAATTATGAATCTACCAAGTTACCATTGATTACAGTTTCTTCTGTTAACGGTGCTAATGCCAATTTATCAGTCATTGCATTGATGGGTGATGGTGAAAATTTATTTGCAACGGCAGACCAGGATCCAGGTGCAATTTTAAAAATTAGGGTTGTAAATGCTGGTGCGGGATATCAAACACCTCCAACAATTAATTTGACACAAAAAGGTGATGGTACTGCAACCGCAAATTCATTGGTTGAACCAAGTTATGTTACTTTTCCTGGTCGTTGGACAACTTCAGACAGTATTCTTTCCGCATCAGAACGTGTAATTCAAGGTAGAGATTATTATGTTGATTATGCATATGTTTTATCTTCAAAAGTTGAATTTTCAAAATTCAAAGAGTTGTTCAAAAATTTAATTCATCCAGCTGGTTTCAAACAATATGCTGATTTTAGAGTTGATGAAACAATTCTGGCAAACAACATATCAACTCTCAGTTATTCAAGTAATGTCATTTCTGGATCCGTTAATGTTAACAGTAGCATATATGTAACTGGTACGAATACCTTATTTAATGTTGCCAACACTAATAATGTTATTACGATTGGAACACAGATTGCGGTTAATTCTGAAATTCGAACAATCAGTAGTATTTTGAGTAATACCACATTGAGAGTTTCTTCTGCGTTTACTCAGACCGCAAACAACCAAGAACTTATAATTATTGCATAAATAAAGAATTACTATGGCTACCTCATACACATCCAGAAAACTCTCGTTCAATAACGCAGAGCAATTTAAAGAATCTTTTGCCGAACCACAACCTACGGTTGGTTATTTGTTCATTGGCAATAATGTTCCCTATGCAAACGAATTATCACCAAATTCAATTGTAGATTCTACATCCGATGAGAAAACGGTGTGGGATAATATGTTTGCGGCTAAAAAGATTACTGGTAATGATGTTGAATTGGTTGTTCCACGAATCAATTGGTCTACCAATAAACGATATAAACAATTTGATGACAAAATCTCAACTAGTGATTTATTGACTGCCGATACTGGTTCTGGTGGTAATAGTCAACCAATGTATGTGTTGACAAGTCAAAGAAATGTATATAAGTGTTTATCAAATAATGCAAATGTCGTTTCCACAGTAGAACCTTCAGGTGACTACAATACTGCAAACGGTACAATTTTTACCGCAGATGGTTATGTTTGGAAGTATCTTTATAATGTTAAGGCTTCAAATAAGTTTTTAACATCCGCTTGGATACCAGCTCCAACTTCCACATCAAAATTAGATTATAATGTCAGTTCAACAAGTGTAGTTGAAGGTGAAATTACCACTATCATGGTTACAAATGGTGGTACAGGATATGCAAATCCAACAACTACTGCCACGGCATTTGGTACTGGAGTTACAACTCTAGCTTTAGGAAGTACCAATAATGTTGCAGCCAATATGTCTGTAAGTGGAACAGGTATTGCTGTCGGAACATTGGTTTCTACTGTTAATACAATATTGAATATCATTACAATTTCGTCTGCAACCACAGCAAATGGTGGTGGCACAGGTAATAACTATACATTTAGCACCAGAGTTTATATTCCAGGTGATGGTTCTGGTGCAGTAGCTACTGCAAACATCGTAAACAGTTCAATTTCTAAGGTTACGATTGATGTAACGGGCACTGGTTATTCATATGCTAATGCCATAATCTATGGTTCTGGTACTGGTGCAAACGCAAGGGTCGTTATACCACCAAAATCTGGCCATGGATTCAACCCAGCCAAAGAGTTGGATGGTTCAAATGTTATGGTTTCTGAGAGAATTGGTCAAGTTGATGCAACAGAAAATGGATTAATTTCCACTTCAACTTCAATAAGACAGTATGGTTTACTGAGAGACCCGTATAAATATGGTGCAACCGCAGCTGTATCAACATCTAACGCAAATACTGTTATTTCTCAAACCGTTAATTTGACTTTGGTTGCTGGTTCTCCTTTTACTTTAAATGAATTTGTTTATCAAGGTGGTGCGGCAAATAACGCTTATTTTTATGGTTTTGTTAATTCACAATCATCAAATGAGGTTCGCCTAATTAAGGTAAGAGGTGATGTTTCGGTTGGTGGTACATTAATTGGTGCCACATCAGGTGTTACTAGAACGGTCGTTAAAAGATACGACCCCGAGTTCGAACCATATACGGGTGATATTGAGTATGTCGAAAATGTTACAAAGATTCAAAGAGCAGATGGTCAAGCCGAAAATATTAAATTTGTTATCAGATTTTAAGGAAATTATTTAATGTCGTTAAATACTAATTTTAATGTCAATCCGTATTATGACGATTATGATGAAGATAAGAAATTTCTTCGTCTATTGTTCAAACCAGGTTATGCGGTTCAAGCTCGTGAATTGACACAAGCTCAAACACTTCTACAAAAACAAGTAGAGCGTTTTGGCCAACATATCTTTAAAAATGGCTCCGTTGTTTCGGGTGGTCAATTATTCATTCACGATACCACATATTTAAATGTAAGTACAGATTACGCCGGTACAGCTGTTAACATTAATAATTTTAATGGTAAAACAATCACCAATGTGGCAGGAACAAAAGTTGGTGAAGTGGTTGTTGTTTATGATACAAATACTGGCGTAACACCAAATGAACCAAAAACAGTTTATGTAAAACAAATTTCAGGTGCACCATTTGCTGCTGGTGATACAATTACCACAGTTGAAAATAGTCCAGTTTTTGCCAATGTCGCAACAGGTGGTGTTGGAACCGGACAAACATTTTCTGTAACTGATGGTGTTTATTTTTATGATGGATTTTTTCTTAAAAATAGTGAACAAACAATTGCAATTAGTAAATATAATACATCATCTAACGTAAGAGTTGGTTTTGAAATTACAGAATCTATTATTGAATCCACACAAGATACATCTTTGTTGGATCCAGCACAAGACGCTTCAAACTTCCAAGCTCCAGGTGCTGATAGATTTAAAATTGATTTAATTCTTTCTAGAAGAGCACTTGATTCTACTGATGACTCACAATTTATTGAATTGGCTCGAGTTGTAAATGGAACTTTATCTTATGCATTAATTTACCCACAGTATGCTGTTCTTGAAGATACTTTAGCCAGAAGAACATATGATGAATCTGGTAACTATACTGTTCGACCATTTAAACTTGCATTAGAAACAAGTTCTGCTAATACAGCAAAAGCTAATGTTATTTTATCTCCAGGTAAAGCATATGTTTATGGTTATGAATATGAAACAATTTCACCAACAACAATTACATTTGATAAACCACGCACAACAGATTCAGTTTCAGATAAACGATTAACTGCTGACTATGGTTACTATGTGTATTCAAATACACATTTTGGTTCTTTACCAATTAACAGTTTACAAACAGTAGATTTGCATTGTGTATCAAATAGTGTAATTAATGTAACAACTTCTAGCACAATTACTAACACTAAGGTTGGTACAGCTCGTGTTAAATCTATTGCATTTGAAACATCTGCAAATACACAAAATTCTGCAACATATACCTATCGCACATATCTGTTTGATGTGAATGTTGGTTCAATCACTGGTGGTAATGTTGTTGTATTGGGAACAAATACTGGTTACGTTCAAATTGCAAACAGTATAACTGGTTCACAAATATATTCTACAGCCAATAATGCATATACAGGTGCTAAATTTAGAATTCTGACCGGTCCTGGTGCTGGTGAAAAACCAAGAACAATTACAAACTATAATGGTGCAACTCAGACAATTCAACTTTCTGAGCCTTTTGTTAACACACCAAATTCATTGTCTAATTGGTCTATTGATTTTGAATTTAATGATGTTAAATCATTATCAGTAGTTAGTAGCACAACTCGTCTTGCTGCAGCTGATATTGATATTTCATCTAAAGACCCAGCTTCAACATATAACGACACATTCATTTCAGATAGTAATCTTGAACCATTATTATTTAATCTTGGTCAAAATTATGTTGCACAAAATACAATTGCTAATTTTGATTATTCTTACAAGCGTTTGTATGAATCACAATCATTTTCATCTTCACAATCTCCAGCATTAACTGTTGGTACAGGTGAAACAATTTCAAGTGCAACAAGTTCTACCGCTAAAGCTGAGAATTATCAAATTGTTGTAACATCTTCTGGTACATCACCATATACTGTTGGTCAAATTATTCCTACCAATTTATTTACTGTTGATACAGGCACTCGTAAAATTACTGTTACTTCTGGTAACAACATGGTTGCAAATATTACTGCAACGATAGATGCAAGTAATCCTGGTTCAAAAGGAAAAACATATGTTGGTGCCAATTCAACAATTCAAACGTCTGGTGGCACCAGCATTTTTGCAAATAATGGAGTGATGCTCTATACTGCAAATGGCCAAGTTCATATTATGGCCAATACAGTTCTTAAAACTCCAGATTCCATTCAATCTTTATTTGTTCCTGATGTAATTGAATTGGTTTCTGTTTTAGATTTCAATGGAAATCAGATTACCACTTCTAATGCATCTACTGCAACTAATGTTACAACACGTTACACATTAGATAGTGGTCAACGTGATTCGTTCTATGACCACTCATCTATTAGATTAAAAGCTGATGTAGCTGCACCTGTTGGTCCTTTAGTTGTTAAGTTTAATCGTTTTAGTTCATCTGGTGCAGGATTATTTACCGTAGATTCATATGTTGGATACAATTACGGAGCTATTCCTGTTTATACCTCTCAGGCAACAGGGCAAGTTTACCCACTAAGAGATTGCCTTGATTATAGACCAGTTAGGACAATACCGACAACATCAGTTACAGCAAATACTGTCAGCTTCGATGTTGATTCAACCACGACTGGTCCTAAGATTCCAGAGAATGGTTCCGATGTGATTTTAGATTATCAATATTATCTACCAAGAACAGACAAGGTAATATTGAACAAAAATCGTACCTTTGAAGTTGTCCAAGGCAATCCTTCTTTGACGCCAATTGTGCCTCTTGATAAAGAAGGTGCAATGACAATGTATATTCTCCGTGAACCGGCTTATGTTGCCAATACATCTGAAATTGAAGTTCAATACATTGATAACAGACGTTATACAATGCGTGATATTGCCAACATTGATAAACGTATTGGTAATTTAGAGTATTACACTTCACTTTCTTTGCTTGAACAAAATGCATTGAATAAACAAGATTTGACCATTTTGGATTCTACAAACTTACCACGATTTAAGAATGGTATTGTTGTGGATTCATTTGATGGTACATCTGTTGCTGATGTAACAAATGCTGATTACTCTGTTTCTGTTGACCCTAAAAAGAAAGAAATCAGACCAACATTTAATATTACATCACATCTATTGACATTCGATTCAGCTAATTCATCTAATTATTTACAAGCTGGTCCAATCGTGATGCCAACAGCAACACATACTGTTTTTGTTGACCAAAATAAATCTTCAAAAGTATACAACATTAATCCATTTAATATTGTAAATTACATTGGTAAAATTCAGTTGGATCCACCATCAGATGTTTGGATTGATACTGATAAACAACCAGATGTTCTTGTAAATCTTGAAGGCGATAAAGACGCATGGGCTTTAATTACTCAAAACGCTTTCAGTTACGAATGGGGTAATTGGGAAACTTATTGGTCTGGCACATCAACATCTTCATCTGTCAATGGACATACTGGCGGCCGCCAAGCTGTTATTCAAACCACTACAACAACTGTTACTAATAAAGATACTCGTGCTGGTGTATTAACTCAAGTTTTTCCATCATCAATTACCGAATCATTAGGTGACCGTGTTATCGATGTATCAATTATCCCATATATGCGTGAACGTGGTATATTATTTACTTGTTCTGATTTTAAACCAACCACAGAACTTTATGGATTCTTTGATAACATTAGTGTAAACAAATACATTGCTCGAGCAAATAAATTTATATTAAGTTCTAATAACTTAGGATATATCACACAATCTGGTAATCCAGAAGCTGTAAATGTTACTAATACTACAACAAGCACAGTTAATGCAACAGCATTTGTTGTTCGCACATCAAATAAAGAAGCATTTATAGTTAATTTAAGTCCTTCAACATTGTTGAATTCTGCAACTATGAATTTAGTTGGACAAACAAGTGGCACATCAATTAAAATTGATGGTTATGAACACTACTCTGGATTTGTAAGTTCTGCTACATCTAATACGATTGTATTGAGTGTAGATGTAACAAGTGCAAATAATACTGGTGATTATACTGGAAAAACAGTTTATATTGTATCTGGAACCGGTGCTGGTCAGTCTGCAACTGTTTCTTCTTATACAGATGGTACAAGAACATTAACAATCACTGGAACATGGGCAACTACACCAACTTCTAACTCTGTTTATTCGATTGGTAATTTAACAACAACAGCTGCAGGTGATGTTGCTGGTGTATTCAATATACCAAATGGAATATTCCGTATTGGTGAGAAAAACTTCCGATTGATTGATACTTCAAGTGGTGATATTGGTTCATCTTCTACAAATGGAGATGCTACATTTTTTGCACAAGGTATTTTACAAAAAACAGAAAACACAATTATTTCTGCAACTGTTCCAACAACTCAACGGGTTTCCGTTAAAGATAGTCGTGTTGTAACAACAACAGCTATCTCTCAACGTCAAATTGGTTGGTATGACCCATTAGCACAAACATTCTTAGTGTCACCATCAAATTACCCACAAGGTATTTTCTTGTCTAAGGCTCGTTTCTGTTTCAAGTCAAAAGATTCAACTGTACCTATTACTTTACAAGTTCGTTCTGTTGTAAATGGATATCCTTCAACATCTTTAGTTTATCCATATTCAACAGTTACATTGACACCAGATAAAGTTAAAACAACAACTTCACCTGATTTGGATGACGCAACAAAGTATACAGAATTTGTATTTGATTCTCCATTGTTCTTACAACCTGGTGAACATTGTTTTGTGTTGTTATCTAACTCTAACAAATATGAAACTTATGCGGCTGAGATTGGAAAATTAGATACTGTATCTGCAAGACAGATTTCAGAACAACCATATCAAGGTTCATTGTTCTTATCACAAAACGGTTCTACATGGACCGCTGAGCAAAACTCAGACTTGATGTTTAGATTGTTTAGATATACATTTAGTACCGGTACAACTGAAGCACAATTCAATGTGGATTATCCTTCTGCTAACACAGCATATGATTTAATGCATTTAATTGCAAATGGAATATCTGTTGAAAACACTTCAATTTCATATCAATTCAATTCTGAAAAGGCTACTGGTGGTAAAACTGGACTATTACCATTTACACCATTAACTGATTACCCAATGACTGATGGTTATGGACGCCGTGTATTAACAACAACTGCTAACACAACATTAACAGTTAAAGCTACAATGGCTACCAGCAATCCAGATATTGCACCATTTATTGATACTTCTCGTATGAGTATGATTGCGGTTGAAAACATCATTAATGATTTACCACTAAGTAATTCTGGTATTATAATTACAAATGGTGGCACAGGTTACTCTACTAATGCCAATGCTGTTGTAACAATCAGCGGTGGTGGTGGCTCAGGTGCTACGGCAGCTGCTGTTGTAACTAATAATGTTATTACATCAGTATATTTAACAGCTGCTGGTTCTGGTTACGAAACATCACCAACAATCACAATTACTGATGCAAACACTACACCTGGTACAGGTGCAACAATCACTTACAATGGTGAAGATAAGAAATCTGGTGGTAATTCAAATGTTCGTTATATTACCCGCAAGGTTAATTTAGCTGATGGATTTGATTCTGGTGATTTGCGTGTTTATGTGACCGCATATAAACCAGCACTCTCTGATATTCGTGTTTATTACAAAATGCTTTCTATTTCTGATGCTGATGCATTTGAAGATAAAAATTATCAGTTAATGACACAATTGAATAACACTAATTTTGTGTCAAACAATTATAACGATTATCGTGAAATTTCATATGCTCCAGGTGTAAATGGTTCAGCAAACAATTCTGTATCATACACTTCTGGTTCAACTGCATTTAGTAACTTTAGAACATTCGCAATTAAGATTGTGATGACTGGAACGTCTACTGTTGATGTACCAAAAGTTCGTGATTTCCGTGCAATTGCATTGCCTGCTGGAACATAATCATGTATGCAAAAGTAAAAGAACATGATAATCTAGTTAGGGATATGAATTCTAAAGCTGTTCTAAATACAGATAAAGAAGGTTTGCAAGATTATCTTCGTAAGAGAGAGATTGCCAAAAAGCAAAAAGAAGAACAATCTGAAACTCAAAATCGATTGGCAAAAATAGAACAAGATATGTCAGAAATTAAAAATTTATTGCAAAACATAGCAAACTCAAGGTTCAGAGATGGCAATTAATCAATTAACAACCGCTAATACGTTCCAACATTGGTTAACGGCCACTCAAGCTTTAATTTCAACTGCCAACACATTAACTGATGGTAACGGTGCTGTATTTGTTGCCAATACAAAACTAGATGTTTCTGGTACTGGTTCTCAATTAAATGTCCGTAATAGTGCGGGCATTAATACTCTCTATGCAAATAACATTAATGTAAGTGGTAACATTTCAACTCTAAATGTTACTTCGAATGGATATTTTGGTGGTGACGTTCTTATCTCTGGAAACTTGACTGTTTCTGGAAACATTACTTTAGATTCCATTGGTTTTGATGATATGATGGTCAACGGTTCTATAACCGTAGCCAACACACTATCTGTTACTGGAAATACAACACTAAGTAATTCTACCACAAATTACGGCAATTTTGGAACCGCTAATGTTTCTTCTTTAGTGGGTAGTTCAAATACTGCAATATACACTAGAATCGAAAGTGCTGAGGCATCGGCTTTGGCCTTTTCTATTGCATTAGGTTAATATAAATAGTGAATTAATACTAAGGAATTTATTCAATGGCAAACAATTTTAAAAATTATTTTTTGAAAAACGCTAGCACTACTGCAGCTAATGCGTATGTTGGCCCAACAGCAACACAGTCCACAATTATTGGTATGACGATTGGTAACACAACTTCATCACCAATTAGTTGTAATGTAACTGTTGTTTCTGGTGGTACAACATATTTCATGCTACAAAATGCGACTATCTCTAATGGTGGCGCATTAGTACCAATTGGTGGTGACCAAAAACTTGTTATGGAAGCTGGAGATTATATGCAAGTACAAACATCTGCAACAAATTCTGCTGATGTGATTGTATCGGTTTTGGAGATTACATAATATGTCATACCTTGGCAACCAGCCTGGTGTAGGTTCTTTTATTGTTTCAACCGAAAGGTTCAACGGTACGGGTTCTTGCACACAATTTTCGTTAACACAAACAGGCATTCAAGACCCAAATGCGATTGAGGTTCTTGTTAATAGTATTCAACAGGATCCAATAAATTCATATTCTGTTGCCAATGGTGTAATCACATTTACTGAGGCACCTTCTTCTGGCGCAAATAACATTATTGTTACATATCGTGCAACAACGATAATTACATATAACAATTTACTGAATTCACAAATACCAGATGGTACAATTACTGCATCTAAGTTAGCTTCTGGTGTTTTACCTTCTGCTGCAGCTAATTCAGCGGCAACTTATGCTAACAGTTCTTTTGCAGTAGCCAACTCAGCGGCAAGTTATGCCAATGCGGCTTTCGGTCAAGCAAACAACGTCATCGGTGCCGCATCGTATGCAAACTCTGCTTTTGCAGCTGCTAATACTGGTGGTTCTGCTGCAGTTTATGCTAACGGTGCTTTTGCTCAAGCAAACACCGATGTTACTAATATAAACATTACTACTGGTACATACGGCAATTCAGCCTATTATCCAATCATTACTGTTTCTGCAAATGGTAGAATTAATACAGTAACAACACAAGTGGTAACGGGTGTGGATGCTCATCCGTTTTTCTTTACAGCAATGGGGTCATAATGCCAACAGCATATAAAATTTTAGGTCAAACATTACCAACTGCAAACACACTAAGTAATGTGTATGTGGTTCCTGCAGCAACATCTGCAATCATTAGCACAATTACTATTTGTAATCAAAGTTCAGCTAATGCTAACGTAGATATTATGATTAGACCAATCAATGAAACATTAGCAAACAAACATTATATGATAAAAGGTGTTACGATTCCTAGAGCAGACACAATGATTTTGTCACCAGGTGTTACATTAAATGCATCGGTCATTGTTGCAGTAAATAATGCTGTTGTTTCAGGTGAAACTGCTGCTAACGTATCGTTCAACGTATTTGGAGTAGAGTTAACATAATGCCTAATACCTATAAAATTCTTGGTCAAGTAAACCCATCCGCAAATACACAAAGTAATGTGTATGTGGTTCCTGCTGCAACTTCGTCAGTAATTAATTCAGTTCAGATTGCAAATCAATCAGCATCAAATGCTTCATATAGTTTGATTGTGATGCCATCTGCTAACTTTGCAAGTCCAGCTTCTAATGGAATGTATTTTATTATTCGTGGTAGCACGATACCAGCATCAGACGCTGCGACACTTACTTTGAGTTTATCATTACCTGCTGGTGCAGTATTAGCCGCAAACACAAACTCAGCGAGTATCTCTTTTCAAGCGTTCGGTGTTGAAATCACCTAAGTTTATCTGAGGTGATATGTCGATACTATTTCTAAAAACTTCTCCAACTGGTTCTTTTGTAAGACCTAGTGGATACGCATTTCCAACCGGAATCACTAATGCTGGAGATAATGATAATGGCCCAACATCTGTTGATTATCTTGTAATCGCTGGCGCTGGTGGTGCCGGCAGCGGTGTATATAATGCTGGTGGTGGCGGCGGTGGAGGTGCAGGTGGATTTTTAACTGGTACATCATTTGCAATTGCAAGAGGCACTTCTTATTCTATTACAGTAGGTGCAGGTGGCGCAGGTGGTCCTAATGTGGGAAGTTTATCTGGTTCTCCAGCTCCTGGAACACATGGTGCTAACGGATTTAATAGTGTATTTTCTTCATTGACTGCAATTGCTGGTGGTGGAGGTGGTTCAGGAAATCCTTCAGGACCAACAGCAACACCTGCAACACCGGGTGGTTATAACGGTGGTTCAGGTGGCGGCGGTGCAGTGGGTGGTTCTGGTGGACTTGGAACACCAGGTCAAGGAACTGATGGTGGTGCAGGACAAACACTTGGTGCTGGTGGTGGAGGTTCTGGTGGTGCAGGTGCTAGTAGAGGTGGAAATCCTGGTGGTAAAGGTGGCGCAGGATCAGGTACTGCATCGCCATACTCAGGTAGTCCAGTAACATATTCAACTGGTGGAAATGGCGGAGAAAACGTAGCAAGACCTCCAGGTGGTTCTGACGGTGGTGCAGGCCCAGCTAATACTGGCACTGGTGGTGACGCTGGCGGTCAAGGTGGTGGCCAAACAGGTTCAGGTGGTAACGGTGGCTCAGGTATTGTAATCATTCGTTATTCTGGTGCTCAAGCAGCTGCTGGTGGTAATTATTCTAATCCAGCTCCTGGTGCAACATCAATACATACTTTTACTGGTGATGGAACTTTCCGTTCCAACTTAACGAATTATCTTATCAATTAAAAATGTCAGCAATTAAATTTATAAAAGCAAATAAAGTTGGCAAATTAATTAGGCCGAGTGGATATAATTTTCCAACCGGTTTAGGTGGTTTTCCTGCTGATTTAACAATTGATTATCTTGTAGTTGCAGGTGGTGGTGGTGGCGGTGAAAATTTGGGTGGCGGTGCTGGTGCTGGTGGTTTTTTAACTGCATCTGGTGCCACGATGACAACAGGAACATCTAGAACTGTTACAGTAGGTGGTGGTGGTTCAGGTGGTGGATATCCTGGTACACCTGCTGCTAATGGATCAAATTCAATATTCGGTCCAGCTATAGTTGCTATTGGTGGTGGCCGTGGTGGCGGTGGTTCTGTAACTCCATATGCAGACGGTGGTTCTGGTGGTGGCGCAAGACAACAAAATGGTTTTGGACTTGGAACTCCAGGTCAAGGAAATAATGGTGCTCAAATATCTCCACTTAATCCTGCTGTTGGTGGCGGAGGTGGCGGTGGGGCTGGCTCTGTTGGTAGTGGTGGAACACCAGGTCAAAATAGAGGAGGTGACGGTGGTTCTGGTTTAGCATCACCATTGAGTGGTACACCAGTAACATATGCTGGTGGCGGTGGCGGTGGCGGTTATCCTGTTACTGGCACACCAGCTGGTACGGGTGGAAATTTTCAAGTATCATCTCCAGCAACTGCTCCAGGTGGTGGCGGTCCTGGTAATGGTGGTGGTGGTTCAACCAATACTGGCGGTGGTGCTGGAGGCGGCGGTGTTAATACTGGTGCTGCTGCTGGTGGTTCAGGAATTGTAATCATTCGCTATCTTGGAACTCAAGCAGCTGCAGGTGGAAATTATAGTTCAAGTGGTGGTTACTCTATACATACATTCAATGGTGATGGTACTTTTAGTGCTAACTCTGGCCCAACAACGTACATCGTAAATTAAAGAACAAAATGGGAATTGAATTTTTAAAAGCTTCTAAGAATTTTGCTCTTGTGAGACCAAGTGGATACACGTTTCCAACAGGACTAACTAGTGGTGGTAATTTATTGGTTGATTATCTTGTTGTCGCTGGTGGAGGTGGTGGTGGAAGAGATTTAGCTGCTGGAGCAAATCAAGCTGCCGGTGGTGGCGGTGCAGGTGGTTTCTTAACTGGTGCAGGGTTTTCTGTAACACAAGGAACATCTTATTCTATTACAGTAGGTGCTGGAGGTCCAGGTGGTGCTGCAAGCAGTAGCGGTAGTAATGGATCAAATTCAGTTTTTTCATCATTAACAGCTGTTGGTGGTGGCGGCGGTCGTAATAACGGTGTAGGATTTTCTGGTGGTTCAGGTGGTGGAGGTTCAGCGTCAACTAATGCTGGTGGGCCAGGAACTCCAGGTCAAGGTAATGCTGGTGGTACTGCTGGTGGATTTCGCTCGGGTGGCGGCGGAGGTTCTGGTGCAGTAGGTCAAGACGGTCCTGCGGGGACTCCATATCAAGGTGGCGCTGGTGGTAATGGTACTGCATCACCATATTCAGGTTCACCAGTAACATATGCTGGCGGCGGTGGTGGTGGGGGATACAATACTCCTGTGCAAGCTCCTGGTGGATCGGGCGGTGGAGGTGCAGGTAGTGCTCAAACTGGAAATGCAGGTTCAGCTCCAAATAATACTGGAAGTGGAGGTGGTGGTTGTGGTAGTGATGCTTCTGGCGTTACTGGTTCTTCTGGTTCAGGTGGTTCAGGTGTTGTAATCATTCGTTATCTTGGTGCTCAAGCAGCTGCTGGTGGAAATTATTCATCATCAGGTGGATACTCTATACATAGATTCACCGGTGATTCAGCCTTTAGTGCTAACACAACGGGTTACATCATAGATTAATAGGTAAAAAAAATAATATCACAATAAGAATAGCATAAATATAAGTATCATTTTATACTATTTTGGAGGTTAAAAAAATGGCACATTTCGCAAAAATTAATAAAGCTACAAACGAAGTTCTTCATGTATCCGTTGTTGATAACTGGAACTGCGTTGATGGCACAGGCAAAGAAGTAGAAGCAATAGGCATCACATACCTTGAAGGTGTTCATGGTGTGCATGATGATGTTTATTGGAAACAAACAAGTTACAACAATAACATTCGTAAAAATTATGCCGGTATTGGTATGACATACGATGCGGGTCGTGATGCTTTCATTGCACCTAAACCATATCCATCATGGGTATTAGTTGAAGAAACTTGCCAATGGAAAGCACCCGTTGATATGCCAGCTGATGCTGGCACAGGAAATCCACCTAAGATGTATCGTTGGGATGAAGCAACATTAAGTCATGTTGAAATGACAATTTAATTATTAGGAGTATAAAATGGATTTAAATAACGCAAGTGATGTGATGAAAAACTTTTCAGCTGAGAATGGAATGCCGGTAGGAATTGATACTGCAATTAAGGCTTTAAGACCTGGTTGCACTTTTGAAATTGCAATGTCTGGTGGTGTTGTTACTTATCATAAGTGGTATCACCCTGATGGTTTATCAGCACCAACAAAAGCTGAGATTGATGAAGAAATTGTTTTCCAAGAAAAATTGGCAAAACATTATCAGTATGCATACGATAGGTGCCGTCATTACCCTGATGGGTTTGAACAACTTGATATGTTGTGGCACGCTATCAATGAAGGTGTTGAATTGAAAAATTCAGAGTGGTTTAATACGATTAAAGAAGTTAAAGAAAAGTTTCCTAAATCTGAAGGCCCAGCACCAACAAAAGATTAATTAGAAAAATAGAATAAATAGACCACTATGGCACTCAATAAAGTAAACGCAGATTCAATCGCAGACGGCACAGTTGTTGCTGCTGACATTGCAGACAATACAATTACCTTAGCAAAGTTGCAAAGTGGTCTGTTGCCTACTGCAATCGCAAATTCAGCAGCTGCATATGCTAACTCAGGATTTGCAGTTGCCAATTCATCAGCATCTTATGCTAACTCAGGTTTTGCAGTAGCTAACTCAGCGGCAAGTTATGCTAACTCAGGATTTTCAACCGCTAACACGGCAACAACTTCAATACCAAACATTTTCATGTTATCAGGAATGTAAAAACATATGGCACAAACATATAAACGATTAGGCGCAATCAACCCATCTGCAAATACGCAGACAAATGTGTATGTTGTGCCAGCAGCAACTTCAACAGTATTTTCATCAATTACAATTTGTAATCAAACAGCATCTAATGCTTCTTACAGTTTAGCTTTGATGAACAATTCAGAATTTAATGCTTCAGCACCAGCAGCAACATTTATTGTTCGTGGTGCAACTGTACCTGCCGCAGACACAATTGTTCTTACATTAGGTCTGACCGCTAATGCAGGTATGGTGCTTGCAGCAAATGCAAGTTCAGCATCAATTTCAATCGCAGCTTTTGGTTCAGAGATTACATAATGGCAGTTCGTTCAGCAAATTTATTAACTTTTACATCAGTCAATAAAAAAGGTGTTAGACCAGATGGTTATGCTTTTCCAGTTGGACTAACACAAACTGTTGCTGGCCAAGCTGCAGGACCAACTTCAGTAGATTATCTTGTAGTCGCTGGTGGTGGCGGTGGAGGTAGTCGATATGCTGGCGGCGGCGGTGCCGGTGGATTTTTAACTGGAACAGGATTTTCTATAACAACGGGAACACCATACACCGTAACTGTTGGTGGTGGTGGACCAGGTAATGCTTATGTTAGTCCAGGTCAAGGTGGCGATGGAGGTAATTCAATATTTGGTCCATCTATAACAGCCACTGGTGGCGGTGGTGGCGGCGGTGAAACTCCACCTTCAAGTGTGGGCACTGGTCGTGCTGGGGGTTCTGGTGGCGGTGCTAACTCGGGCGCAGGCGGATCAGGAACTCCAGGTCAAGGAAATAATGGCGGTTCAGCTTCATCTCCAGGTTTAGGATCTAATGCAACAGGCGGTGGTGGTGGCGGTGCCGGTGGAGCTGGTAGTTCTGGAGGAGCATATAGTTCTGGATATCCAGCAACGGGCACTGGCGGCCTTGGTACTGCATCACCTTATTCTGGTTCACCAGTAACATATGCTGGTGGCGGTGGTGCAGGAAATGGAACTGGTGGTGGTGTTTGTCTTGGTGGTCCAGGAACTCCAGGGGTAAGTGGTGGTAACGGATCCGGCGGTAGCGCAACTGGTGTTGCAGGAACTACTAACACGGGTGGTGGAGGTGGCGGTGGAAATTTTGATGGTAGTATAGGAAAAACTGGCGGTGCCGGCGGTTCTGGTATTGTAATCATTCGTTATACTGGTAGTCAAGGTGCTGCTGGTGGAAACTATTCATCATCTGGTGGTTATTCAATACATACATTCACTGGTAGTGGATCATTTACATCCAATACATTCATAGCTGCCACTTATAACATCAATTAAAACAGAATAAATAATCAATTATGTCATATATTGGAAATCAGGTAACATCAATACCGTTTATCACAGATATCTTTTCTGGTACTGGCGCTCAAACGGCATTTACTCCACTAACAAGAGCTCCTGCTGGTACTGCATCAATTGCTGTTTTCATTGCTGGTGTATATCAACCGCCTTCTGCATACACATTAAATGGTGTTACTCTTACATTCAGTTCAGCACCAACAGCTGGCACAGGTAACATTGTTGTTCTACATCTAGGTAATGGTTCTGCTGTTCAAGTTCCATCGGACGGTTCAGTTACATTACTCAAACTATCTAACGATACTTACTCATATATCAATTCTGCATTTACTGCGGCTAATACTGGTGGCTCAGCAGCATCATATGCTAACTCAGGATTTGCGGTTGCTAACTCAGCGGCAAGTTATGCCAATGCAGCTTTTATCTCTGCAAATTTAAGTAATGGTATTGATACTACACAAAATACAAATATTACGAATGTTGGTACATATGCCAACTCAGCATTTGCTAAGGCAAACAATGCCACATCAAACGGTTCTTTTGCCGTAACAGGTTCAGGCTTAGCAGTTTCATTAACTGGTTCAGTAATAACTGGTTACAAAATTTTAGGTCAAATTGTAACAACGGCAAATTCAATTGCCAACGTATATGTTGTACCAGCTGCAACATCAGCTTCAATCGGTACAATCACAGTTTGTAATGGCACAGCAAACGATGTTCTATTAGATTTGATATCAAGACCATCTACTGAAGCTTTAGCTGCAAAACATTATATTGTTAAAGGCATCACACTGCCAGCTGCGGATACACTCATCATAGATAGTGGTGTATCATTAAATACTGGTGCTATTTTAGCTGCCAACACAACTGGTGGCAATGCAGCCGCTTCTGCTGCAGGCATATCAGTTCACGCATATGGAGTTGAAATCGTATAATGGCAAACGCATATAAAATTTTAGGTCAATTAAATCCAACAGCTAATACACAAGGTAATGTGTATGTTGTGCCGGCAGCTTCAGCTGGAATTATTGAAACTATTACAATCGCAAATCAATCAACAACTAATGCATCTTACAGTTTAATTGTGATGCCAGCTGCCAACTTTGCTTCACCAGCCGCAAACACATATTTCGTTGTTCGTGGTGGTTTAGCTCCTGCAAGTGATACTGCAATCATCGACCTTAACCTCAATTTGCCTGCTGGCACAGTCTTTGCTGCCAATGCAAGCACATCTTCTATTTCCATATCGGCATTTGGCGTAGAAGTTTCTTAAAGGCATTAAAATGGGCGTAAGATATTTTAATGCCAAACAAACAAATGGTAGACTACTCAGACCGCAGGGATATGCATTTCCTGTGGGATTAACTATACTTGTTGCGGCAGGTCCAACTTCAGTAGATTATCTTGTAGTCGCTGGAGGTGGTGGGGGAGGTAACGGTAATGGTGGTGGAGGCGGCGCTGGTGGATTTTTAACTGGAACAGGATTTTCTATAACAACGGGAACACCATACACCGTAACTGTTGGTGGTGGTGGACCAGGATCAGCGTCGACCTCCCAAAAAGCTTCGAATGGATCAAATTCTATATTTTCTAGTATAACTTCTGTTGGTGGCGGAGGTGGCGGATCAAATCAAAATAGAGCAGGATTAAATGGTGGTTCAGGCGGCGGCGCCGGTTCTGCTTCCGATAGTGTAAGTGCGAGTGGTGGTTCTGCTACTCCAAGTCAAGGAAATAATGGCGGTACAAACGGAACAGGTGCCGCTGCAGGTGGTGGTGGTGGAGCTGGCGGTTCTGGTGGAAACGCATCAGGAACCACTACTGGTAACGGTGGTTCAGGAACAGCATCACCATATTCTGGTACACCAGTAACATATGCTGGTGGTGGTGGAGGTGGTGCTAGGAGTGATTTAAGTCAAACACCAGGTACAGGCGGTTCAGGTGTTGGAGGTGCCGGTGGTTATCCATCAGGAGGTAGTAATGGTTCACCAAATTCTGGTGGTGGAGCTGGAGGATCAGGTTTTGGTGCAAACTCTGGAGGAACTGGTGGTTCTGGTATTGTAATCATTCGATATGCAGGTGCTCAAACTGCAGCTGGTGGAAACTATTCTTATCCATCTCCTTTTGCATATTCTATACATACATTCACTGGTGATGGTACATTCACAAGTAATACTTTATTATACGCTGTCAACTAAAAAATAATTATGGGTATAAAATATATCAACAAACCTGCGACTGGTTCTTATTTTTTAAGGCCGCAGGGATATTCATTCCCAACAGGATTAAATATAGCAGGAACACTATCTCTTGATTATCTTGTCGTTGGTGGTGGAGGTGGCGGTGGAAGTAGTGGAAGTGCAAATGGTGGTGGAGGTGGTGCAGGTGGTTTTAGAACAGGTTCAGGTTTTGTTGTGTTGGGTGGAACATCATATGCTGTTACAGTAGGTGCCGGTGGTCCAGCAACATCAACTCCATCTTTTGTCAGAGGCAGTCAAGGGTCAAACACTACTTTCTCTACAATATCTTCTGCTGGTGGTGGCGGTGGTGGTTCATATGGTCCCACACTTGCAAATGGCCTTGATGGTGGTAGTGGGGGTGGTGCAGGCCAATCAAATGGAAATGCATACACAGGTGGTTCAGGTAATATTCCATCGACAAGTCCAAGTCAAGGAAATGCTGGTGGTAGTATGCCAGGTAATCCATCTCCTGGAAGAGGTGGTGCCGGCGGCGGTGGCGCAGGTGCTGGCGGTAATCCTCCAACTGGTTCTCCATTGCAACCTACTGGTGGTGCTGGTGGTGCTGGTAGTGCGTCACCTTTATCAGGTTCACCAGTAAATTATGCTGGCGGTGGTTCTGGTGGCAGTCATAGTACAGGTGGAAGTGCCACTCCTGGAGGTCTTGGTGGTGGCGGCGCAGGAAGTTTTTCAAGTACAGTTGCTGGTGCTGGAACTCCTAACACCGGCGGTGGTGGCGGTGGTGCATCAGATGGAAATTCAGGGTCTTTCGTTGCATCATGGAATGGTGCAGGTGGTGGTTCTGGTATTGTAATTCTTCGATATGCAGGTGCTCAAACTGCAGCTGGTGGAAACTATTCTTATCCATCTCCTTTTGCATATTCTATACATACATTCCTTGGTGATGGCACGTTTAGAGCAAACGGAACATATAGTGTTAATTAAGAGATAATTATGGGCGCTTCATACACAGCAGGTAAAACAACAATAGGTGCGTTTCTTAGACCGCAAGGATATGCATTTCCTGTGGGATTAACAACTGGTGTTCCTTTATCACTTTCAGTAGACTATCTTGTTGTAGCTGGTGGCGGAGGTGGAGGTAGACAGCGTGGCGGTGGCGGCGGAGCAGGCGGTTTTAGAACAGGCACAGGATTTTCTATAACACAAGGAACGCCATACGCTGTAACTGTTGGTGGTGGTGGTCCAGGTTCAACAGTTACAACAGCGAGAGGCACAAACGGCAATGATTCCGTTTTTTCTACCATCACATCTACTGGTGGTGGCGGTGGCGGGTCATCAATTTCAACTGCATCTTCTGCTATTTTAAGTGGCGCAAGTGGCGGGTCTGGTGGGGGCAGTGCGGCTGATTCAGCGGCAGGAACAACATCCGGTTCTGGAGGCGCAGGAAATACTCCATCTACAAGCCCAAGCCAAGGTAGCAATGGAGGCGTTTGCAACCCCGCACCCGCCTATGGTGGAGGTGGAGGTGGCGGCGCAGGTGCTGTTGGAGGAAATGGCAGCGGCAGTCATCCAAGCTCGGTTGCTGGTACTGGTGGTAATGGTGTTGCATCACCATATTCTGGTTCACCAGTAACATATGCTGGTGGAGGCGGCGGCGGTCAACAAAACAATGGCCCATTTGCTGGAGGCACTGGAGGCGGAGGCGCTGGTACTGGTGGTGTAGGCGCTGGAGGAAATGCAACTCCAAATACAGGTGGTGGCGGTGGCGGTGATGGTAATGCTGGTGTTAATGGTGGTGCCGGCGGCTCAGGTATCGTAATCATTCGTTATACAGGTTCTCAAGCTGCTGGTGGTGGTAATTACTCCTCGTCTGGTGGATATTCTATACATACCTTTCTTGGTGATGGCACTTTTAGTGCTAATAACACAGGTTACTTTGTCAACTAAACAATAATATATTCTAAAGAAACCCCACTAATGTGGGGTTTTTTATTGGTAACATAGTAATCAATTGGACTAAATATACCGTAAATTTAAGGAGATAACGTGGCAGCATTCACAGAATTGTTAATTGAACAAGGTGCAACATTTTCAACCACAGTTAATGTAGAAGATACCGCTGGTGCTGCTATAAACTTATATGGTTATTCAGCATCTTCTCAAATGCGTAAATCTTATTACGCTACATCAAACACAATAATTACTTCAACCATTACAGGCAATGCTAATGGTGAAATTACTCTTTCTATGACAGCAGCTAATACTGCTAATTTGACACCTGGCCGGCAAGTTTTTGATTTGCTTATCACCTCACCATCTTCTGTAAAAACAAGAGTTGTTGAAGGAATTATTGTAATATCGCCAGGAGTTACGCAATAATGGCAGTCAATGCTAGAATAAATTCAAGTGGTACTATTGGCCAAGTAAAGTTAACTCAGCAAACTCGGTCAACGATTGCTGCACAGAATTTTGCACCTAAACCAAACGTATCATTAACTGAGTTGAATGATATTAATGTTTCTGGTGTTCAAGATAAACAAGTCCTTCAATTTGATTCTGCAACAGGTAAGTTTGTAGCCAATACAGTTACCGCCACAGTAGTTTCAGTTAATGGTGGTAGTTTCTAATTGCCCTAAAACATAAATAGACTATAAAACGGATAGAAGCCTTACAATTAAAAGGATATTATTAAATGGCAAATACAGTAATTCAACTAAAGTGGTCTGACGTAACATCAGCACCAACTAGCTTAAATGTCGGTGAGGCGGCATATTCAAATACCTCACATAAGTTATACATCGGTGATACTGCTGGTAATGTATTAACTATTGGTGGTAAGTATTTTACAGACCAACAAGGTCTAATATTTACAAAAACCAACGTAGCATTTGATACTGCCAATAGTGCGGCTTCATATGCTAACGCAGCCTTTACTGCGGCTAATACTGGTGGTGCAGGTGCTGCATATGCAAATGCGGCTTTTGCAACTGCTAACTCAGCTGCATCTTATGGTAATTCTGGTTTTGCAGTTGCCAATAGTGCAGCTTCTTATGCCAACTCATCATTTATTTTAGCTAATGGTCATTCAGGAATTATTAATTCTGCTGCATCATATGCTAACTCTGGTTTTTCTGCTGCCAATAGTGCATCAACTTATGCAAATGCGGCTTTCTTACAGGCGAATACACCAAGTTATGTATCTAACTCAGCTGCATCATATGCTAACTCAGGATTTGCGGTAGCCAATTCTGGTTCATCTTATGCAAATAGTGCTTTCACTCGTGCTAATAATAGTATCAATGCAAACACAGGCGGTACAATTACTGCCGATTTGGTTATTACTGGTAACTTAACTGTTCAAGGTAATACAACATATGTTAATACTCAAACAATCACCACACAAGATTCGTTAATTCGTCTTGCTAATAACAATACTGTTGGTGATACAGTTGATATTGGTATTTACGGTGCATATAATCCAGGTAGTGGTGTAAAATATACTGGTCTTGTTAGACAAGCTGGTGCGAATTATTTCTTATTCCAAAATATTACTACTGACCCAACAGCAAACGTATTAGCTCCTGGGTCATTAACTGCTGCTAACACAGGCACATTGACTGCCAATTTAACTTCATATGCCGTTTCTATTAATGGTGTTGATGTTGAAACAAATGAAAATAGAATTTTCACACAAGCAAATTCTGCATATGCAACAGCCAATAGTGCAGCCAATTATGCTAATTCCGCTTTCTTGGCTGCCAACACACCAAGTTATGTAGCAAACTCAGCTGCAAGTTATGCAAATAGTGGATTCGCAGTTGCAAATAGTTCTGCAAGTTATGCTAACTCTGCATTTGGTTTAGGCAACTCTGCATTTGCAGTTGCTAATAGTGCCGCTAGTTACGCAAATAGTGGATTTGCTGTTGCTAATAGTTCTGCTTCATATGCTAATTCTGGATTTGCAGTTGCTAACTCGGCCGCATCTTATGCTAACTCTGGATTTGCTAAAGCAAATACGGACTTCACCAACATCAGTATTAGTGCTGCTGATTATGGTTCAGCTTCAGCAGTTGCCGCATTTAAAGTTGAAGCAAATGGTCGTATCAGTTCTGCTAACTCAACTACAATTGCAATCGCAGCTTCACAAATTACTTCTGGTACATTAGGTGTTGCACGAGGCGGTACTGGTGCTGGTACATTTACAAACAATGGTGTTTTATTGGGTCAAGGTACTAGTGCGTTTAGTACAGCATCATCTTCAACTGAAGGTCATGTATTGACTATCAATGCTTCTGGTGTTCCGACATTCTCACATTTACAAGGTGGAACATTTTAATTATTATGAAAAGGAATCGTTATGAGTGTAGAATTTTCAAATGTATATCAAGAGGTTCTGCTTGAAAACTTAGATGTAATACTCAAGCAGAATTTTCTATTTCAAGCAAAATTAAAAATGTTTGAAAGAGAAATTGGTTTTCGTGCAGAGATGCAGGCAAAAATTGATGAGCTTACAGTAAAACACCAAGAGGCTTTGGAACAAATTGGCCAAACACAACATTATAAGGTACAAGCGGAAAGTAATGATGCAATAGTTCAAGAGAAATCTAGAATTCAATCTGCTTTAAATGATACCATGCGAGAGCTTGGTGTAACAAAAAATTCATTGGAATCAAAAGAAAAAGAAGTAGAAGAAATGAAATCTCGTATTTCGGAACTAGAAAAATTAATTCCACCCGCACCTAAAGTTGTCAAAAAAGTTACTGTAAAGACTGAAGAAAAGCCTGTTGAAATTTCTGCTACTGAAACCGATAAAATAAAGGTTGAGGTTGGCGGTACATTTTAATGGCAAACACAGTAATACAACTTAAACATTCAACCTTAACAGGTAATGTTCCGCCATCGCTTGCTAATGGTGAAATTTCCATTAACAGTCGTGATGGAAAGTTTTTCTATTCCACTCCCGCCGGTGCAATCATCACTCATTATCCTTATTTGGGACCAGCAGGTCTCAATAAGGAAGTTCAATTTAATGATTCGGGAACTCTTGGTAGCAGTTCAGGTTTAACTTTTGATAAAGCAACCGGATTACTATCTTCCACTTTATTAAAATCAACACAATCTTCTGGTGATGAAGGTGGACAAATTGATTTAGCTTTAGCTGCAACAAACCAATCACTAAGTGGTGCAGTTGCTATTGATATATTTCAAAATAAATTAAGAATTTTTGAAACTACTGGCACCAATCGTGGTGTCTATATTGATATAGCGAATGGTGCGTCTGCTGGAGTAGGAACAAACTTATTAGCACCAAATTCATCTACTGATGGTTGGGCAAGAGGTCAAGCTAACGCATCTTTTGCAACTGCTAATAGTGCAGCTAGTTATGCCAATTCAGCTTTTGCACAAGCAAACTCAGCGTCAGGTGCTGCAGCTGCATCTTCATACGCAAATTCCGCATTTGCAAAAGCCAATACCGCTCAATCAACCGCATCTAGTGCCGCTAGTGCGGCCGCAGCTGCTCAATCTACTGCGGATGCAGCGTATAACACCAATGATTTTGCTTCAATATATACGCCAAATAATTCTGTTACTGTTACGGCATCTGCTAGAAATGATACGTTCACAATCGTTGGTGAATCTGGTGTTGCAGTTTGGGGTAATTCTGGGACTAAAACAATCGCAATAGCTGGTACTCCAGGTGCTCAAGGATTGACTGTTGATTATGGGTTTGTTGCGGATCCTTTATATTATGCCATTGATTACGGAACACTATAAATAACTATTATGTCAACACAAGTTCAATTTAGACGGGGCAATACATCACAGACTAGCACATTCACTGGTGCTACGGCTGAGATTACTGTTGATACCGATAAGAAAACGATAGTTGTCCATGACGGAACAACTGTTGGTGGTTTTGCTTTAGCTAGAGAAAATTCAAGTAATACTGCTGGCTCATATGCCAACTCCGCATATGCAACTGCCAACTCTGCCGCTAGTTATGCTAATGCAGCTTTCGCTGTTGCTAATTCAGATACTTCAGCCGCAAATACTGGTGCTGCCTATGCCAATTCGGCATTTGCTGTATCAAATAGTGCCGCTAGTTATGCAAATAGTGGATTTGCCGTTGCTAACTCATCAGCAAGTTATGCCAATTCAGGATTCATAACTGCTAATAGTGCTGGTGTATATGCTAATAGTGCGTTTGCTGCGGCTAATGCAGCTACTGCTACCGATGCAACACAAAATACTAATATTACAAATGCTGGTACATATGCTAATGCTGGTTTTGCAGTAGCCAATTCAGCATCATCATATGCAAATGCGGCCTTTTTGCAGGCAAACACACCAAGCTATACTGCTAATTCAGCTGCTAGTTATGCTAATTCAGCATTTGGTATTGCAAATAATGCCTTTACTTCAAGTAATGGTGCAATTGTTTGGTCTACTGCCAACTCTGCAGCAAGTTATGCCAATTCAGGATTCATAACTGCTAATTCAGCTGCTAGTTATGCTAATGCAGCTTTTGCTTCAGCAAATTTAATTAATGGTGTTGACTTAACACAAAATACCAACATTTCTTCTGCTGCTTCATATGCTAACTCTGCTTTCTTACAAGCAAATACTCCTAGTAATGTATCAAATTCAGCCGCAAGTTATGCTAACTCTGCGTTCACTAGAGCTAATAATAGTATCAACGCAAATACTGGTGGCACAATTTCTGGTGATTTAAGTATTACTGGTAATTTAACTGTAACAGGTTTAACAACTTATACAAATACTACAACTGTATTGATTGCTGATAATATTATCACACTTAATGCAGCTATTAGTCAATCAGGTCAACCAGCAGTAAATGCTGGTATTGAAATTGACCGTGGCGCACAACCAAATTCTTCATTCTTATGGATTGAAACTTCAGGCAAATGGGCGGCAAACAATGGTAACAATACAATATTCATTGCAGCTGATTCAGCAGAATCATATGCTAATGCAGCTTTTGCTTCAGCAAATTTAATTAATGGTGTTGACTTAACACAAAATACCAATATTACAAATGCAGGCACTTATGCTAACGCAGCTTTCTTACAAGCAAACACTCCATCATATGTTGCAAATAGTGCCGCTAGTTACGCCAATTCTGGATTTGCGGTAGCGAATAGTGGCAGTTCATATGCTAACTCGGCTTTCTTAGTTGCTAATAATGGTGTTGGTATTGATGTTACACAGAATACCAATATTACAAACGCAGGCACTTATGCTAATTCGGGATTTGCTGTTGCTAATTCTGCTGCCATTTATGCTAATTCTGCTTTCTTATCAGCAAATACTCCTAGTAATGTAGCAAACTCTGCGGCTTTGTATGCTAACTCCGCTTTCGCAGCAGCAAACAATTCATCGTCTGCCGGTTCTTACGGTAACTCTGCATTTGCTGTTGCTAATTCATCAGCATCTTATGCAAATAGTGCTTTTGCAAAAGCTAATACAGATTTTACAAATATTTCAATAACGGATGGCACATATGGTAATTCAACATATTATCCTGTTATTACTGTTTCTGCAAATGGTAGAGTTAATGTTGTAACAACTCAAGTAGTAACTGACCCAAGTGCTATCGCATTTGCCATTGCTTTAGGATAAAATATGTCAAAACCAGCAACAAGAGCACAATTTAAAACTTACTGTTTGAGAGAACTTGGTTTTCCTGTTATCGAAATAAATGTCGATGATGACCAAGTGGAAGACCGTATTGATGAAGCACTATCATTTTGGAATGACTATCATTTTGATGGTCAACAAAAAATGTATATGAAACATCAAATTACGGCAGAAGATATTAACCGCCGTTGGATTTATTGTCCTGATGCCGTATCTTTTGTAACTGGTATATTTCCATTTGACCAATCAAACGCATCTATCAATATGTTTGATTTGCGTTATCAATTGCGTTTGCATGACCTTTATGACTTCACATCGGTATCGTATGTGTCATATGAAATTACCATGCAACACATTCGTACATTAAATTTATTGTTCTCTGGTACACCACAATTTAGATTTAATCGCCATCAAAATAAAGTATTTCTTGATATTGATTGGACAAGAGATGTTCTTATTGGTCAATATGTAATTGTTGAATGTTATCGAAAACTTGTACCAGATACAGTAACAATATCTGGCAAAATTACATATACGGCCAATTCAAATACCATTACAGGTTATGGTACAACATTTGACCAAGAACTCATGGAAAATGATTTCATTACTTTAAATGGTGTTGACACAATTCAAATTTCTACAATCAACTCACCAACATCAATTACTGTTCGTGGTCCATTTGCAAATAGTGCGGCAAATACAACTGCAACAATTGCTGGTAACTCTGATGTTTGGAATGATAGATATCTAAAAAAATATGGTACTGCATTAATTAAAAGACAATGGGGAGCTAATCTCAAAAAGTTTGCTGGTATACAAATGCCAGGTGGTGTAACTTTAAATGGTCAACAAATATATGATGAAGCCATTGCTGAGATTAAGGAACTAGAAGAAGAAATGTATGTGGTTAATGCCTTGCCAACTGAGATAATGATGGGTTGATAATGAATGGCAACGAACTTTTACTTTAATCCTTTTCCGATAAATCAAATTACCAGCGAGCAATTGCTGGTGGAAGACCTCGTCATCGAGGCTATGGGTATTTACGGCATGGATGTTTATTATATGCCAAGGTCATCTGGTGATGAAGTAGATTTGCTTTATGGTGAAGATACACTGAAACAATATACATCAGCATACCCACTTGAAATGTATCTTGAAGATGTTACTGGTATGGAAGGTGAAGGCGATTTTATGTCCAAATTTGGACTTGAGATTCGTGATGAAGTAACTCTGTTAGTTTCTCGCCGTAGATTTTTATATACTGTAAATCAAAGTCGACCAAATGAAGGTGATTTGGTTTACATTCCAATGTTACAGAATTTCTTTGAGATTACTTTTGTTGAACACGAAAATAATCAAGCAATGTATTACACATTAGGCCGTGGTCGTGGCGGTAATGTTTATGTGTATGCATTGAAAATGAAACAATGGGTATTCTCTAATGAACTTGTTCTTACAGGTAACGCAGAGATTGATGGTCAAATTAGAGATGCATACCCAAGAACAAAACTTTCTTTGGCTGCTGGTGGTTCAGGAACATTTGTACCTGACGAAATAGTTTATCAAGGTGCGAATGTTGCAACAGCAACAGCTACTGCAACTGTTCATAATTATGTTTCAGGTTCTCAACTATTCATATATCGCACCACAGGAACATTTGCCTCATCTACTCAGGTTAAAGGCAATACAAGTGGTGCAGTATGGAATGTTAGTGCCACTTCCGACACATCTACAATGGATAATGCATTTGAAGATGTTATTGATAATAATCGTATTGAAACTGAAGCCGATGCTGTTATTGACTTCACAGAACATAACCCATTTGGTGAAGCATAATGTTAGGTAATGCACATTTCTATAATCGTACCATTCGCAAAATTGTTGTTGCGTTTGGTTCTATGTTTAATGATATTCTTTTGACTCGTTATTCAAAAGACGGACTTACTGCACATGAAATAACCAAAGTGCCATTAAACTATGGACCAAAAGAAAAATATTTGGTGCGTATTAATTCTGACCCAACATTAACAAAATCAATAGCCACAACCGTACCTCGTATGAGTTTTAACTTAGACGGTATGGCATACGACACAACCAGAAAACAACAAACAACATTACAGAATTTTGGGTTTAGTTCAGGAACATTTAAAACTCAATATGTTCCTATTCCATACAATTTTGATTTTAGTTTGTCAATCTATGTTCGCAACACAGAAGATGGTACACAAATCTTAGAACAGATATTGCCATTCTTCACACCAGATTTTACGGTCACCATGGATTTTATTGCTGACATGGACCAAGTTTACGATATGCCTGTGCTTCTGAATTCAGTAACACCTGAAATTGATTATGAGGGTGAATTGATGAACACAAGATTGATTATTTGGAATCTTTCATTTACCGCAAAAGCATACATTTGGCCGCCAGTTAAAACACCTTCTGCGGGCAAATTAATTACACAAGCTAATGTCAACATATATACCGATTCAACGAATCTTGATTCACAGAAAGTTTATGTTAACTTCAATACTGGAACTGGTGTATATACAACAGGTGAAAATATAACTGTTGAAACTCGTGGAGTTACAGGTAAAGTTTTATACTTTAGTAACACATCAACTGGTGTTCTTGTCTTAACAGATTTGAATAAGAAGATTCAAGCTAACGATAAAATAACTGGTGTTTATTCAAACTCAACATTTACTGTTACCCGTATTGATACTTCTCCAACAAAAGCTGTTGCAATCGTTGTAACGCCTAATCCGCCTACTGCCAACGGAAATGGTCCGTATGGTTTTGAAGAAACATTTACAGATTGGCCACAAACTTTAATATGAGCAAGACAGATAAAAAATTATCAGAAATATTTGATGTTGACCCAATTTCAAATGAAGTTGAGGTGGTAACACATACAGAAATTGTACCAATTCAATCTGAAGATGTAGTTGAAACAGATACCGATTATGCTCGTAAAAATATCAGAAACTTAATTGATAAAGGTAATGTTGCAGTAGACAATCTGTTACAAGTTTCAAAAGAATCGGAACATCCAAGAGCATATGAAGTTGTTGCTGGTCTTATGAAAACAATGGCTGACTTAAATAAAGATTTGCTTGAACTACAAAAACGCAAAAAAGATTTGCAACCGCAACTAGATAGTGTATCTAATCGTGGAAGTATTACAGTAGAGAAAGCAGTATTTGTTGGTTCAACGGCAGAATTACTTAAACAAATTAGAGATAATAAATAGGTTACTATGGAAACATTAATTCAACAACTAAAAGTAATTTTAGGTACAAACTTTGCGTTGTATCTAAAGAGTCATAACTATCATTGGAATATTGAAGGTTCAAATTTTCCACAATATCATTTATTTCTTGATGGTTTTTATAATGATGTTTGGGCTCAAACAGATGATATCGCTGAACATATTCGCCGTTTAGATGTTTATGCACCTGGTTCTATGCAAAGATTTTTAGAATTGTCAGATATTGAAGAAGCAGTTGATTCTATTCCATCTGCAATTATTATGATGCAACATTTAAAAGAAGATAATGACCGTTTTATTGTTCACATTCGTGCAGGTATTGTTGCAGCTAATCAAGCAGATGAACCAGCTATTTCTAATTTTTTACAAGACCTTCTTGGTGCTCATCAGAAAAAAGCGTGGATGTTGCGTAGTATTATAAAATAATATAAGATGAATAATCATGGGTATTTGGGAAATAGTTCATTAAAAAGAACTGAGGTTCAACTTTCATACACAGAAGAACAAGTTTTAGAACTTGCCAAATGTGCGGAAGACCCTACCTATTTCATTGATAACTACTGTTACATAGTAACACTAGACCACGGTTTACAACCTTTTAAATTATACGATTGCCAAAAAGAAAAGATAAAAGTTATACATGATAATCGAAAAGTTATTATTATGGAAGGCCGTCAACAAGGTAAAACTTCCACATCTGCCGCCTACATTCTTTGGTACACATTATTTCAAGATTCAAAAACTGTCGCAATTCTTGCCAATAAGGCAACTACAGCTCGTGAAATTATTTCACGATATCAATTGATGTATGAAAATCTTCCTTTGTGGATGCAACAAGGTATTAAAACTTGGAACAAAGGTGATGTGGAATTAGAAAACGGTTCAATCGTTTTTACTGCTGCAACAACTGGTGCAGGTATTCGTGGTAAATCTGTAAACTTATTGTATATTGATGAAGCCGCAATTATTCCTAATACGATTGCAGAAGCGTTTTTTACTGCTGTCTATCCTGTTATTTCTGCTGGTCAAACAACTAAGATTCTTATCACATCCACTCCACTAGGTTACAATCACTTTTGGAAGTTTTGGAATGATGCAATGAATAAAAACAATGACTTTGTGCCATTGTTTATTCCATACAACAGAATTCCAGGTCGTGATGAGAAGTGGGCACTAGAACAGAAACGCCAACTTGGTGAGTTGAAATACAACCAAGAGGTTCTGTGTAAGTTCCTTGGTTCATCTTTGACTTTGATTGATGCTGCAACGATTGAGTATATGTCAACATTACCGACTGTATACTCTAAAGATGGTTTAGATTTGTATGAGTATCCAGTCAAAGCCGAAAGAGATGATGAAGAAGTTTTGGTCAAGAAACCACACACTTATGTTATCGTTGCAGATACGGCTCAAGGTGTTGGCGGAGACTATTCAGCTTTTGTAATTATTGATATCGCAGAAGTACCCTATAAGTTAGTGGGTAAATACAGAGATAATAAGATTGCACCTATGCTATATCCTTCGGTTATACATAAGGTAGCGAAAGATTTTAACAATGCATATGTTTTACTTGAGGTTAACACAAGTGAACAGGTTGCATATATTTTACAATCAGAATTGGAATATGAAAATATTCTATATGTCACCAAAACTGGTAAAGGTCAGAAAGTAACTGGTGGTTTTGGTGGTGCGGGTAGAACAAGTTTTGGCGTTGTTACTGACAAAAGAGTAAAACGCATTGGTTGTTTTACGTTTAAATCATTAATTGAAGAAAAGAAATTACTGATTCCTGATGCCGATGTGATATCGGAACTATCGACTTTTATTGAATATCGTGGTTCATATCAAGCGGATGATGGTTATCACGATGATTTGGTGATGCCTTTAGTCTTGTTTAGTTGGTTGACAACTAATCCTTACTTCAAAGACTTAAACGATGTTAATATTCGTGAGGCAATGTATCAAGAGAGAATTAAACAAATAGAAGAAGATGTTATACCCTTTGGTTTTTTGAGTGATGGCCAAGATATGGAATATGAGGTGGATAGCGGAGATGCTTGGACAAAAGAAGATTCCAAGCCTTTACCACCAGGTTACTTATCTTCAAGTTTGTAAAAAACTAAATAGTGTATAAAGAAAAATTGACCCATAACTAAGGAGAAATCCATGGCATTTCAGCTATCACCTGGGGTAAATGTATCAGAAATTGACCTGACTACAATCGTACCCTCAGTCGCTACTTCAATTGGCGGCATCGCTGGAAATTTTAACTGGGGTCCAGTTAGTGAAGTTGTTACCGTATCAGACGAGGTTCGCCTTGCCTCTGCATTTGGTAAACCTGACAATACAAATTATGAATACTGGTTCTCAGCAGCAAATTTCTTAGCTTATTCAAATAACCTAAAAGTTGTTCGTGCCGCAAACACGACTTCCACTCTTAACGCTACAGCCAATGGCTCTGGTGTTTTGATTAAAAACTCTGACGATTATATTGCTAATCGTGAAACTGCATCTAATACTACTTACGGACCTTTTGGTGCTCGTTGTGCTGGTGCTTTAGGTAACAGTTTGCGTATTTCAATTTGCCCATCAGCACAAGCATATTCTGCCAACTTAACTGTTACAGATACTCTAAGATGTAATGCTGTTACAAGTGGTGACACCACAATCAATGTTAATGGTAATGCTAATGCTGCCGCTAACATTTTTGCTGGAGATTTAATCTCTGTTGATGGTGGAACAACATATATTCGTGTTGCCTCTGTTAACGCAACTGCAATTATTACTGCAACTGCACCAGGTACTGTCAATGTTGGTACAGCAATTCTCCGTAGATGGCAATATGCTGACCAGTTTGGTGTTGCACCAGGCACATCATCATATACTTCTGGTTTAGGTGGTTCTGGTGATGAAATGCACGTTATTGTTGTTGACGAAGATGGTCAATTCTCAAATGGTGTTGCTAATACAGTTCTTGAAAAATATGCGTTTGTATCTAAAGCATCTGATGCACAGAACAATGATGGTTCTTCAAACTACTATAAGACAATTATCAATAACCAATCAAGATATGTTTGGTGGTTAACACATCAACCAGGTGGTTCTAATTGGGGAACAACTGCTGTTTCTAAAACATTTACCAACATTAATACACCATTTTCTGCATCAATGAGTGCGGGTGCTGATGGTACAATTGGTAACTCAGAAATTATTACTGCATACGGATTCTTTGCAAATGCCGATGTTGTGGATGTTTCATTGTTAATTTCTGGTCCAGGTAATGCAACTGTTGCAGCTGACTTAATTTCTAAAGTAGAAAGTCGTAAAGATACTGTTCTGTTTTTATCACCAACAAAATCTTCTGTTGTAAACAATGCTGGTTCTGAAGCAACATCTATTCTTTCATTCCGTTCAGGATTGACAAGTTCTTCATATGCATTTATGGATTCTGGTTACAAATATCAATACGACCGCTATAACGATGTGTACCGTTGGGTACCGTTGAATGGTGATATTGCTGGTATTTGTGCTCGTACAGACCAAGAACGTGACCCATGGTTCTCTCCAGGTGGTTTAAATCGTGGTATCGTTAAGAATTCAATTAAACTAGCATACAACCCAACTAAAGCAGAACGTGATAACTTGTATGTACAAGGTGTTAATCCTGTTGTTACATTTGCTGGTGAAGGTACAATTCTATTTGGTGACAAAACATTGTTAAGCAAACCATCTGTGTTTGACCGTGTCAATGTTCGCCGTCTATTCATTGTACTTGAAAAGACGATTGCTCGTGCTGCTCGTAGTTCATTGTTTGAATTTAACGACCAGTTTACTCGTGCTCAATTCGTTAACTTAGTTGAACCATTCTTGCGTGATGTTCAAGGTCGCCGTGGTCTAACTGATTACCGTGTTGTTTGCGATGAGTCTAACAACACAGCCAATGTAATTGATGCTAACCAATTTGTTGGTGACATTTACATTAAACCAGCCCGTTCAGTCAACTTCATTCAACTTAACTTTGTGGCAGTTCGCACAGGCGTTACATTTGAAGAAATTGTTGGTCGGTTCTAATAAATAGAGAGATAGGAGAAAAAAATGGCATTTAATGTAAACGAATTCCGCTCTCAGATGGTAGGAGACGGTGCTCGCCCAAATTTATTTGAGGTGAGTATGCCGTTTCCTGGCTTTTCACAGCCTGGAGATGCACAGAGAAAATTAACTTTCATGTGTAAAACGGCTCAACTACCCGGTTCAACCATTGGTGTTGTACCTGTTCAATACTTTGGCCGTGAATTAAAATTTGCGGGTAATAGAACATTCACAGATTGGACAATTACAGTTATCAATGATGAAGATTTTGTGATTCGCAATGCTTTCGAGCGTTGGATGAATGGCATCAATAGTCATAGTCTTAATATTCGTAACCCATTAGCATCAGCACCAGGTGGTTACACCGTTGATGCAGATGTAACTCAATTTGGCAAACAAGGTGATACACTAAAGAAATATCGTTTTCTTGGTTTATTTCCTCAAGATATTGCACCAATTGATGTTGATTGGGGTTCTAACGATACTATTGAAGAATTCACCATCACGCTTTCCTACCAATGGTGGGAAGCAACAGCAGACCAAGTGGCTTGATGAAAGGGGGGTCCTACGACCTCCCTTTTTACTTTTTTAGGATGAATTTTTAATGGCAATAAAACTATTCGGTTTCACACTCGGTAAAAAGGACATTGTTCAGGTTGAAAAACCTGAGCAAGCTTCTTTTGCGCTTCCGACAGAAGCAATCGATGATGGTGCAGTCACCATCACTCAAAATGCTCATTACGGTACCTATGTTGACTTAGATGGTGCTGTTCGTAATGAGATTGAACTTATTACCCGTTATCGTGAAATGTCAAATCACCCTGAGTGTGATATGGCAATTGATGAAATTGTTAATGAAGCAATTAGTCATACAGAAAAAGGTGAAGTTTTAAAAATTGTTTTAGACAATTTAAAACAACCTGAAACAATTAAGAAAAAAATTATTGAAGAATTCAACAACATTCAAAAGATGTTGAACTTCAGTAATCTTGCCGATGATTTATTCAAGCGTTGGTACATTGATGGTCGTATCTATTATCATGTCATCGTCAATGAAAAAGACCCAAAACAAGGCATTCAAGAATTACGATATATTGACCCACGCAAGATTCGTAAAGTGCGTGAGGTTCAAAAAGAACGTGACCCAAAAACTGGTGCCAACATTATTAAATCGTTGGCTGAATACTATGTTTACAATGACCGTGGTACAACGACACAAACATTTAGTGCAAACGTAACACAAGGTTTGCGTATTGCACCTGAAGCAATCATTAATGTAAACTCAGGTTTGATGGATGCAAAGAATGTGTTCGTCATTTCTTATCTACACAAAGCAATTAAGGCACTTAATCAATTACGAATGATTGAAGATGCGGTAGTTATCTATCGTATATCAAGAGCACCTGAACGCCGCATATTCTATATTGATGTTGGTAATTTACCAAAAGGTAAAGCTGAACAATATATCCGTTCTATTATGATTCAGTATCGTAACAAATTAGTTTATGATGCAAGCACTGGCGAGATTAGAGATGAGCGTAAACATATGTCTATGCTTGAAGATTTCTGGTTACCACGGCGTGAAGGTGGTAAAGGTACAGAGATTACTACACTACCAGGCGGACAAAACCTTGGTGAAATGGAAGATGTGAAATACTTCCAAAAGAAATTATTAAATGCATTAAATGTACCTGTATCTCGTTTAGAACCAAATGATGGTGGAGTTATGGGTCTTGGTCGCACAACTGAAGTTACCCGTGATGAAGTTAAGTTTGCTAAGTTTGTTAACAGACTTCGTAATAAGTTTTCACAGATTTTTGACCATGCATTGAGAATTCAACTTGTACTAAAAGGTGTTTGTACCAGTGAAGAATGGGAAGAATTCAGAGAAGAAATCTATTATGATTTCATCAAAGATAATAACTTTACCGAAATGCGTGATGCAGAATTGCTCCGTGAAAGAGTAAATACAGCAACAATGTTAGACCCATTCATTGGTCGTTATTATTCAGCAGCATGGGTTCGTAAGAATGTGTTGCAAATGACTGATGAAGAAATTGAACAAATGGAAAAAGAAATTGAAGAAGAAGGTCCAGTTGTACAACCAGGTGATGAACAAGCACAACAAGGGCAAGTTCCACCAGAAGATAATACCATGGAAAGAACACCTTCTGAATCTGCAACACCAGAATTAGATGCAGAGGTAGAGAAGTCTGCACTTAATATAAATAGGAAATAATGGAGAACAATATGACAAGTTTTATTGACCAGATTGCAACAGGCGATGCGCTTGGTGCAAAAAACACCATGTCTGATATGTTATCAGCCAAGGCTTTTGAAGCATTAGATGCTCGTAAACAAGAATTAGCTGCATCACTATTTGGTGGTGAGAAAAAAGAAGAAGAAACTTCAGAACAATAATGAAATCTCTACAAGACTTTAAGACTCTTTTAGAAGAAGAAAAATCAGACTATTCTAAGTTTGATGTTTTGGTTCGTGCTGGTCTTGCCAATAAGGCACAGATGCAACGTATTCACAAAATCTTAGATAAGATGGGTGAAGAAAAACCAACATTCAACAATGCAGATAGAATGATTATTCAAAATTTGTTTAACAAGATGGTAGATGTTATTACCAATAACAAACAGATTTATCAAAAGACTCGACAAGTTGTTAGAGAAAATATTGAAGAAGAAATTGAAGAACCAATTATTCTTCAAGAAGATAAAGACCCACCATTAGTGTTGGTTATAAAGCGTAAAGCAATTCGTATGTATCCAGATGGTACAAGAATTGCTTTATATTATAATGAACGATTACAAAAATATTTTTCCGTACCTTACCAATATGGTTCAGGTATGGATGCACCAATACAATCTGAAGAAGTTGAACAGATTGATGAACTATCTTCAAATTTATTAGACCGTTACAAAGAAAAAGCAAAAAAATCTTCTGATAGTTTAGCTTCTCAAGGTAAATATAAACAAGCTAATGATAGAACATTAAATGTTATGAAAGCAACGGGTAAGCAGATTGAAAAAACTACTGCTAATATCCGTAAACATTTAAACAAAGAAGAAGTTGAATTAGAAGAAGCTTCTAACGATCCTTGGAAAGATAAACATTTTGGTCCAACTAAAATAATCAAACAAAAATATCATGTTAAGACTGATACTAAGTCATATAATGTTAAAGCAGATAATGAAGACCATGCACACAAACTGGTAACTAATCATGCTCCTGGTTCTAAGATTGTTTCTATTGAGCATAAAGGTCGCATAATGGAAGAAACAATAGATGAAGCGGTAATGGACACACTACATAAGATAGTAGATAATAAATCGGCACAGTCTGTTAAGTTTGCATCTGGTCATACTCGTAAGGTAGACCACTTTACTGCATCTGCAATCACTCAAGTGCATAAAGCATTGAATGATGAGAACAAGAAAAAATTTGCTGATATGGTTCATAAATCACCAGAACATTTTATGAAAGCATCTGATTTTGCTTTCAAACGTGCAAAATGAAATTTGTAGAACTTATTGCAGAGAATAAACTAACAGAAGCCAAAGCATTTATATTTGAGCGTCTTGAGCAAATGATTGCTGCAAGATTAGAGGCAGAAAAAGTTGCCATAGTAAATGATACATATGAATGGGTTGAAGAAGAATTAGATGAAGCAAATGTGATGAGAATGGGTAGAATCACTAAGATTCGCCGTAGAATTAGAAGAAATGCAAAAGGTAGAATAGTTGTTCAAAAGAATGTACGAAAGTCTGCCATTAAAGGATATAAGTTGGCTGGTAACCGAGTTGTTCGTATACCAACCATACAGAGATTACAGAAATCTAGAAAACTTAAGCGGTACTGGAAAACAAAAGGAAAAGCAAAGTTGCGTAGAACATTAATGAAGCGCAGCATTTCTTTGAAGCGCCGCAAATCAATGGGAATAAGATAACATGGCATACGAAATTATAAACACTACAAGAGGCAGCTCGATTGTTCGAGTTGTGGATGCTAGCACAGCCAATCTTGCACTCACTCAATTCAGAGGTAATCCAACAACTGAAACAGTTAGTGGCCTTACTATTCGTAAATTGAATTGGTCAACTAATGGTAGTATTGAAGTAACTCGTGATGGTGCTCAATTATTTAAATTATCAGGTTCAGGTGAGATGCGCCTTGATGATTACGGTGGCGCAGTTGCTAATACAGCATCGGGCAATCTTTCAGTCCAAATTTTTACTGGTGGATGTATTGTTATGGAAGTTTCAAAAACAGCTACATATAATGTAGACCCATATACAGGACAATCCGTATGAAACTAATTAGAGAAAACATTGAAGAAGTAAAATTCTTAACTGAAGCCACAGAAAATGGCAAAAAGAACTTGTATATTACAGGTCCTTTTCTCGTATATGATAAGCCAAATAAAAATAATCGTATGTACACCAAAGACATTCTAAGTAATGAAGTTAAAAGGTACAACGAAGAATATGTAAAAACTAACCGTGCGCTTGGAGAACTTGGACATCCAGACACACCATCTATTAACCTTGAAAGAGTTTCACATAAGATTGTCGAATTAACAGACAACGGGGAAGCGTTCATTGGTAAGGCGTTGATTCTTGATACACCATATGGTCAAATTGTTAAAAACTTTATGGATTCTGGTGTAAACCTTGGAGTATCTTCTCGTGGTATGGGTTCATTACAACCAACCAAAGAAGGTTACAACATTGTTCAAGATGATTTTCGTTTAGCTACAGCTGCTGATATCGTTGCGGATCCATCTGCACCAGGAGCTTTCGTTAACGGTATCATGGAGAATAAAGAATGGTTGTTTGTCGAAGGTCGTTTTGTTGAAGTTGATATAGATAACGCAAAAAGACAAATTAGACAAGCATCACGAAAAGATATTGAACAGGTTGCCCTCAACTTGTTTGAAAATTTCATCAGAAAACTTTAATTTTATAAATAAGAAATCATAAGGAGATTCCTAATGGCATCAAACAAACTATTTGAGGCAGCCGCAGACATTCTTGCAGGAAGCAAGAAATCAGCATCAGCTATGCCTCCAGAAAAACTTCCAGGTCAAGTCGTTGACGCTGGTGGTCCAACACCACAGAATTATAAGAATGATGATAATTCTGCGAAAATTAATCCATCAGATGGTGCACCAGGTAATGCTCAAGCACCAACAACAAAGCCTTCAGACGCTTCTCCTGACAAGCAAGAAATGCTTGGCAAGGGCAAGACGACTATGAAAGAAGAAGAAATTGTTGAAATGCACGATGATGCAGCAGAAGATAAAGCAATGATGAAGAAAATGAAAATGAAAGAAAAAATGAAAGAGGACATTGATGCTCTCTTTGCAGATGATTCTACCATTTCAGAAGAATTTAAAGGCAAAGTTGCCACAATTTTTGAAGCTCGTGTTTCTGACCGAGTTGCACAAATTGAAGAAGAAACAGAAACACGTTACGCTGGTATGCTCGAAGAAGCTGTTGAATCAATTAAAAATGATTTGACAGAAAAAGTTGATGACTACCTATCGTATGTTGTTGAACAATGGATGGATGACAACCAAATTGCTATTGAATCTGGTTTGCGTTCTGAAATTACAGAAGAATTTATTTCAGGTTTGCGTAACCTGTTTGCAGAACATTACATTGATGTTCCTGCTGAAAAAGTCGACCTTGTTGGTGAGTTAGCTGGTAAAGTTGAAGAACTTGAAGCTTCTCTCAATGAAGAAATCGAGCGTGGTATTCAAACTAAAAAAGCTTTAGTAGAAGCCCGCAAAAATGAAATCACTCATGTTGTTTGCGAAGGTCTCACAGCAACTCAAGTTGAAAAAATCAAATCACTCGCAGAGAGTGTTGAATTCTCCACAGAGGACGAATACAAAGAAAAACTTGAAACAATTCGTGAGAACTATTTCCCATCTGGTACCAAGCGTGCTGATGAAAAACAGTTACATGAGGAATTAGGCGATGCAGAAGATAAAAAGGTGTCATCTGACCCATTTGTCAATGCAGTCGCAAACGCAATTTCTAAAACAAAACTCTAAAAATTAGGAGATAGTATATGTATTTGTCCGAACAACTACAAAAGAAATGGGAAGGCGTTCTGGATCATCCAGATATGCCAGCTATTAAAGACCCATACCGTAAGGCTGTTACAGCCGTTATTCTTGAAAACCAAGCTGTTGAGATGGGTAAAGCCGCTCAATACCTTAACGAAGCCGGTTCACCAACAAACTTTGCTGGTACAGGCGGTTATGGTGGTAGTGCAGCTGCTGCAGGTCCAGTTGCCGGTTTTGACCCAATCTTAATCAGTTTGGTTCGCCGTTCACTACCTAACTTGATTGCATATGACATTGCTGGCGTTCAGCCAATGACAGGACCTACAGGTCTTATCTTTGCAATGCGTACACGTTATTCATCACAAGGCGGTACAGAAGCTTTCTACAACGAAGCAAACACTGGTTTCGCAGGCGCAAACGGTGGTGGCGCACAAGTTGCATTGTCAGTTCCAACTGATACTGCTGCTAACAACACATTTGCTGGTAACGCTGCTGCAATCGCTGCAATGACAACTGGTTCTGCTGAAGCTTTGGGTGATGGCGCTTCTGGCAACACATTCCAAGAAATGGCATTCTCTATTGAGAAAGTTACTGTTACTGCAAAGACTCGTGCTTTGAAGGCAGAATACTCAATGGAACTTGCACAAGACTTGAAAGCAGTTCACGGTCTAGATGCAGAAACAGAATTAGCAAACATTCTCTCAACAGAGATTCTTGCTGAAATCAACCGTGAAGTTATCCGTACAATCTACGGCGTTGCTAAACTAGGTTGCCAAGCAGGTACAACTACTCGTGGTACTTTCGACCTTGACACAGACTCTAACGGTCGTTGGATGGTTGAAAAGATTAAAGGTCTTGCGTTCCAAATTGAACGTGAAGCTAATACCATCGCTAAGACAACCCGTCGTGGTAAAGGTAATATCATCATCGTTTCTTCAGATGTTGCATCTGCATTTGCGATGGCTGGTATCCTTGATTACAACTCAGCATTACAAGGTCAAGTTAACTTAACAGTTGACGACACTGGTAACACATTTGCTGGTACAATGTTCGGTCGTATCAAAGTTTATATCGACCCATATGCACAAACATCTTCAACCAACGAATTCGCTGTTGTTGGTTACAAAGGTACTAATGCATATGACGCAGGTATTTTCTACTGCCCATATGTACCATTACAAATGGTTCGTGCCGTTGACACAGGTACCTTCCAGCCAAAGATTGGTTTCAAGACTCGTTATGGTCTAGTTGCCAACCCATTCGCTGAAGGCACTACACAAGGTCTTGGCGCATTGAATGTACAAGCAAACAACTACTATCGTAGCTTCCGTATTGCTAACATCATGTAATTGAAACTCCGTTAAGAGAGTTATTAAAAGACCACCTTCGGGTGGTCTTTTTTTTCGCCTAAATAATCCATTATGAGCGCACTCAATAGAAACCCTAAAAATCCAAATTACTTACATCCTAATAAGTTTCAATTAAACTTTTCTAGGTTGCCAAACATACAGTATTTTTGTCAGACTGTAACTGTTCCTGGTATTTCTTTATCTGAGATTCCACAAAATACTCCTTTTGTAGACTTGTATAAACCAGGTGAAAAAGCAATTTACGATTTGTTGAATGTTACTTTTTTGGTTGATGAAGCTTTAAAGTCTTGGTTAGAAGTACACGATTGGATTCGTGGTATGACTTTTCCTACTGACTTTAAAGAATACCAGAATTTAGGTTTACTAAGTAAAACTGCCGGCATAAGACAATCTGTGGGATTGGCACCACAATATTCTGATGCAACACTTACCATTTTATCATCGGCAAATAATCCAACATTTACATTTAAATTTTATGATGTATTCCCAACATCATTATCTACCTTTGTCATGTCCACTACTGATAGTCCAGACACGGCAATTACAGCTGATGCAACTTTCAGATATTCCTATTTTGATGTTGACAAAGTAAATTAATTCTGTTATACTCCGTTAAGGAGGATTTGGCATGACTAAACTTGATGAATTATTGAATATGTGGGCAACCGATTCTGTTATTGATAGAACAGAACCAGGCAAAGCACTAATTAACATACCACAACTACACAGTAAGTATTTGAATATACTTTCACGGCATCGCTTGCTCGCAAAAGAAGCCGACTTTAAATATAGTAGGATGAAAAAGATTAAATGGGAATATTATACAGGTAAACTGGATGATGACCAACTTAAACACCACGGTTGGGAACCATTTCCATTTGTATTGAAATCCGAGATTAATACATACTTTGACAGTGATGAAGATTTGAACAGACTAACTGCACAAAAAATGATGCATGAAGAAATTGTTGAAGTCTGTCAAAGCATACTCAAAGAATTGAACTCACGCACATTCCAATTGCGTGATTTTATAGCATGGGAAAGATTCATTCAAGGTGTTTGATATAAGACTAGAGAAAGTTAATGAGGCATACATTCGTGTTACTTGCGAAAGAAATATATCTCAAGAACTTTCAGATTACTTCACATTTTATGTACCAGGTTATCAATTCACACCTGCATATAAATCACGATATTGGGATGGTAAGATAAGGTTATTAGACCTAAGAACCATGCTAATATATCGTGGTCTAATTGCATACATTGAAAAGTTTTGTGAAGAAAGAAAATACACTCTTGACATTGATATAGAACTTAGAACAACTAAGATTTTCTCACTAGTTGAAGCTAAAGAATTTGTAGAGTCATTAAATCTACCACATGAAATCAGAGAGTATCAATTAAATTCTTTTGTTCATTCTATACGAAACAAAAGGTTGATGTTGTTATCTCCAACGGCATCAGGTAAATCTCTCATATTATATTGTATCATTCGTTATTTGCAAATAGAGAATAAAAAAGGTTTGTTAATTGTTCCAACCACTTCTTTGGTTGAACAAATGTACAAAGACTTTGCAGATTATGGTTATGATTCAGAACAATATTGCCATCGACAATATTCTGGTAAAGAAAAAGTAACAAATAAATTTCTTACAATTACCACTTGGCAATCAATTTATAAAAACCCACCAGAATACTTCGAACAATTTGATTTTGTTGTCGGTGATGAGGCACATCAATTTAAAGCCAAATCACTTGCAACAATTATGTCTGGTTGCACTAATGCAGGATATCGCATTGGGTGTACAGGTACACTTGATGGTACACAAACACATCGTTTGGTTTTAGAAGGTTTGTTTGGTCCTGTTTATCAAGCAACGACAACCAAAGAATTGATGGACAATAAACATCTTGCAGAGTTTAAAATTAAGTGTCTGATATTAAAGTATCCTGATACCGTATGTAAACAATCTAGAGATTGGGACTACAATACGGAAGTGGATTACATCGTACTAAATAAAGCAAGAAATGAGTTTATTAAAAATCTTGTTTTATCACTTGAAGGTAATACTCTGATACTGTTTCAATTTGTAGAAAAACACGGTAAAGATTTACATTCATTGATAAAAGAACATACAAAAAATCGTCATGTGTTTTTTGTATACGGAGGAACTGATGTTGAGGTTCGTGAATCGATTCGTGCGATTACTGAAAAAGAAAGTGATGCTATCATTGTTGCTTCATATGGTACTTTCTCTACTGGCGTTAATATTCGCAATCTCCACAATATTGTATTTGCCTCACCTAGCAAGTCAAGAATACGCAATCTTCAATCAATAGGTAGAGGACTCAGAATTGGTGATAACAAACAAGAAGCAACATTATTTGATATCGCAGATGATTTTAGAATAGGCAAACATACCAATTACACCTTGAAACATTTTGTTGAACGTGTTAAAATATACGATGAAGAAAAGTTCAGTTACAAGTTTTATAACATAGACCTCAAAAATGGATAACGTAAACGTAAAAATTATAAGATTACAATCGGGTGAGGACATAATTGGAAATTACAATGAAGATGAAGAATCAGGCATTGTTCATGTCAACAGGCCTATGAGTTTGTTTTTTAAACGACTGCCTACAGGTAAATCTGTTATGATGATGGGACCTTGGTTACCAGTTGAATTGATACAAAGTAACTCCGCCTGTTTGTATGTACAAGATATCTTAACTGTTATTTCACCGAAACAAGCATTAGTTAATTATTATAATGATGCTGCCAATCAGGCAGAACTCCTGTTGAGTGACCAAGATGAAGAAATTGAGCAATCACTTCAGAGGTCTATGAATGGTGAGGAGGAGGAAGAAGATGAAGATGATGATGGTTTTGATATATCGGAGATAATGGCAACATCTAAAGGTAGAACTATACATTGAAACGGAACACCGCTATGATAACACTGTCAAGTTTTACTGTCAAGCGTTATCTAAGGTAAATATAAAAATATACCTTGCTTATTTGAGGTGACTATGATAGAATGGAAATATTATGACAAAAAAACATTATGTAAACAATGCTGACTTTCTTACAGCACTTATAGACTATCGTGCTAGATGCGATATTGCCAAGACGGAAGGTAAGGAAGACCCTAGAATACCAGACTATATTGGTGAATGCTTTCTAAAGATTGCAGAACACCTATCAAGGAAGCCAAACTTCATCTCATATTCTTTCCGAGATGAAATGATTGCTGACGGCATAGAAAACTGTCTGATGTATTTCCGAAACTTTGACCCAGCAAAGTCAAAGAACCCATTCGCATACTTCACCCAAATTATTTACTTTGCCTTTCTCCGTAGGATTATGAAAGAGAAAAAACAATTGTATGTTAAGTACAAGGCAACACAACAATTCGGTATTTTAGATGAAGGTGAAATGTATGAAGATACAGACGGCAATATGAAACAGTTTGAACTGTATGATAACATTGCTGAGTTTATTGAAACCTTTGAAGAAAACCGAGAAAAGAAAAAGAAGATTAAGGTAAAAGGACTAGAAAAGTTTATTGAACCATCTGATTTAGAAATACCCAAAGAACTATGAAATTGATTATTTTAGGTGACACTCATTTTGGTATGAGAGGTGATTCTTTAGAGTTTCACAATTATTACAAACGATTCTATCAAGAAGTATTGTTCCCATATGTTGTAAAGAATAACATCACAACTATCTTTCAGATGGGTGATTTGTTTGACCGCAGAAAGTTTATTAATTTTAATACACTATATCTCTCAAGACAATATTTCTTCAATACAATAAAAGAACTTGGTATTCAATTTCATACCATACTTGGTAACCACGACATTTATTATAAGAATGTTCTTGAGGTTAATTCATCACAGATGTTACTTAAAGATTATGATAACATTATTGTTTATGATGAACCGAACAAAGTGGTGTTTGATGGTGTTGATGTTGATGTGATACCTTGGATTTGTGCCGACAATGAAATGGAGATTAAAAAGTTTATTGAAAACTCCACTTCACAAATTTGTTTTGGGCACTTTGAAATTGCTGGGTTCGAAATGGACAAAGGCAATGTATGCCATGAAGGGCTTGACAAAAGCATATTAAAGAGATATGATATAGTGTTGAGTGGCCACTTTCACCATAAATCTTCTGATGGCCAAATTACCTATGTTGGTACGCCAGGTGAAATGACATGGACTGACTACAATGACCCAAGAGGTTTTCATGTGTTTGATACCGAAACTAGAGAGATGGAGTTTATACAGAATCCATATCGTATGTTTCATAAAATATCATATGATGACACCGTATCTGACTTTGAATTTTGGAAATCGTTTGATTACAATGCACTGAAAGAAACATATGTAAAGGTGATTGTTGTTAACAAACAAAACCCATATCTATTTGATAATGTGATTGATAACTTGTATAAGGCAGGTGTGTCAGATATATCAATCGTTGAAGATTTTACCGACAACTCGGTTGAAAACGATGATGAATTGGTCAATCAGGCAGAAGATACAATGACAATTCTTGGAAAGTATATTGATAATTTAACACTCAATGTTGATAATGATAAACTGAAAGCTTTGATGAGAGAAGTCTATGTCGAAGCATTGACAACTGAAACTGAATGATATTATTTCGTAAGATTAAATGGAAAAACTTTCTTTCAACAGGTAACTACTTTACTGAAATTGAGTTTGATACATCACCCAATACATTAGTTGTAGGTGAGAATGGTGCAGGCAAATCAACTATGTTGGATGCTCTGTGTTTTGTTTTGTTCAGTAAACCATTCCGTTCTGTAAATAAACCTCAACTACTCAACTCAATCAATGGCAAAGATTGTGTGGTTGAGGTCGAGTTTAATGTTGGTAATAAAGCCTATCGAATCATTCGTGGTATTAAACCAAACATATTTGAAATCTATTGTGATGGTGAACTAGTCAATCAAGATGCTGCTGTGCGTGATTACCAGGAGTATTTGGAAAAGTTTGTTTTAAAATTAAACTATAAATCATTTACTCAAATTGTTATTTTAGGTAGTGCATCGTTCACTCCGTTCATGCAGTTATCTGCCGCTGATAGACGGTCTATCATTGAAGAATTATTGGACATTCAGATATTCTCTGCAATGAATAATATCATCAAAGAAAAAATGTCTGTCAATAAAGAAACAATGGCAACCAGAAAACATGAGATTGAACTCACTCAGCAAAAACATGATATGCATAAAAAACATATCGAAGAACTGAAACAAAACAACGATGATAAAGTTAGAGAATATGAGAAAGAGATTGCCAACAATCAAGTTATCATAGAAGAACTTACTGCAAATAGTGATTTATTTCTTACAAGAGTTGGTGAGTATACCAAAGAAGTTTCTGATAAACTTGATACAGAGGCAAGACTTAAAACTATTACCAAACTTGAATCACAAATAGAAAGCAATCTGTCGAAGTACCGAAAAGATATTAACTTCTTCCAAGATAATGATAATTGTCCTACTTGTAGACAAACTATTCAATTAGATTTTAAAGAGAAAGAAGTTGCGGCACTACACACCAAAAAAACTGAGTGTGAACACGGCTTGAAAAAGTTGGAAAGTAAACTGATACAGGAACAAACTAAACTGAATCTCATCAATGAGAAACAGAAACAAATTCAACAATTACAAATTAAGATTGCTACCAATAATACTTCTATTACTGAAACACAGAAGTACATTAAGAAATTGGAAAAGCAAATTAAAGAGTTAACGGAGAATAAATCATCAACAGAGAAAGAATCGAAACAGCTAAAAGAATTAGAGGATTGTCTGTTGAAACTACAAGTAGAGTTAAAGCAATTAATAGAAGAAAAAACATATTACGAAGTTGCCTCTGGTTTGTTGAAAGATACAGGTATCAAGACCAAGATTATTAAACAATATTTACCAATCATCAATAAGTTGGTGAACAAATACTTGGCATCATTTGACTTTTTTGTTAACTTTAACCTAGATGAATCATTCAAAGAAACAATTAAATCTAGGCACCGTGATGAGTTTACATATGCCAGTTTTTCTGAAGGTGAGAAACAGAAGATTGATTTGGCACTTTTATTTAGTTGGCGTGCCGTTGCCAAATTGAAGAACTCTGCCAACACCAATCTGTTAATACTTGATGAGGTGTTTGATTCTAGTTTAGATGCCAACGGCACAGAATATTTGATGACTATACTTCAGATGCTTGAAGGCACTAATGTGTTTGTAATATCTCACAAAGGAGATATTCTACAAGATAAGTTCCGTAATGTCATTAAGTTTGAAAAGGTAAAAAACTTTAGTAGGATTATGAAATGAACTTTCAAGAATATCTATCACACTACAAACAGGTAATCGATAAAGAAGTCGAGGGATGGTTTTATCCCAAAGATATCATTATCACATACGGCATACTGAAAGAGTTACAAAGACCTAAAGGTGATGTGTGTGAGATTGGTGTCGCATATGGTAAAAGTGCCATTATGATTTCACAATTCAAAGATGATAGCAATTTTTATTTGTATGATATCTTTAGTGAAGAAGCCAGACTTGTTGCTGAAAATAACATATCAAAGTTTGGTAACAATTTGAATTTGAATTGGCGGTTACAAGATACAACACAATTAAAATATGATGATGTTGTTTTTAAAGATGATTTGAGATTTCTCCACATCGATGGTTGCCATGAACATTCTGCCGTATTGAGTGATTTAATATTGTTCAGTAGTAAGATGAGAGATGATGGTGTTATTGCGATTGATGATTTTCAAGACCAAGAATATCCAGGTGTTAATAGTGCAGCATTTCAATTTTCATTGTCGAATGGTAATTATAAAAATTGGAGAGTATTTGCCATAGGTGACAACAAAGCATATATGTGCCAAAAGAAATACGCTGAACTATACCAAAAATCTTTAGTTGACTATATTGTTAAGGCAAAAGAAAGATATAATGTGCCGTTTGAAATGCACTTGGGTTTGCGTGAAGTGTTAGACATGAATGTTCTTATGTGTGATTCTAGAACTTCATGGGATCCAAATGTCATTAAAGAATCTTTATTTGATAAACCAATTATAGGGTGATTTATGGGTGATTTTAAAAAATTACATGAGTTTACCGATGGTCGAAATCGAACTGGTCAGGTATTCTATACAGGCAAAGATAACTACATGGTCTTGCTTTTTGAAGCGGACTTAGATTATAATGAGATGAGAATCTTCACTAATGAAGAAGAATCTAAAAAATGTGCAATGAATTGGGTACCAATATATGAGTGAAATTTTAACCATCAATACAGAAGCGGGTCTATTCAAAGAAGAAACGATTGAACCGTTGCCGTTATATAATGAACATCACCCGATGTTACAACAACCTATTCCAGAATATGACTTGAGAACTCTACCTAATCCTGTTATGACTAAATTAGTCAAACGATTAAAGATGACGATGAAGATGTATAGTGGTTTGGGACTATCAGCAAATCAATGTGGTGTATTCGAAAGAGTATTTGTGATTGGCAATGAAGATATGATTATTCCGTGTATTAATCCCAAAGTAATCAGAGTATCTGAAAAGACAGACAAAAACAACGAAGGGTGTTTATCGTTTCCTGGTTTGTTTTTGAAAATTGAAAGACCCATATCTGTTGATGTGGAATTTCATAATGAAAACGGCAAGTTGGTTAATACAACATTTGAAGGTCTTACTGCAAGATGTTTTCTGCATGAATTAGACCACATGAATGGTATTCGTATGATTGAACACACAAAGCCATTAGCACTACAAATGGCAAGACAAAAACAACAGAAGTTAATTAAAAAAGTGAAAAGAACTCAGAAAAATAATGGCATACTCATTTGACCCAAAAGATGATGTAGAAGAACAATGGCGTAAATGGCAAGAAGCCAATCCGCCAGATTCTTTTATGGATATTAATGAAGATGAGTTGCGTGAGCAAACCATCAAAGACCTTACCTATGTGTCGGCTATGGATGTCCGTGAATATACACTATATCAGAAATGGTGTGAAATCAAAGACAAGTATCCCACATTTGTGAACAATACATTATTCGGTGAAGAAGTACAATTGGTTGACCCAAAACAACAAGTGTTGGTAGATGAAGTTAAGAATAACATTTGGTTGCCTGAAAGTCCTGATGACTATTTGAATCTTGAACCTGTATTGATTTACACCGATGATTCTGGTTCTGTATCACGCAAAGGTGTTGATGGTACAGTTGTTGAAGATAAAATTAAACGTAGTGATTTACCTGAAAGATGGAACACGGCACGAAACTTTATCTCGACAATGAAGAACAATAGTAACATTGGTCGCAATCTTAACTTTCTTGTTGCAGACAATAAGACAGGTAAGTATCTTGGTGTTATTTGTATATCATCAGACTTTCTTGATTTAACACCAAGAGATAATGCGATTGGTTGGCCTCGTGAGTTAAAGACACAAGGTGGTATGATTAATCATACTGCAATTGGTTCTACAATTGTTCCGTTTCAACCACTTGGTTACAACTATGTTGGTGGTAAGTTACTTGCATTGCTTTGCCTATCAGATGAAGTGCAAAGATTGTGGAAGAAACAGTATGGTGATACCTTGATTGGTGTAACAACAACATCATTGTATGGTAAAACTAAAGCAGGTGGTCTATCACAATATGATAACCTTGACCATTGGAATCCTATGGGCTTCTCCTCTGGTTCTGTATCGTTTGAACCAAATAGAGATACACGTTATAAAATTCGTGAATGGTTGAAAGCAAATCATACCCGTAAATATTTCGAATGGTATGTTGCAAAGAAAGCAAGTGGTCAACCACATAAACGTGACCATAAGAATCGTTCTTTAAATTTCACTTACTCTAAGATGAGTATACCAAAAGAATTGATTAAGGCAGAACATCATCGTGGCATTTATTTCAGTCCACTATACAACAACTCGTTTGAGTTCTTGCGTGGTGATATCAAAGAAACAGAATTGGTTAAATCGTTTGATACCAGTTATGAATCTTTGACAAAGATATGGAAAGAAAAACACGCTAAAGGTCGTATCGGTTTTCTAAAGAAGAAAGACAAGGTATCAACCGAAACTTTGTTCTATGATGATTTGATATATCTTACATGGGAAGAAACAAAGGCAAAGTATCTTGGCCAAGTCGGCAGATAATAAAAATAGTGCTTGCTTTTGTGAAAAAAGTCCTATATAATTATAACATAGTAAAAAATATGCGGTGGGTTGGATAACAAATTGAGGTACCCCCTTAATCAACTTTGTGAAACTCAAAGACACCGCTCCATCTTTCATTAAATCTCCAGTTCAATGAAACCTAAAACCCCTATTGCCCAAAGGTGATAGGGGTTTTTTCATTATTGCCACACAGAATTGGATTTTGTGTTATAATGACAACTTCAATAGGAGATTTTCATGTGTAATGACAATGACTATTCGCATACCCTACTAGAACAGGAAGAAGAACATTTTTATTCCTGTGTTGCCGATGTTGTGGATGCCTTCAAAATTCATGGTACCGAAAACATCATGCGGGAAGTAAGTAAAAATACTTACATAAATCAAGAGCTTAGAGTGTTGTTTTCTGGCAACAAGACGGCTTGACATTTCAGACTACCTGTGTTACAATGGTCGTATTAAAAGTTAAATAGGTAAACTATGCAAGATTATAGTGTCGAATCAAAATCACAATTAGCGAAGTTGCTCGCTACTGAAAACCTGACTATTCAACACCAAAAAATCAGAACCGCAAAATTCGATACAGCGAATCGTGTTCTGTATTGTCCAATTTGGGATAATATGACTGGTGATTTGTATGACCTTTTGTTAGGTCACGAAGTTGGTCATGCTTTATATACACCTAAAGATGGATGGCATGATGCTGTTTGTGATAAAGGTGAAAATTACAAACGATTCCTTAATGTGATTGAAGATGCTCGCATTGAGAAAAAAGTCAAACGCAAATATCCAGGTATTCGTAAATCATTTATTAATGGTTATGCTAACCTTTTAGAACGTGATTTTTTCGGCATCAAAAATAAAAATGTAAATGATTTGGCATTTATCGACCGCTTGAACCTTTATACAAAAGGCGGTACAATGTTGGGTATTGCCTTTGATGAAAAAGAAAAAACATTGCTTGCTAAAGTTGAAGCAGTTGAAACATGGACTGATGTTTTAAATGTTTGTTCTGAAATTTTTGATTACTCAAAAGATGAACAATCGAAAAAACAAATCTTTTCACCATATGATGATTTTGAAGATTACGAAGATAATTATGGTGATGATGAAGAAATTGATGATGATTATGATGTTGAAGATTCTGATGAAGAATCAGATGATGAAAAACAAAATGTAAATTCGTCTGATGGTGATGCTGAAGAAACCGATGAAGAATTGGATGAAAAACAAAATGTCTTAAATCGTGAAAAGAATTCTAAAGCATTGGGTGAAGAAAGTGAAAAATTCGAACCCGATTGTGTTACTGATGAAGCATTTAGGCAGAATGAAGATAAATTACTTTCAGAAAAATGCCGTGATTTCCGTTACATGAATGTGCCTAAGTTGGTGAATCCCAAATCTGTGTATACAGGTTACAAACGTGTTCACGAATTAATGGAAAAACATTTCAAAGAATACAATCCAGTAACTTATACGGATGGTACAGTTGATAAATTGGTGAAAGAATTCAAATCTCAAAATGAAAGATACATTTCATTATTGGCAAAAGAATTCGAAATGAAGAAGGCTGCAAAATCTTACTCTAAGGCCAAAATCTCCGATACTGGTGATATTGATATCAATAAACTTTACAAGTATCAAGTTGAAGATAATATCTTCCGTAAAATGACGGTTCTACCAAAAGGTAAATCTCACGGTTTGGTTTTGTTACTTGATAAATCTGGTTCGATGCGTGATAACATGAGTGGTTCTATCGAACAGATTTTGGTTCTAACCGCATTTTGCCGTAAAGTAAATATTCCTTTTACTGTTTACGCTTTTAGTGATTATGACCATGCTCGCCGTATGGATGTAAGTGATGATGTTTTTGATAAAGAAAAAAATGTTGCGGCTTTCAGTAGAAATTCTGGTGAGATGGAACTAGGAGATGTTTATTTGCGTGAGTATTTGAATTCTACAATGAAAACTTCCGAGTATAATCGTTGTGTTAAGAATATGATTTTGCTTGCCAATGCATACAATGTTTCATATAATACTCGCACACATTTTTCAATTCCACCATCAGAAGGTCTTGGTATGACTCCTCTGATTCAATCAATCTTTGCAATTCAACCTGCAATCAGTAAATTCAAAGTGAAAAATAATCTTGACATTGTGAATTTAATTGTTGTGCATGATGGTGATGCCGATAGTTGTGGTTATCATTTGTATTATGATACTCAAAAAGAAAAAATGTCATGGAGTGGTTGGTCCCATGAGCGTGAAAATGTTTTCATTGCTGATAACAGTATTAAGTTTCAAATGAAATTGAATTCTGAAGTTAAGTATAGTGGTGAAGCATTGCGTGAAGCGGCATTTGAGTGGTTGAAAAAGAAAACTGGTGCTCGCATTTTTGGTTTCTTTATTACATCAAAAAATCGCCGTAGGTTGTACAATGACATTATGGTGAAATACAGAAATGAAAAAGGTGAATCAGTTAATAAAGGTTATGTTTGCCATGAAGTAAAAATGTTGGCAACAAAAGTCAAGAAAGAAAAATTTCTAGAATCGTACAATGCTGGTTACAATCGTTTCTACCTGTTGCCTTCTGGTGAAGATTTGAAAATTGAAAATGAAGAACTTGAAGTTGATGGTAAATTTACCGCCAACAAATTGAAAAACGCTTTTATGAAATTCAATAAAAGGCGGCAAGTGAATCGTGTGTTGGTGTCAAAATTCATTGCAGGTATTGCTTCCTAGTCTGTTGTTTTTATGCAACAGACTGGTTGACAATGTGATGGTTTTGTGTTATAATGGTGTTATCTTAGTTGAAATTGGAGTTTTTATATTATGAGTAAGCGTGCCGAAGTGAAAGAAAAATTTATGTCTGCCTTGATTGCTACTGGCAAACAAAATGTTACTTTCGAAGAAATTAAACAAATTTGTGATAAAGAAGATATTTCTCATCCTTATTGGTTTACTAATGATGTTGCAAATCGTTTGAAGCGTGGTGTATACAAAGTACCTTCAACTTCAGCCGTTTCACAATCAACAACAATCGATTTACAAGCTCAGGTGATTCAAATGCCAAAACAAGAAACAAAAACTGGTAATAGAATTACTAGCGTCATCACACAACTCGAAACTGAAAATTTAGTTCCATCAGTTTACAAGAATTATGTTCCTTTCGGACACTATGAAGATTTGATTAAAATTATTGCATCAAATGGATTTTTTCCTATTTTCATTACAGGTAATTCTGGCAATGGCAAAACAATGTCAGTTGAACAGGCTTGTGCTAAACTGAAACGCAAATTCGTTTGTGTTTCAATGACACCTGAAACCGATGAAAGTGATTTGCTTGGCAATTATGTTTTGATTAATGGTCAAATGGAATGGCGTGATGGTCCCGTTACTGTTGCGGCTCGTCAAGGTGCTGTTTTGTGTATCGATGAAATTGATTATGGTGCTCAGAACCTTTCTTCTTTGCAACGTGTACTTGAAGGCAAACCTTTCTTGTTGAAGAAAAAGAATGAGATTGTTTATCCTACTCAAGGTTTTACAATCGTAGCTACTGCCAATACCAAAGGTAAAGGTTCAGAAGATGGTCGTTATATGTTCACCAATGTATTGAACGAAGCTTTCTTGGAACGATTCTTGAATACCTATGAACAACAATGGCCTCCAGTAAACATTGAGCGTAAAATTCTAAAGAAAGAATTGAATGCCGTTGCCAAATCTGACGATGAATTTGCCGAGAAACTTGTTACTTGGGCTGATGTTATTCGTAAAACCTTTGATGATGGCGGTCTTGATGAAGTGATTTCTACTCGCCGTTTGGTTCACATTATCAAAACTTATGGTGTGTTTGGTGATAAAATGAAATCGATTGAGTTATGCCTGAATCGTTTCGATACCGATACCAAAATGTCATTCTTAGATTTGTACACCAAAGTTGATGCGGGTGCAAATACCGAAACTCTGATAGCAGAAACAATGGCTACACCTGAAGTTGATGAAAAAGATGAAGAAGAAGAACTTCCTTTCTAAAATTTAATTTGTTCGGCACTTGACCCATCGGCAACGATGGGTCTTTTTTACTTATTTACCTGTAAAAGTGTTGACTTACTTGTTTCGGTAGTATATAATATGTAAAGAATCTGAGAGTTGAATCACCTCTTTGATACTATTTTAATCGTGATTCGTTTTTAAAACTATGGAGTTTTTTATTATGTCAGCAAAGCAAAAAATCTTATCTTACCTTTCTAAAGAAGGTTCTTACAACACTTTGACCGCAAACAAGATGCAGTCAGTTTTTGGTGTTGCAAATCCTTCCGCAACCATCAATGAGTTGCGTAACGAAGGTCATGCAATCTACTTGAACACTCGCATCAATGCGAATGGTCAGAAAGTTGCCTTCTATCGCCTTGGTACTCCTACTAAGCGTATGGTTGCAGCAGGTATTGCCGCAATCCGTTCACAAGGTGAACGTGCATTTGCCTAATTAGAGGCGAATAGTCAGAAAAGGAGAGATATATATTAGTATCTCTCCTTTTTTTTTATTTTATGGACACATTATGGAAATTCAAGTAAACGTAGATGATTTGAAGAAACACAAATTATTCATTGCTACACCGATGTATGGTGGTATGGCACACGGGCTTTATGTTAAATCATGCCTAGATTTGCAAACTACTATGACACGATATGGTATTGAAACTAAATTTTCATTTCTTTTCAATGAATCATTAATTACAAGAGCTCGCAACTATCTTGTTGATGAGTTTCTCCGTACAGATTACACACACCTTTTGTTTATCGATTCTGATATTCATTACTCACCCCAAGATATTATTGCACTTCTAGCATTAGACAAAGATGTTATTGGTGGACCTTATCCTAAAAAATCAATCAACTGGAACAACGTAGCTGAAACTGCCCGTAAACATCCAAACCTAGAACCAAGAGAACTTGAAAACTTGGTTGGTGAATATGTTTTCAACGTAGTTAAAGGTACATCACAATTTCAAGTTTCTGAACCACTTCAAGTTATGGAAATTGGAACAGGTCATATGTTAATCAAACGCCATGTGTTCGATAAAATGGCAGAAGCTTATCCTTTGATTCGTTACAAACCAGACCATGTTGGTCAAGCTAACTTTGATGGTTCACGTTACATTCATGCTTACTTTGATACTGTCATTGACACTAAAGAAAGTATGACTGGAGGCGGTTCTGAACGGTACCTATCAGAAGATTATATGTTCTGTCAAATGTGGCGTAAGATTGGTGGAGAAATTTATCTCTGTCCATGGATGCGTACACAACACATCGGCACATATGCATTTACTGGTAATATGCCAGCTGTAGCTCAGTATACTGGTCGTCTATGATTATCGGGCTGGTAGGTTTTATCGGTTCTGGTAAAGGAACAGTTGGTGACCTCCTTGAGGTTCATGGATTCACCAAAGATAGTTTTGCCAAACCTTTGAAAGATGCCTGCTCAATAATGTTTGGCTGGCCAAGAGAGTTACTAGAGGGTGATACTGAAGTTTCTCGAAAGTGGCGTGAAGAACCTGATTCTTTTTGGAGTGAAAAATTTGGTTATACTTTCACGCCACGATTGGCATTACAGTTGATGGGTACAGAAGCTGGTAGAAATGTATTCCACCAAGATGTTTGGGTTATCTCATTATTGAATCGTGCAAAAGGTAAAGATGTTGTTGTTACCGATGTTCGATTTAAGAATGAGATAAATTACATTCAACAGAATGGTGGAATAATTGTGCGTGTTAAGCGAGGTGAAGAACCTGAATGGTATAAACTCGCAGAAGATGCCTCTGCTGGTTTCTCATCAGCTATTATGGGAATGAAAGACAAAGGCATACACCAGTCGGAATGGGACTGGATTGGTTCTGATTTTAATTATACCATAGACAACGATGGTACAGTTAATGAACTAGGCAATAAAGTGAAAGAGCTGTTGCAATTCATTCGTTAATGTTGTATAATGATTTATATTATTTTTTTGTGGAGAAATTATGAAACTGTCTAATGACACCTTGAGTGTATTAAAAAACTTTGGTAACATCAATCAAGGTATCTACTTCAAGAAAGGTAAAGTCCTAAAGACTGTATCTTCTGGTAAGAATATCTTGGCCGAAGTTACCATCAATGAAGAAATTCCTGCCAACTTTGGCGTTTACAACTTAAACGAATTTCTTTCTGTTGTATCTTTACACAAAGATACTCCATCTTTTGAGTTTACTGAAAAGTCTGCTGTTATCATTGGTAACAAAGGTCGTAGTAAAACCAATTATCGTTTCTGTGAACCAACTATGCTTACGGTTCCACCAGAGAAACAACTGCAAATGCCTACACCTGAAATCTCATTTGAGATGACTGCTGAAGATTTTGATTGGATTTTGCGTAGTGCATCTGTTCTAGGTTCACCACAAATTGCAATTGAATCTGATGGTGAAACAGTTAACATTATTACACTTGATACCTCAAATGATGCAGCTCATACTGATGCGCTTGAAATTACAAAAGGTAATGGTGATAAGTATCGTATGATTTTTAAGACTGAAAACATCACCAAAGTTTTGGCTGGTGGTTATGATGTTCAAATTTCCTCTAAAGGTATTTCACACTTCAAAAACAAGAAAATTGCTTTACAGTATTGGATTACAACTGAGGCTGGTTCTAAGTTTGAAAAGGCAAAATGATGGGTGAAGTAAGAACTTGGGTTGACAAAACAGAATATATTTCTGTATTGAAAAAAGAAATTGAAGTTTTGAAAACCAAATACAAACCACATGAAGAAGGTACTGGTCATTTCAATACCGCAATTTCTGTCTTACAATCTCGCATAGAAGAAATTGAAAATGAATTGAACTGGCCATTTCCAAATTAATGCGAATTATATTATATATTATGAAAGAGGTGAATTGTGGAACATTTATTGTGGACGGAGAAGTATCGCCCTAAAAATATTGAAGATTGTATTCTTCCTGAACGCCTAAAGAAACCGTTTCAGGAGTATGTTTCTCAGAAGAACATACCTAATCTTCTACTTACTGGCGGTGCAGGCGTTGGTAAGACTACTGTGGCGAAAGCCATGTGTAATGAAATCGGTTGTGATTTTATGGTCATCAATGGTTCTGATGAGAACGGCATTGATATGGTCAGAAACAAAATCACCAACTATGCATCGTCTATGTCTTTTGCTGGTGGTCGTAAAGTTATCATCATTGATGAGGCTGACTATCTATCTGCAAATGCTCAGGCGGCATTTAGAAATGCAATTGAAGAATTTGCAGTCAATTGTTCATTTATCTTCACCTGTAATTTCAAAAACAAAATCATCGAACCATTGCACAGTCGATGTGCCGTTATTGAGTTTGGCCTTAAAGCCTCTGAGAAGTCATCTATGGCAGGTCAATTCTTTAAACGAATTCAAACGATTCTGGCAACTGAAGAAATCACATATGAAACACCTGTTGTTGCTGAGTTAATCAAGAAACACTTTCCTGATTTTCGCCGTGTCATTAATGAACTACAACGATTCTCAAAATTTGGTAACATCGATACTGGTGTTCTATCACAGATTGTTGATGTATCACTTAGTGATATTATTAAATTTATCAAAGATAAAGATTTTGGTGCAATTCGTAAATGGGTCGCAAGCAATGATGTTGACCCAGCATCACTCTATCGTAAACTATATGACAACTTGTATGAAGTATTGAAACCTCAATCCATTCCACAAGCAGTTGTTATTCTAGCCGATTATCAATACAAACAGGCATTTGTTGCAGACCAAGAAATTAATCTTGTGGCTTGCTTGACTGAATTGATGGTGTCTTTGGAGTTTAAGTGATTAAAATCTTTACACCAACCATAGAATGGATTCGTAATGACTATGCTAGTAATCGTTTTCGCTTTTGTGTTGAGTTGTTTGCTTGGTTTATATCTATCGGGTGTAGCATTACGATGGCGGCCACAGTACCACATCCACCCCTACTTGTTCTCTATCCTATATGGATTACTGGTTGCATTTTGTACGCTTGGGCTGCTTATACTAGGAAATCTTTTGGGATGTTGGCTAACTATGTCTTGTTGACTACAATTGATACAATTGGCCTAGTGAGAATGTTATGATTATTGATGAGAGAAACCTAGATGAGAAAGCTCTATTCAATAATCCAATTTACTTGTTGACTGGTGATTTTGAAACGGCTAAGTTCTTTAGTTGTCTTGCATCAGCGTGTTGTAAATTCGGTTACTTTGTAGAGAAAGCAATCAAAGAACATTTCAAATATACATACATTAAACAAACAGAAATAGGTGTTACAAATACAGGAAAGTTTTTGTTACAGAAACCTAAGTTTGGTGCAGAAGTGCCAGACTATGTGTTAGTTGATGAAGATACAAAAACAATCTATGTTTATGAATTGAAGATTAATCTCAGAAACATGGACTCAAAGAAGGCACATGGAGAGAAAGCCAAATATCAAAGATTGAAGTTACACTTGGAAGAAATACATCCAGAATATGAAACTAAAATCTTTGTTGTCAATTTTTTAGGTGCGTCTGGTAGAAATGTTGGTTTGTATGAAGGACTAGACTACCTAAAGATAGTATCAGGTGAACAGTTCTGTGAAATGATGGATGTATCTTTTGCCTTGGTTATGGATAAAATACATTCCTCACGAAGTGAAAATCAGCAGTTTTTATTAGACTATAAACAGAAAAAGTTGGAAGAAGTAAAAGAACCACAGTTCCAACAACAAAATACATTGGTGCAATTTTATGAATCCGTTTGATTATGTGAACCAGATTTTGTATGGTAAAAAGAATCTGATTGTTGATGAGGTCACAGAAAAGTCATATACACCTTTTCTGGTCAACCGGTCTTTGTCCTACCACAAAGACTGTATTGGATATGCCAATGAGATGAACCGCCGCCACCATCTGGACAAGAAGTTACAATTCGATTTTTTACTAAATACGATAAGGTCACAAAAACGACCTTTTGCAAAGTGGGTAAAATCTGAAAAAAGTGAAGATATAGAATGTATTAAAGCCGTCTATGGTTTTTCAGATATCAAAGCTCGTGAAGCTCTACGCCTACTTAGTAATGAACAAATCCAACAATTAAAAGAACAAACCGATATCGGTGGATTAGGAAAGTGAAATGGTCGATTTAACCAAGTTTGTTGAGGTTACACTCAATGAACATGATGACTTTTTGAAGGTAAGAGAAACACTTACCCGAATTGGTGTATCATCTCGCAAAGAAAAAGTTCTATACCAATCTTGTCATATCTTGCATAAGCAAGGACACTATTACTTGGTACATTTCAAAGAACTATTTGCGTTAGATGGTAAACCAACAAACATCTCTGAGAATGATATTCAGAGAAGAAACGCAATTGCAAAATTATTGGAAGAATGGGATTTGGTAAAAATTATAAACCCCAAAGTAATCGGTGAAGATGTTGCACCGTTACACCAGATTAAAATAATTGCTTTCAAAGAAAAAGATGAATGGGAATTAATACCAAAATATAATATTGGTAAAAAACCAAACGAAAATCATAATTATTGAATAAATAGGATTTGTCCGTAAGGACAAAACCAACGCCTTAGGGGTTGGTTATTTCTGTAACTCGCTTAATAGGAGAACTATATGACACTAGGACATATTTCATTTGGTCCGTTACATCATACGACACTTGGCTTTGAACGCCTGTTTAACGACATGGAAAAAATGTTGGATAATAATATTTCAAAAGCCGTATCAAACTTTCCACCACACAACATTCTTAAACTAGACAACAATCGCTACATCGTAGAATTGGCAGTCGCTGGTTTCTCAAAGAATGAGATTGATATTACTGTTGAAGATGGTAGTTTGATTATTAAAGGTGAGAAAGAAGAAAAAGAAACTGATGTTCAATATCTACATAAAGGTATTGGCACTCGTTCTTTCACCAAAACACTCCGTATCGCCGATACTGTTGAAGTTAGAGGTGCGGAATTTGCTGATGGTATTCTTAAAATTGGTTTAGAGAATATTGTTCCTGACCATAAGAAACCACGCAAGGTCGAAATCGGCAAACAAATTAAGTTTGCCCAACCTGAACTACTAACAGAGTAGTTTGCCTGAAAGGTGCGGTTGTTTGCCGCACCTTTTCAAAATTTGTGTTATAATGATTGCATCTTAGCGGAAAATTATATTATGAAAATAGCACTCGCCTCAGACATTCATCTAGAGTTTGCGGATATCAATTTAAAGAATACAGAAAATGCCGATGTATTGATACTCGGTGGTGATATCTGTGTGGCTGCTGATATTGGTAAACCAGACCCTCATGGTTTTTTAGAAGGCGCTCGTAGCAATCGTATTAACGATTTCTTCAAGCGGTGTTCATTCCAATTTCCTCATGTAGTGTACATCATGGGTAATCACGAACACTATCATGGTGATTTTGCCACAAGTGGAAATAAAATCAAATCAATGTTAGAATCTAATATGTTGAGCAATGTGTATTTGCTTGACAAAGAATCTAAAGTGATTGATGATGTTACATTCATTGGTGGTACTTTGTGGACCGATATGAACAGAGAAGATGATATGACTCTATTACACATTCGTGGAATGATGAATGACTTCCGTTGTGTGAAGAATTCTAACCGAACGGTCTCTCGTAAAGTTCCTCTTTACAAGAAAGATGAGAATGGACAATACATCAACGAAACAGTTGGCGGTATCAATCGTCTAGTTGAAGATGGTTACAAATTCAAAGAAGAAGTTTCTACATTTTCACCAGAAGATGCTGTTGTTGACCACAAGAAAATGCTTGGTTATATTCAAACTGTGATTGAAGGTAAGTATGACCAGAAGTTTGTTGTTGTTGGTCATCATGCACCAAGTCGTTTATCAACACATCCTCGATATGCAAGAGAAGAATTGATGAATGGTGGTTACAGTTCTTCATTAGATGAATACATCATGGAACATCCACAAATTAAATTGTGGACTCATGGTCACACACATGAAGATTTTGATTACATGGTAGGTTCTACCCGTGTCGTTTGTAATCCAAGAGGTTATGATGGTTACGAAGATAGAGCAGACCGCTTTGAATTGAAATACATGAATGTATGATATGAGTGATTACAATCCAGATAAGTGGTTGGTTGTTAAGATTACTGGTCGTCCCAATGAAAAACCAGCATATAAAGTTTTTGCTTGTTGGTATGGAGGATACCTTGGTTCAGATTCTTGGAAACTGAATAGTGGTATCACCAAAGTAACTGAAACAACTGACTACTTCTTTTTTGATGGTCATAGTGGTTCAACTTATTCATGTCGCAAAGGTTCTTATGGTGCTAATGGATATGGTTATGGTGTTCTAGAAGATTTGATTCAAAAAGCAGAATCAAATGATATTACAATTGAAGTGTTACCCGAAGATACAAAATGGATGAAATTAAATTATGAAAACTAACAGCAACTTTAAACTTAACAAACAAACAAAACGATTCATGGCTACCATGATTAATGATACTGAACGAAACATCTACAAAAAATTAATGATTGGTGCTCAAGTAGATTCCGAAAAACCAGCACCAAAAGAAAAGCGTAATGAAAAATAAATTCAAAGATGCCTACATGAAAGTGGCGGAGACATTTGCAGAATTGTCCTCGGCTCGTAGACTTCATGTTGGTGCCATCGTAGTCAAAGATGATAGAATCATTTCAATTGGTTACAATGGTATGCCTGCTGGTTGGGATAACAACTGCGAAGATAAAGAATACATGAGCGTAGATGCCGGAGGTTGGTTAGACCCTAATGAGATTTATGAACAATGGCCGATGCAAGAGCAACAATTACCAAAAGAAGATAATCGTTGGCTTCGTTACAGATTAAAAACTAAACCTGAGGTACTTCATGCTGAAACAAATGCGATTGCCAAGTTGGCTAAATCTAACGAATCTGGTATGGGTGCTACTATGTTTATTACCCATGCTCCATGTTTGGACTGTGCCAAACTTATCTACCAAAGTGGTATTAGCAGTGTTCTATATCGTAACACTTATCGGTCTGAAGATGGTATCACTTTTCTACAAAAAGCAGGAGTAAGTATTGAAAAAATCTAAAAGATACACAACTAAAGTGGTAGAAATTTGTGAGAATGGTGATGCGATTGTTGAATTGCCTGATGAGTTAGTTAAAGAACTTGATTGGCAAATTGGCGACACACTTGATTATGAAATGAAAAACAAAGTTGTTTATATAAAAAATCTTAGTAAGGAAAAAAGAGATGCTAGTATTGCCTGATAATATGATAGGTAGACCAATTGGTTTTACCTGCTCAACTTTTGATTTACTTCATGCTGGTCATATTTTGATGCTTGCTGAATGTAAAACTATTTGTGATTATTTAATTGTTGCTGTTCAAAGCGACCCAACAATTGACCGACCAGACACCAAAAACAAACCTGTTCAGTCGGTTGTTGAACGATATGTACAACTTTCTGCTGTTAAATTCATTGACCAAATTATTGTTTATGATACAGAAAGAGACCTTGAAGATTTACTGATGTTCTTACCTATTAGTGTTCGTATTATTGGTGAAGAATACAAAGATAAAGAATTCACAGGTAAACAGATTTGTGAGGACCGTGGTATTAAAATTTGGTACAACTCTCGCAATCACCGATTCAGTTCTTCTGAATTGAGAAATAGAACCTATCAGTCTGAATTGAAAAGGAAAAGTTAATCATGTCTAATATGGCACTTGATGTGAAAGTCTTTATTGAAGCGTGTGACCAAGAAATAACAGATGAAAATGCAGGTCTTTACACCAAGTTAATTATGGAAGAATATGCAGAATTTTTAGATGCAGAATCGGATGTAGAAGAACTTGATGCTTGCATGGATATGATTTGGGTTATTCTAGGTTATTGTTACATGAGAGGTTGGAATGTACATGGTGCATGGGAAGAAGTTGCTAGGTCCAATCTAGCAAAGATTGATAGAAAGACTGGTAAAGTTATTAAAAGAGAAGATGGTAAGGTGTTGAAACCTGAAGGTTGGACACCACCAGACCTCAAAAGTTTTGTTAAGAAATAAAGGAAATAATATGTCAATTACAATTAGAAACCTTGAAAGTGCATTAGCTGGAGAAAGTAAGGCACATATCAAGTATCGTTATTTTGCGAAGATTGCTCGTGAAGAAGGTTATGAGGATGTTGCAAAACATTTTGAACACACAGCAGACCAAGAGATTCTCCATGCATGGGGTCATCTTGAGTTATTGATTGGTAAACCATCAACCAAAGAATGTTTGGAGTTGGCCATTGAAGGTGAAACATATGAATACACCACAATGTATCCCGAAATGAAAGAAGATGCAATTGCAGAAGGCAATAAACAAGCAGAACTTGAAGCTTCACATCAAATTACTGAATCAAGAAATCATGCAGAAGAATTTAAAGAAGTGTTGGTGAAGGCACAGAAACGATTTGCAGCATTAGAAAAGATTGAAAAACGTCATGCTGATGCTTATAAACGTGTACTTGAAAGTGTATAATGGAAACGCATAAAAGGACAATAGTAAGAGCAATTAGTTGGCGAATTGTAGCAACACTAGTTACAGCAATTTGGACAGGATTAAGTGGTGCAATTGTGATTAATATCTTTATGACAGTAGCACATTATATCCACGAAAGATTATGGTTAAAATTAGATTGGGAGAAAATTAATGAGTGAACAACATATATGTGTAGTTTGTGGCCATGTCCACGATGATGAAACAGAAGGTAAATGGAACGAATTACCCGATGATTTCGTTTGCCCTGAGTGTGGTTGCGGCAAAGAAGATTATGAAGTTCTTTAAAGTCTTGCCATCTAACATCAACTATGTTACAATACACCATTAAATTTATTAACTATGAAAGAGAATATGAATATTCGTGAACTTGCTAAGAAACTGGCAGTTGAGTATAAACTTCCTAGAGCAGATAAGTATGACTTATATCTGCGAGAGATTGACAACAAGGTGGAGGTTCTTGGATGGGTTCAAGACCCAACACAAAGCATGAACGACTTCCGTGGTCGTGAAATGCTTTTTCCAAAACGCTGGGTCACCATTGGCGTTTTGCCAGCGGAGACTAAGGTAAATGTATAGAGTAGCATACTATCGAATAGGTGGTACGTCCGTGGATTTTAAAGATTTTGAATCTTTAACCGAAGCGGTTAATTTTTCAATTAAATTACCGATAGAATCGGTTTTAGAAATTAAACATTATGACAGTAAAACTAATAACTTTCAAGACCAACCATACGATTCTAGGTGAAGTAACAGACTTACCTGAAAATGATTATGTACTTGTAAAAGATAGTGTTCAGGTTGTTTCAGTGCCACCCACTAGTCAAAATCCACAAGGTGGTATTTCATTTCTTCCTTTTGTTGAATATGCAAAAGAATTCAAAACAGGATTCAAAATTAAAAGGCAAGATATCTTAATGATTAATGACCCAATACTTGAGGTTGAAAATCAATACAATAAAATTTTTGGTTCTGGTATACAGATTGCCTCTGGCAACTTTAAAATCTGATATAATATATGAATGAGTAAATTTTATACATCGGTTGCCAGCGTAGGCAACAACATACTTTATCGTGGCGTAGACAATGGCAGGCGAGTTAAATCTAAAATAGGTTACTCGCCTACTTTGTTTTTGTCATCCAAAAAAGATTCACCTTGGAAAACATTGAAGGGTGAAAGTCTTGAACCAATGAAATTTGACGGCATTCGTGATGCAAGAGATTTCATTAAACGATATGAAGGCGTTGAGAATTTTAAAATCTATGGCATGAATAGATTTGAATACGCTTTCATCACCGAACAACATCGTGGCATGATTGAATGGGATATCGAACATATCTCAATCGCTGTTGTTGACATTGAGGTTGGTTCTGAGAATGGTTTCCCTGACCCATATCTTGCAACAGAACCAATTACAGCAATTTGTGTCAAGTATTCTGATGGCACTTGTGTGGTTTTCGGTTGTGGTGATTATATAATTAAAGGCACAGAAAGATACATCAGATGCAAAGATGAATATTCTCTGTGTAAAAACTTTATAAACTACTGGCAAGAAAATTGTCCTGACGTTGTTACTGGATGGAATATCAAGTTCTTTGATATGCCTTATCTTGTTAATCGTCTGCGTAAAATCCTTGATGAAGAAGAAACCAAGAAGTTGTCACCTTGGAATATGATTACTGAACGCAAAGCCAATGTCAATGGTCGTGAGATGATTGCATATGATTTTCTCGGTGTATCTGCACTAGACTATATTGAATTATATAAATGGTATGCGCCAGGTGGTAAATCACAAGATTCATATCGCTTGGATAATATTGCACAAGTTGAACTTGGTGAAGGTAAGATTGCATATGATGAGTATGATAATCTTCATGCTTTGTATCGTTTGAATTATCAAAAGTTTATTGAGTATAACATTAAAGACGTTGACTTGATTTGGAAACTTGATGATAAGTTGAAGTTGCTTGAATTGGCAATTACTCTTGCCTATGATACAAAGTCTAACTATGATGATGTGTTCGCACAAACTCGTATGTGGGATTCTCTGACATATTCATATCTGTTAGATAAAAAGATTGTTGTACCACCAAGAGTTATCAAAGATAAAACCTCAGCATTTGAAGGCGCCTATGTTAAAGACCCACAAGTTGGTCTACATGATTGGGTTGCATCATTTGACTTGAACAGTTTGTATCCTCACTTGATGATGCAATATAACATTTCACCAGAAACACTAATTGAACCATCTGATTATACGGATGATATGCGTAACATTATTATGAACGGTGTTTCTGTTGAAAAGATGTTGAATAAAGAAGTTGACACTTCTAAGATGGAAGGTGTTACTCTGACACCTAACGGACAATTCTTTCGTACCGACAAACAAGGTTTCTTACCAAAGATGATGGAAGAAATGTATGAAGATAGAAAGAAGTTTAAGAAGTTAATGTTGAAAGCAAAGCAAGATTATGAAAATGAAAAAGATAAATCTAAATTATATGAAATAGAAAAGAAAATTGCTCGATATAATAATCTACAACTAGCAAAGAAAGTTTCACTAAACTCTGCTTATGGTGCCTTGGGTTCACAATACTTCCGATTCTATGATTTGCGACAAGCATTGGCAGTAACTCTGGCTGGCCAACTTTCCATTCGTTGGATTGAAAACAAGCTAAATGAGTATATGAATAAACTTTTAAAGACTACTGGAATAGATTATGTTATCGCCTCAGACACAGATTCGATTTATCTCCGTCTTGGTCCATTGGTTGAAAAAATCTTTGCTGCGGGAGGTAAAGTATCGCAGCCAGCACACAAAACAATCGAATTTATGGATAAGGTATGTGAAGATAAAATTCAACCGTTTATTGATGCGAGTTATAAGGAACTCGCTGAATATGTTCACGCATACAAACAAAAAATGGAAATGAAGCGAGAAGGTCTATCTGATAAAGGTATCTGGACTGCCAAGAAACGATACATTCTTAATGTGTATAACAATGAAGGTGTTCAATATAACGAACCACAAATCAAAGTGATGGGTCTTGAGATGATTAAATCATCTACACCTGCCGCTGTTCGTGATAAGATGAAACAATCAATTGGCATTATGATGAACGGTTCAGAAGAAGATATACATAAGTTTATAGATGATTTTAAATCGGAGTTTAAGACATTACCTGTTGAAGATATTTCTTTCCCTAGAGGTTTGAATGGTCTGAAAACATATTCAGATAGTGTAACGATGTATAAGAAAGGCACACCCATTCATGTTAAGGGTGCAATCATATATAATTATCACCTGAAACAAAAAGGATTAGATAAGAAATATCCTTTCATTCAAGAAGGTGAGAAATTGAAATTTACTTATCTGAAACAACCGAATCCTTTTAAAGATTCAGTAATATCTTTTCCTCAAAGATTACCAAAAGAGTTTGATATGCAGATGTATATTGATTATGATACTCAATTTGAGAAGGCCTTCATTGAACCAATTAAAGTGATTCTTGATTGTATGGGATGGTCTATTGAGAAAAAGACCTCATTGGAAAGTTTCTTTGGATAAATTATGAGTTATGTTTATTTTATATTAGATGAAAAATCTAAAGCAATAAAAATTGGTAAAGCAAATAATATAGAACAACGACTTTCTGATTTACAAACTGGAAATCCTAATATTCTAAATGTAATTCATCAAATTGAATGTAAGTCTGAGGAACATAGTTTCTTTACAGAGAAAAAATATCATAAACAACTGAAAGAATTTCACATAAATGGTGAATGGTTTCATTATGATGAACCAACATTTGAAAAAATCTTTAGTGATGATATAAATTATAAACCAAAAGAGAAAAGAAATCCACTAAAAATAACTACATTATTTGGTGAAGAATGTATAGAGATGTTTGGTATTAAAAACAGTCCTTCATGTTATTTTTATCCAAATTTAATTGCACAAATAATGCATAATTATGAAGAATCATCGAAATTAAAAATACCATTTAGAACTATGGAATATCCAACACATGGAAAACCAATGTTATTACCTTACTCCAATAAAAAAGATATGGTTTTTATTTCAACTAAAAAACATAAAGAAAATATGGAACTGAATAGATTTAAAAGTATTGAAATTAATTCATTGGAGAGTTTCTTTGGATAATATTCGTGTCATCAAAACAGGTATCAATGTTTCAAAGATAATTAAACAACTGAAACAATATCCTGAAGATTGGGAAAACCAAAAGAAATTAGATGGTGCTCAATCATTGATTGACCGTGGCTTTGATGACTTGCCTGCCGGTGTATTACAACTAGTCATTGGTGGTGTAACGAATGTAAATGATTTTGTTGGTGATAGTGAGATTTGTATTCCCACTCCTGCTTATGATAGACACACAGAGATTATTGGTTTTCTAAAAAGACATTTTAAAAATTTCAAACGATGTGGTTTTCTATCATTAGAGGTTGGTGGTACAGTTGGTCGACACATAGATGAAGGCACTTATTATCTAACAAAAGATAGATATCATTTATCCATTCAAGGTCGATATAAGTATATGGTCGGAGACGAAGAAGTGATTGTTGAACCGGGTACTTTGTTGTGGTTCAATAATAAATTATTGCATGGCACAGAAAATGTTGGTGATTGTACAAGAATCACCTTTGTCTTTGATGTACCACATTCAAAATCAAACCCATAATGTTACAAGTTCTATTACCTTTTTTAACTGCAATTGGTCTATCAGGCATTGCAGCTTACTATTCAGTTATCGGCCTAGCACAGATATTTCCAGGTTCATACTGGCCAATTATCATCATGGGTTCGATACTTGAAGCATCAAAATTGGTAACAGTATCTTGGTTATATAATAATTGGAATAATACTGTTAATGTGATGCGCTACTATTTTTTAGCAGCCATTATTTTATTAATGATGATTACTTCAATGGGTATTTTTGGTTTCTTGTCTAAGGCACACCTTGAACATTCATCGGATAATGCACCACTTGTAAACAAGATTTCAATCTTAGATGAGAGAATTAAAACAGAGAGAGAGAACATTGATGCCAATCGCAAAATACTCAAACAATATGATGAGATTGTGGACCAAACGATGGGTCGCACAACAGATGAAAAAGGTACCGACAAGGCGCAAGCGATACGCCGTACCCAACAGAAAGACCGTAGTAGAATATTACAAGATATTCAACAGTCGCAAACCACCATTGCCAAATACTCCGAGGAACGTGCGCCTCTATCTAATGAGCTTAAGAAAATCGAAGCGGATGTTGGACCAATCAAATATATTGCCGCCTTACTCTACAATCAGGCGGTTGATGTGGATATCATTGACAAAGCGGTCAGGCTGGTAATTTTATTAATCATTGTTGTGTTTGACCCACTTGCAATTCTATTATTGATTGCCTCAAATCAAACATACCGAAAAATAAAAGAAGAAGAATCGGAACCAATTGAACCATATAAACGCAAGGTAAAGAAGAAAAAAGAGGTTGCCAAATCAACAGCACCTAGTGTAGAATTGTTCATGGAAGATACAGAAGTCATAAAGAAATCAGATATCGTAGAAATTAAACCTCGAAAGAATACTCTTGAGGGTGGTACATTTTAAAAGGAAATATTATGAGTTTACTAGACAAATTGAAAAAGAATTCAACAATTAAAGATAGCGCAATTCTATCCAAATCTAAATTCTTTACTGAAAAAGATATGGTACCAACAGAAGTGCCGATGATTAATGTGGCACTATCTGGTCGCCTTGATGGTGGTATTATTCCTGGTCTTACTATGTGGGCAGGACCATCGAAACACTTTAAGACTGCCTTTAGTTTGTTGATGGCAAAGGCTTACATGGACAAATATCCAGAATCAGTATTGTTATTCTATGATTCAGAATTTGGAACACCTGTTAAATACTTTGAAACATTTCAGATTGATATGGACAGAGTTCTACATACACCTTTAACTGACATTGAACAGTTGAAGTTCGATATTATGCAACAGCTTCAAGATGTGAACCGTGGTGATAAACTAATTATCATCCTTGATTCTATTGGTAATCTAGCATCTAAGAAGGAAGTAGAAGATGCACTTGAAGGTAAATCTGTTGCAGATATGAGTCGTGCGAAACAAGTTAAGAGTTTGTTCCGCATGGTAACACCACACTTGAATCTAAAAGATATTCCAATGGTGGTTGTCAATCACACATACAAAGAGATTGGTATGTTCCCGAAAGATATCGTTGGTGGTGGCACAGGTTCTTATTACTCAGCTGACAACATTTACATTCTTGGTCGTCAGCAAGAAAAAGATGGCACCGAAATTGTCGGTTACAATTTTATTATCAATGTAGAGAAATCCCGTTATGTTAAAGAAAAATCTAAAATACCTATTTCTGTATCTTTTGATGGTGGTATTAGTAAGTATAGTGGTCTACTTGACCTTGCGATTGAATCCGGCCATGTGGTCAAACCAACCAATGGTTGGTATGCAAAGGTAGACCAAAAGACTGGTGAAATCGGTGATAAGAAACGTATCGCTGACACATCAACACCAGAATTTATGGAACCGATTCTGAATGATAGTAAATTCAGAGATTTTATTAAACACAAATATGAGATTGCTTATGGGAACATTATGGGAGAAACTCCTGTTTTGGAAGAAGCCGAAGATGCTGCTTGAAGGTAAAGATTACCGCTTCATAGACTTCACCAATTCCGAAATTACAGGAATTCAAATTCTTGAAGGAGAATTTGCCGGTGTAGTCTATCATTATGGTAAAGCAAGAGTTCAAGAGGCAGGCGAATTTGCAAAACTACAATTCGGTTATACACTCGTCCACTCAGGTAAACATGACATAGATGAGTTGCAAAACAACGAAGAATTTGTTACAATAATGGGTGACATACTAACAGAGATTTTGATAAATCAACATAATGAACCGACTAGAACATTCAATACTGAAGAACCTGATTTACAATGATAGTTATTGCCGTAAGGTATTACCATTCATAAGTGCTGACTACTTTTCGGATGATACCGAAAAAGTAGTATTCAAAGAAGTTAATGAGTTTGTAAACAAATATAAAAATTTACCAACACATGAAGCTTTGGTGATTAACTTCACAGAAAGTAAATCTCTAACTGAAGCACAAGTTAGAACATCTATAAATCTTCTCAATGAGATTCACGAACACAGAGAAGAACCTACCGAAGAACAATGGCTTATCGAGCAGACTGAGAAGTTCTGTCAAGATAAAGCCATTTACAATGCCATCATGGAGTCTGTTTCAATCCTTGATGACAAGAATCACAAGACATCCAAAGGTGAAATTCCAAAACTTCTAAGTGATGCTCTTGGTGTTTCTTTTGATTCACACATTGGTCACGATTATATCAACGATGCAGAAGAACGATTTGACTTCTACCATCGTGTTGAAGAACGTGTTCGTTTTGACCTTGACTTGTTTAACAAGATTACAAAAGGTGGATTACCTGTTAAGACTTTGAATATTGCTTTGGCAGGTACAGGCGTTGGCAAATCTTTGTTTATGTGTCATGTGGCTGCCGCCTGTATCAGTCAAGGTAAAAATGTTTTGTACATCACACTTGAGATGGCAGAAGAACGAATCGCTGAACGAATCGATGCAAACCTTCTTAACATTGATATACAAGAACTACACACAATTAGCAAACAAGATTATGACCGTAAGTTTGATGTGTTGAGAAGTAAGACACAAGGTAAACTAATCATCAAAGAATATCCAACTGCTTCTGCTTCTACATTACATTTCAGGTCTTTGTTACAAGATTTACATCTAAAGAAGAACTTCAAACCAGATATCATCTTTGTTGATTATCTGAATATTTGTTCCTCTGCTCGTATGAAACCTGGTAATAGTGTTAACAGTTACACTTACATCAAGGCGATTGCTGAAGAATTGCGAGGTCTTGCTGTTGAGTTTGCTGTGCCTATTGTTAGTGCAACACAAACAACAAGAAGTGGTTTTACAAACAGCGACCCTGGTCTTGAAGATACAAGTGAATCGTTTGGTCTGCCTGCAACTGCCGACTTTATGTTTGCTTTGATTACAACAGAAGAACTTGAACAACTTGGCCAGATTATGGTTAAGCAATTGAAGAATCGTTATTCGGATCCAAACAACTATAAACGATTCGTTATTGGTATCGATAGAGCAAAGATGAAACTATTCGATGCTGAACCTGATGCACAGAATGGCATTGTTGATAGTGGCCACGATATACCAGATAAACCTTTAAATACTTTTGGTGACCGTGAAAGAAAATTCAATAGTAAATTTGAAGGAGTGAGAGTTTAAATGAAGGTCGTAAATTTAAATCGTGAGTTACCAAAAGAGAAACGTAAAAAAGATTTATTGGAAATCATCGATTCGTTTCGTCAAAGAATAGTTGATGATGAAGTTGAAGAATTTGTTATTGCTTCTATGGATCCAAATGATGGTGAAGTTGTGATTACAGTTTGTTGCCAAGATTATGTGGGTGCAGTAGGCCTATTTGAAATTGGTAAACATATATTATTTCAAGTTAATGAAGAACAATGAGTTTAAATAGAGACCAAGCACTTCATTGTGCAAAAGCATTTGCAGACTATTTCGATAAGTTTTCCCGTATCGATGAGTATATGCGGGAGCAAAAACTTAATTCATTGGCTGAAAGACCTTTTGTTTTACCTGGATGTGGACCAGAAGAAGATTTATTTTCTGATTTTTCCATGTCACCAATGGATATGGAGTTTGAAATTGTATTGATGGAACAGGAACGATGGGCTTCTTACCTTGATATTATTTCTTCACATAATAATCTTTCAAGTCCAGGTAAATCATTACGCTTTGGTGTTCTGGAAAAGAAAACAAATAAGTGGGTCGGATTCTGTCGCCTTGGGTCTCCAACGATTATGATGAAGCCTCGTAATGAGATGCTTGGTGAAGTCTTTACAAACACTCCAGAGGGTGCCAAATCGTTTAATAACACAACGATTATGGGTTTCGTTATTGTACCTGCTCAACCTTTTGGGTTTAATTACCTTGGTGGCAAGTTACTTGCGGCAATCTGTTGTTCACATGAAGTTAGAAATTTGTTGAATGACAAATACAAAATGAATACTTGTTTGTTTGAAACTACAAGTCTTTATGGTTCTTCAAAGGCAGCCTCACAATATGATGGTATGAAACCATATTTAAGATTCAAAGGTCTTACAGATTCAGATTTTCTACCAATGATGCACGGCAAACCATATGATGATATCAGAGATTATGTGGAAAAAATTAATGGTGGTCCTATTGTACCAGAAGATGCTTCAAGTCGTAAGTTGAAGATATCAAATACAATTATTGCTATGACAAAGGCTGCATTGAAAACACATAAAGATGAATATGATGCCTTCGTTACTACTATCAATAATGCTAAGAATTTGACAGAACAAAAGAGATACTATGCTTCAAACTATGGTTTTAAGAACTATGTTGATGTGGTACTTGGAAGAACCGATAAGTTGATACCAGATGAAAACTATGACAAGTTTCATATGGAGAAAATTGTAGATTGGTGGAAACAGAAGGCCACCAATCGGTTCGACAATCTAAAGACGGAAGGTCGTCTAAGAACAGAACAAGAAGTCTGGACTAGTGGAAAAGTGCTTGACATTATTCGTTAAATGCGGTAGGATAAATACTCCAAAATTGATAGGAGTATTAAATGGCAGAAGGAATATCAGGCGCAGGTGCGGAGATAACAGCATTAGCTGAAAGTCTGCAAGCATATGCTTGTGCAACTAGACAATATCTAGGTAAAGACCTTGTTGACATATCTCAAGTTACATCCAAAACTATTGGTGATGCCGAATGTGATAGGACATTAGACAAGTGTATGAAAACTTTGGATGAAAATTGGTTCACAAGTGTTGTCAAAACTGCAAATCAAATATTCGTAGATGTACCTGAAGCAAGAACTGGTAACAAGTATAAATTTTATCGTGGTGGTAAATTTGTAGATTCAATTTATAATGAATGGCGTAGGATGAAAAAAGATAGTGGTCTTACAGGTGATGATAAATGGAATCCTGCCGACATTTGGATGGTCAAAAAAGGTTTCACATTGAAAACAAAATGGCCAACATTAAGGGAATACAATCGATATATGTACGATGAGTTTGCTAGAAAGAATTTGATAGGCATTTCATTAAAGAAATTGGATCCAAAAGGTTCTGCTCACTCTAAAATTTTTAATGCAGGTAAACCATTGACAGCAGAATTTACTGGTGTCAAACTTGGACCAAATATGTTGGACTCAAAAGACATTTACATAAAATTTAAGTCTGAAGGTAAAGATGGAGAAATTCAATTGAGAAACTTCTCTAGTAGACCAGTACCATCGTCATGGCAAGGAGAAATTAAAGGTAAGACAGCTGCTGGTGGTAAAATTGGTGGCGGTGTGATTTTTGAAGGTGCCATAGATACTGGAGTTAACAGAGCAAAGTTAACATTACCTAATCAAACACCAATTGATAAACCTACTGAAGCACAATTTAAACAGTTTGCAACGATGTTTAAAGAATTGTCAAAGAGTAAAGAATCAATTCCTAATTTAATTATTCAAGCAAAAGCAGGACACAGGAAAGATAAGACTTGGTGGATGTCAAAGTATATTGGTATCGACCTTGTGTATACTATGATTAAAGAAAAGAAAATGGATCCTCTCTGTTCTTATATGTTTCAATATGCATCATCAGCCACAAAAAACAGTAGCATTTTCATAAAGTATAGTTAATATGAAATTCAAAGAATTTTTAACGGAAGCAACAGCAACAGGTAAGAACCTACACCTCGAACATATTGAGGATGAGATTCTTAATCGTGGTGTGCAAGGTGGTCGTGATGCAATTAATTTCTTACAGTCGTTGAGAGATATGCTTGCTGGTCATGCAAAATCTAAAGTGAACATTACCACGAAATGGGATGGTGCGCCTGCCGTATTCTGTGGTATTAATCCTGAGAATGGTAAGTTCTTTGTTGGTACTAAAGGCGTCTTTAATAAAAATGCCAAGTTAAACTATACCGATGAAGATATTGATAACAATCACCCATCTGAAGGTCTTAATGCGAAATTAAAAGTTGCTTTGCGATACTTGCCTAAGTTAGGCATCAAAGGTATTCTGCAAGGTGATATGATGTTCTCTAAAGGTGATTTAAAGAAACAAACAATCGATGGTGAAAACTATATTACATTTCAACCAAATACAATTGTTTATGCCATACCATCCGATTCTAAACTTGCTGCGTCTATGCAAGCTGCACAAATGGGTATTGTGTTTCATACTTCATACACAGGCAGAACTATTGAAGATATGAAAGCATCTTTTAATATTGATATCGGTAAATTATCATCAACAAAAGATGTTTGGTTCCGTGATGCATCATTTGTTGATGCTTCAGGTTCAGCCACATTTACAGAAGATGAAACAAAAGAATTGACAGGCATTTTATCACAAGCAGGTAGAATATTTCAATCGATTTCTTCTCTGACAGTTAATCGCATTGCATCTACTGAAACTATCAGAATTCAAATTGCAACATTCAACAACACCAAAGTTCGTGCTGGTGAAAGAATCAAAGATACTCAGAAACATACAACAGAATTAATTAAAACGATTGAAGCAAAATTAAATCAACACGTTCTTGATGCCAAGAAAGAAGATACTAGGAAGAAAAGAGTTGCTGAAAAGAATGAAGTTATGCGATTCTACCGCAGTAATGCATCTGAGTTGCGTAAAGTATTTGACTTTATGAATCTGATTGTTGATGCAAAATTAAAAATCATTCGCAAATTAGAAACTATTCGTGATGTTGGTACTTTCATTCGTACTGATGATGGGTTTAGAATTACTGCACCAGAAGGTTTTGTTGCAGTAGATAAATTAAAAGGTAACGCAGTTAAATTGGTTGATAGGTTAGAATTTGCCCACGCCAACTTTAATGCAGCTAAGAATTGGGACAAATAATGGCAGAGAAAAAATTTGATTTAAGTTCCATTATGGCCGAATACGGCGATAATGATTTTGGTTTTACGGCAATCGATGAAGAAGAATACAATTCGATTATTGCTGAAAAAGAAGATACTGTTGAAGAATACAAAGCAAGACTACATGAAGTTGAGAAATTGATTCTTCCATTTCTAACAAAACTGTTACAGACGGCAGACCAACCTATCATTAAGTGGCCTAATCGAAAGCCTGTATTAGAATCACAGATTCAAAAAATATTAAACCTAACTAGAGGATGATATGATTGTCCGTGCTGTAAGAAAGTTAAGAGAGAAAGTAGAAAAAGATATTCTACCAAAAGCTGGTGCAGGTCAATGGGGTACAGATGAGTTGAAAAATACTTATCTAAAAGATACACCAGGTCAAAAGATTACCAGGTTTAAAGAGTATAGGCGACATAAGTAATTATTTAACTGATTGGAATATTATGAAAGATTTGATTATAGGTGCTTGCACCAACTATGATTGGGACAAATTAAAGTATTGGGTTAACTCAATAAACAGAAGTGGTTTTACTGGCGACAAGGTTATGGTTGCCTTTAATATAAGCTTTGAAACTGTTGACAGATTAACTAAAGCTGGTTTCCAAGTTATTGTTCCTGGTAAATCCGATGAGGTGAACAAACAATTCACCTATCAATCTAACTTACCAATCCATGTGGAACGATTCATCCACATTTACAACTATCTACAAACACATGATGAATATCGGTATGTTATCACAACCGATGTGAAAGATGTTATCTTCCAACACAACCCATCTGAAGCATTAGACTTAGAACTAGGTGCAAGACAACTGTACCTATTTGCTTCCGAAAGTATGTACTACAAAGATGAACCATGGGGCAATCAAAATTTGATTGAAACATTTGGTCCTTTCTTCCACAATATTTTCAAAGAGAATGAAATTTATAATGTGGGTGTTCTTGCTGGTCGTGGCCATGCTATTCAAGATTTGGCAGCAATGATTTTTGCCATGTCAGTCAATCGACCAATACCAATTGTAGACCAATCAACATTTAACTTTATGATTTCACAAGAACCATATTTGTCAACAGCAAGATATTGTAAATCAGAAGATGGTTGGGCTTGTCAATTGGGTACAACTGTTGACCCAAGTAAGATAGAACAATTCAGACCTTTCTTATTAGAAGCATCACCAAAAATGATTGCAGGCAATGTTACAACATCTAGAGGAAAAGACTTTACAATTGTGCATCAGTATGATAGAATACCAGAATGGCGCAAAATTATCGAGGAAAAATATAATGACTAAACGAGTATTAATCACCGGCGGTGCAGGCTTTATTGCACATCATTTAATTGAAACTATTCTGGACACCACAGATTGGACAATTGTATCACTTGACCGACTAGACTTCTCTGGCAATTTAAATCGCCTAGAAGATATTATGAAGAAATATTCACCCGAACAAAAGAAACGGGTTGAGATTGTCTTTCACGATTTGCGAGCAGAAGTTAATCCACAAACCGCTGGTTTGATTGGTGATTGCCAACTTGTGTTACACCTTGCAGCTGGTTCTCATGTAGACCGTTCAATTGAATTTCCAATGGAATTTGTGCAAGATAATGTTATCGGCACAGTCAACCTTTTACAATTTTCAAGAACACTAAAGAACTTGGAGAGGTTTGTATACTTCTCAACTGATGAAGTATTTGGACCTGCACCTGAAGGTGTTGACTATAAAGAGAGAGACCGATATAATGCTACGAATCCTTATTCTGCCAGCAAGGCAGCGGGTGAAGAAATGTGTGTTGCCTTTGAGAACACTTACAATATGCCAATTTACATTACACACACAATGAATGTGTTTGGTGAACGTCAGCATCCAGAGAAATTTATTCCTAAAGCCATTCGATATGCTCGTGATGGTGAAACACTAACTATTCATTCAGACAGAAGTAAAACTAAAGCCGGTTCTCGGCACTATGTTCATGCAAAAGATGTTGCTGATGGTTTGATGTTTATTCTCAATTTACCTGAAGATTATGCCAAAGTTCCTGATTTTGGTGGTGCAAAGATTCCTAAATTTAACATTGTTGGACCTGATGAAGTAGATAATTTAGAGTTGGCTAAACTTATCGCAGAAGCACAAAACAAAGAACTCAAATATGAAATGGTTGATTTCCATTCATCACGACCTGGCCATGATTTGCGTTATGCATTATCTGGTGATTACATGGCAGCTTTAGGATGGAAACCAAAGATTTCTTTGCGTGAACGCATTAGAGATATGGTTATCTGGTCATTAGAAAATGATAAGTGGCTTAAATGAAAATAGCATTATGTCTATCAGGACAACCTCGTAGTGTAAAACAAGGCTATGAGTTTGTTAAACGCAACATACTAGACGGTAACGATGTTACCGTTTTTTGCCATGTTTGGGAAAATCCAGAGGTCATAGATATTGAACTTTATAAACCTGAAGCGTATATGATGGAGAAATCTTTAACTGATGACTTATCAAAATACACAAGATTTCCACCACCACAACCAAATTGGAAAGTAAAAGATCCAGTCCGTTCAACATATAATCAATTGTATGCTATCTTAAAGTGCAACGAATTAAAACTTGTATATGAAGATGAAAACAGTATGAAGTTTGATTGGGTCATTCGTAGTCGTTTTGATTTTGCAATCAATGCTAAAATTCCATTTGAAGAATTAGATAACAGTAAACTTCACATACCTAATTGCCGTATGGTACCAAGTCGTGATTTTGGCAATGACCAATTTGCATTTTCTTCATCTGAAAACATGGACAAATATTCTGATACATTTAATCGTATCGATGAATTTTATGATTCAGGCACACAAATGATGTGTGAAGATTTGATGAGTGCAAATTGGAAACAGAAAGGTTTGATTGGTGAAAATCTTGTTTACTGTGATATCAATCACCCGTTTCCTCCAGGTCCATACAATGGAACTTGGCACAGTTTAATTCGTGAGGACTTTGAACAATGGCTTCGTTAGTAATTTGCATGGCTGGTTTGAATACCAGATTCCATGATGTTGGTTTTGATATACCAAAGTATTTGTTACCATGGAAAAATGAAACAATCATCCATGAGATTCTCAAACAACTAGGTAAATTTGATGAAATCCTATTGTTAGCTAATAAGCGTGATGTGTATTTCATGCCTAACTTGGTGAAAACTATTGAACCACTTGGTCTCACTAAAGATAATATTCATTATATTGGTGACACAAGTGGTCAAGCACATACTGCTTATATTGGTGCCTCACTATTAAAGAACAGAAATACCCTTCCCCATCCTTTCTTTGTTCATAATGCCGACACACTATTGATTGGCAGAGATTTCAAAGAAATTGAATCAACAATGTCTGATGGTTATGTTGATGTGTTTGTTGCCAACAATCCAAAATATTCTTATGTCAGGTCAAAAGATGGTCTTGTGACCGAGATTGTTGAGAAGGCTTTTATTTCTCCATTTGCAAGTTCTGGTCTTTATGGTTTTAATAATCCCAATCTATATCAAAAAATGTATGAATCTCTATCACAGGGATATATGGGAAAAGAAATGTATATTGCAAATGTGTTAGACTATATGATAAAGAATAATATGTCGATTGGTCTAAATGAATTGAATAATGAATATGAAACAATCGTTCTTGGTAGTCCACAAGAATACGGCCTTGAATTGGCAAGAATGAGTTTAAAATGAAAATAAAAGACTTGAAAGGTGGTTCTTTAAGTACCACAGAGTTACACGAAATTGATGGTGTTCATTATGTCAAAAAGAAAATCAATCTTGTCAAAGAAAGAGAATATGGATTTGTTCGTTGGTATTCTCAATTAAAGAAGATACAAAGATACTCTGTTGATTTTCCAAGTTTGTTTCCAAAAATTATTGATGTTTCATATGAAACAGACTATGCAGTTATGACTTTACAACACATGGAAGGTTTTAGAGATATCAAAACTATTCTATCCGAAGATAAATTAACTGAGCAACAGATTATAAAAATAGTAGATGCTATTTGGAAATCATTTGCTTTACTACATTCTAAAACTTATCCACCAGTTATTGGTGCGCCTAAGTTATATTATAAAGAAGAAGTGAGGCAGAAACTAAATGATGCTTTGATAAATGATGAATTTCTACAATTTTTCGGTCATGCTACAGGTGGCGTATTTGAATACAATGGTGAAATGACTCATGGTATATTTTCTTATCTTTATGAATTAGAAAATATATTCTTTGATTTGAAACTTTCTTCTGAAGAAAACATACATGGTAATCCAACATTGGAAAATATGTTGTATTCATTTGAGGAAGATAGAGTTGTTTTTATTGACCTCTATGAAGAAAGTATGATGGACACAAAGTTTCTAGATTATGCACAGGTGTTACAGTGTTCACGCAGTCATTATGGTTATATAAATGACCGTGATGTTGTTGTTATGGGTTCAAGTGTATCTCATAATTTAGAAATACCAAAAAACTTTGAGAAATTCAATTTCTATTTTGAATTGAAGATTCCAAACAATTGGATTAAGTTGGTAAATATATTAGAAGCCACACAATTCATTCGTATGTTGCCATTCAAATGTCGTGCTGGTGAGATTAAAAAGGCAAAGTTCTTCTATGTTCATGCCTGTAACTTATTAGGTAAGGTTTTAAATTAATGGAAAATGTATTAGTTAATTTTGACAATTTCAAAAGAACTTGGTCTGTTAAGGCAGAGTTACCTGTTTCTTTTACTGTCAAATATTCAAGTGATATTTTCAATTCATCTAACTTGGATTTGTTGTCATATAATGATTCTTATCGTAGGTTGGTTGTTATCGATAAAACAGTTTATGAAATTTACAAAGATGATTTGCATAGTTTTTTTGATAAACATAAAGTTGAGTTGAAATTATTTGTAATTGATGCAACAGAAGAAAACAAGGATTGGAAACATACAGATGAAGTTTTAAGATTCTTTGAAGATGTTGGTGTTCTTCGTAGAGAACCAATCATTGCTATTGGTGGTGGAGTTTTACTAGACCTTGTTGGTTTCTGTTGCAGTATCTATCGCCGTGGTATTCCTTACATTAAGATACCAACAACATTATTGGCAATCGTAGATGCTTCAGTTGGTGTTAAAGTTGCCGCAAATCATTTTGATAGGCGTAATCGTATTGGTGCATACTATCCACCAATCGCAACCTTTCTCGACAAGAAGTTTATCAAGACACAAAACGAAAGAGATATCGTTAATGGTATTGCTGAGATATTCAAACTTGCTGTTATCAAGAGTGAAGAATTGTTTGTCTTACTTGAAGAAAACTATGAACAATTAATTAATGAGAAGTTTCAATTTGGTGCGGTACCTGTTCGTGTAATCAACCTTGCAATCACAGGTATGATTGATGAATTGGCACCAAATCTATGGGAAAAGAAATTAGACCGATGTGTTGACTTTGGTCATTCATTTGGTCCTTTGATAGAGATGAATAACTTACCAAACCTATATCACGGTGAGGCTGTTGTGTTAGATTGTTTGTTCAGTTCTTGTATTGCAGAAGTTCGTGGGTATATCACAAGAGAACAGTTATCGAGAATCTTTATTTGTGCTAAAAAATTAAAACTACCAACATGGCACCAAGATTTTTCTAAGGTTCGTTTACTTGAGTCTGCCTTAGAAGATACAAAGAAACACAGAAATGGTAATCAATATCTTCCTGTGCCAATTGGTATTGGACAATATACAATGTTGAATAATGTTACTGTCGATGAATTGAGAGTGGCAGCTGATTTATTTGAGGAAATATGAAAACAATTTTAATTACTGGCACAACAAGTGGTCTTGGTGCTACGATTGCTCACCACTATCTCGAACAAGGTTGGAATGTAATTGGTTTAGCTCGTAGTGATTCTATATTTTCATATTCTAACTATAAACATTATAAGACAGACATTAGTAAAATCTATACAAGTTTAAGTGATACCTTTGACCAAATCGGAGATACTAAGATTGATATCTTGGTTAACAATGCCGCTATTTTTAAAATGAAATCTTTTTCAGAAACAAGAATTGATGATATGTGCGATATGATTGATATCAATCTTAAAGGTCCAATGTATGTAACTAAGTTTGCATTAAAAAATATGGAAAAAGGCAGTCGTATATTTTTCATCAATTCAGTTGCTGGTTTAGAACAATTAGAAAACCAATCTGTATATTGTGCCACAAAACATGGTCTTACAGGATTTGCAGGAGTTCTTGGTAAAGAATTGCAATCAAAAGGAATCAAAGTTACCAGCATACATCCAGGTGGTATTGATACACCACTATGGAACAAAGATGTACCTTACCCATGTGGTGATGTAAGTAAGGCAATCTCACCAATAGAGGTTGTAAAATTAATTGATTTCGTGTATAATAGTAAATTCAATATTGATTATAAAACAATTAAAATGTTCCCTGATACAGAATGGCATCAATGAGTATTATACCTGACAACCACCTTTTCATAGTTACTTCTGCCCTTAATACGGGCATTGGTGTTATTGATTTTGAAACTCGTGTCAATCAAACACTTGAAACCTTGAAAGTTCTCCGTGAAAGAGTGCCTCAAGCAATTATTACTTTGACTGATGCATCATCAAGACCAGTAGATAAATCTATCATGGATGAAATGTCGAAGTACAGTAACATAAATTTAATATTTCATAATGATAGTGACCTGTGTACACTTGCAAATGCTGGATTAAAATCACAAGCAGAAATTATACTGTTACATAAAACATTATCAATGTTCAAAATGAATGCTGATTTGTTAAAAGTCATGTCAAGTGTAAAGAGAGTTTACAAATTATCAGGTAGAACTAATTTGATTGATGGTTTTGACATTGAAAGATATAATGATAAAAACTTGTATGGTAAATATGTTTTTAAGAAACGTATGCCATCATGGATGCCTATCGATAAACAAGTTGGCACGGGTGCAGACCACTTATTGATTACAAGAATGTATTCTATCTGTATTTCTTTATTAGATAACTACTACAATACATTACCTTTGATTTATCAATCTGTGAATGAAAACAATATTGATACGGAACATGGACATTACAAGCACATAGATAAACAATACTTGGTTGAATTTGATAATTTGTATTGCCAAGGAACTATGGCATCAACAGGACTTACGGAAACATATTGATGATTGATGATAAACTAATTGAAGAACTTGCTCGTCAAGCAAAACCAAAATATCAACAAGACTACACTAACTTTAATCCAGAAAAAGATTATGTGATGTATTCTGGTCAGTTGTGGGACCATGACGAGTTTGCAGCTGGTCTTAAATCTTTTCTAACAGGTAAATGGTTGCCTGCTGGTGAAAGAGTTGAACAATTTCAAATGAAGTTTTCAAAGAAATATAATGTGAAGGCTTCGCACATGGTAAACTCTGGTTCATCAGCCAATTTGGTTATGATGGCCGCAGTTAAGAATCATCTACAATGGCAAGATGGTGATGAAGTTATCGTTTCACCTGTAGGATTCCCAACTACAATCGCACCATTGATGCAGAACAACCTCAAACCAGTATTCATTGATATTGAGTTTGATACATTAAACTTTGATGTGAATCTAATCGAAGAAAAGATTACACCAAAAACAAAAGCAATCATTGTTTCTCCTGTGTTGGCAAACCCACCAGATATGGATGCGATTGTTGATATCTGCAAGAAACATAATCTTGTGTTGATTGGTGACAATTGTGATTCACTAGGCACCAAATGGGATGGTAAATTAATTACCGATTTATATTACTGTTGGTCAACATCATTCTATCCCGCACACCATATGTCAACAGGTGAAGGTGGCATGATTTCATCCAACGACATTAAACTGATTGATGTTGCTAGGTCTATATCATGGTGGGGTCGTGATTGTTATTGTGTCGGTTCAAACAATATGTTACCATGTGGTACTTGTGGCAATCGATTCGATAAATGGTTACCTGGTTATGATGGCATCATCGACCACAAATACATCTTTGCATATGCAGGTTATAATTTGAAACCACTTGATATGCAAGGTGCTATTGGTATTGCACAACTAGGAAAAGTTGATTACATAGACCAGAAAAGAAAAGAACACAAAGAACGATTATCTAAACTGCTGACTAAGTATTTGAATGTTCGTATTGCAGATAAGTTAGAGAAGTCAGACCCATCATGGTTTGGTGTTCCAATTATTTGTGAATCACAAGAAGTGAAAGAAAAGTTAGTTGCCTTCTTTGAAGCAAATCGTATTCAAACAAGAAACTATTTTGCTGGTAATATATTGTTACATCCAGGTTTTAAACATCTAGATGATGCAAGTAAATATCCATTGGCAAACAAAGCACTATCTCATGTATTTTTGTTAGGTTGTCCTCCTTTTTGGAACGATGCAGTATTTGATTACATTGAAAAGGTATTAAAATCATGTCAGTAATTATTGATAAACCACACTACAAATTAACCGTAGATAAAAATCCAGTTTTTAACCCACCAGAGTTGAAAGAATTAGTTTTTAAAAAAACTTCATACAATGAAGATGGTTCTATTCTTACTTACAGTAAATTTGAATTGTATCTCACTGAAGATGAAATTAAAATGATTAAAGCTGCACTATGAAAGTACAAGTATTTGGTGGTAATGGATTTGTTGGTTCTGCTTATGTGAAAAGAAATCCAGATTGTATTGTTAAATCAAGAAATGACTACACCGTAGGTGCAGAAGATGTTCTTTATATGATTTCGACAGTTACAAATTACCATGTCAAAACAGACCCATACATTGATATCAAAACTAATTTGATGACGTTGATGATGGTGTTGAGTCAATGTAAAGATATGAATTTGACATTTAACTTTGTCAGTTCATGGTTTGTTTATGGTGAAACAGAAATGCCTGCAACTGAAGAATCAAATTGTTACCCAAATGGTTTCTATTCGATTACAAAAAGATGTGCAGAACAATTATTGATTTCTTATTGTGAAACTTTTGGTATCAAGTATCGTATTCTCAGATTGGCCAATGTAGCGGGTCATGGTGATAAGAAAGCCTCACCACAAAAGAACGCACTTCAACATATGATTAATGAATTGAAGTTAGGTCGTGATGTAAATGTGTATGATGGTGGTAATTTGTATCGTGATTATATTCATGTCAATGATGTTGCCCGAGCAATCGAATTGATATTGGAAAAAGGTGAAGTAAACACAATCTATAATGTGGGCAATGGTATGCCTCTTTTGTTTAAAGATATGATTGAGTATGCCAAAGAATTAGTCGGTGGGCAAGGCAAATTAAATCCAATCGAAATTCCACAGTTCCACAAGACAGTTCAAGTCCGTAGTATGTGGATGAAGAACGACAAATTGGCAGCGCTTGGATACACTCTAATGTACGATATGAAGGCTATCATTCAAGACATGGTGAAATGAATTTAATTCTATATCAGGCATATTACCAGCAAGAACAACTTGTTCACCTAGATTCGACTTTTACTCCTTACGACAATACGGCAAACGATGCACCACATTTGCGTGAGTTGCCGATGTGGAGAAAGTTATTAGAACAACACAAAGACTCCGATTTACATTGGGGTCTTTTGTCATGGAGATGGTTACAAAAAACTGGTGTACCACCAATAAAATTCAAAGAATGGATTCTCGCAAATGAAGGTTACGATGTTTATCATCTAGACCCTTTTGCATATCTTGCCAATGATTTTCCAAATTTATGGGTGCAAGGTGATATGTGGCATCCAGGTATGCTAGAGTTTGCAAGAATATTATTTCCAAAAATTGGCATCAATACACCAGTTGAACAGTTTAAATATCTACCTGAAGATTTTGGAACTTGCAATTATTTTGTAGGCAACTCTAAATTTTGGACAAATTACCTTGGTTTTATTGACCTATGTCTAAAACTATGTGATGAAGATGAACGGTTGAGCAACTACATATACAAAGATGGTCGAGAATATAATGGACATTTTATTCCATACTTTTCATTTGTTATTGAAAGGTTGTTCTCTATTCACAATATTTTGAATCGACAAATAACTGTTAAAAAATACCATGATTAATCAATTTGACTATGAAAAGTTAATTAAACAATATCAAGAAGGCAAACCATTTCGCCATGTGGTGATTGACAACTTCTTTGATGCTGAAACTGCATTGAAACTATCTGCTGAATTTCCAGACTTCAATGACCCTAAAATTTGGTCTGTATATAAGAACCCTATTGAGAATAAGAAACTGACTCCTAATTGGGACTTGTTTCCTAAAAATACATACCGAGCATTTACTTTGATGAATACTCCAGAGTTTGTTGATAAGATTCGCATAATTACAGGTATCAATAATCTAGAAGCCGATTATGGTTTACATGGTGGTGGTTGGCACATGACTGCTCGAGGTGGTAAATTGAATATGCACAAAGATTATTCAATTCATCCTAAACTAGGCAAAGAAAGACGCATCAACATTATCATCTACATGACACCTGCATGGGAAGAAGAATGGGGTGGTGGTTTAGAATTCTGGTCACATGATGCAGAGAAGAATCTACCAAAAGAATGTGTGACCAAATTGTATAATAAATTTAATCGTGCGGTTCTATTTGACACCGCAGATAACTCATGGCATGGACTACCAACAGAGCTCCAATGTCCAGAAGGTGTATATCGTAAGTCATTGAATATTTACTATGTTTCTGAAGCCAGACCGGAATCAGAAAAACACGATAAAGCTTTGTTTGCACCATATGGTGACCAAGTAAATGACCCTCAGATACTTGAATTGATTAAAAAACGGTCTAGTTCCAAGACATCCGGTGAAGTTTACAGAACACCGTAAATACATAAATAGTCTGTAAACTTGTAATATTATCGCTGTAGAGGCGGAAATGAAATTTAGAGAATTTTTAGAAGAACAAAAAGAAAACCATGCCGTTATGGCTTTTGGAAGGATGAACCCTCCAACAACAGGTCATGGTAAACTTGTAGACAAAGTTAAAGAGGTCGCCAAAAAAGTAGGCGGTTCTCATCATGTCATATTATCACATTCGCAAGACAAGGAAAAGAATCCTCTGTCTGCCGAAGATAAGATAAAACACGCAAAACGATTCTTTCCAGATACTAATCTTTCAGTATCGAACAAAGAACATCCAACATTCCTACAACACGCAGCAAAACTTCACAAACAAGGTGTAACTCATTTACACATGGTTGCTGGTTCTGACCGTGTTCCTGAATACAAAAAGAAACTCGCACAATATAATGGCACACACGAAGGTGCATTATATAATTTTAAAAAGATTACGGTTCATAGTGCAGGCGAACGGGATCCTGATGCTGAAGGCACAACTGGTATGTCAGCCTCTAAAATGAGAGGCCATGCTGCAAAAGGTAATTTTAAAGAATTTAAAAAAGGCATTCCCTCTCACGTTGAACCACATCATGCAAAAGAATTGTACCATGATGTTCGTAAACATATGGGTATTAAAGAAGAAACAGAACTTGATATTCTGTTTGAAGAAATTTTAGAAGAAGGTGTCCACGATAAAGCCATTTTCAAAGCAGTATTTTTAGCAGGTGGTCCAGGTTCTGGTAAAGACTATGTTCTTGATAACACACTTGCAGGTCATGGCCTAACTGAAATCAATTCAGATAAGGCACTTGAGTTTCTCATGGACAAAGAGAACCTCGACAAGAAAATGCCTGATAACGAAGAAGCACAAAGAGATGCTGTTCGTTCAAGAGCTAAAAGTATGACTGAATTGCGCCAACGATTGGCACTACAAGGTCGCAACGGCCTTATCATCAATGGTACTGGTGATGACTATGAAAAAATCAAACGCATCAAAGAAAAATTAGAAGCCATTGGTTATGAAACTTCTATGATTACAGTTAATACTCGTGATGAAGTTTCTCAACAAAGAAATGTTGAGCGTGGCCAACGTGGTGGTCGTACCGTGCCGGAAAACATCCGTAAAGAAAAATGGGACTCAGTTCAGAAATCAAGACCACAACTTGCAGAGTTATTTAAAGATAACTATGTTGAATTTGATAATTCTGAAGATTTGCGTTCTGCACATCCAGATGTAGTTAAAACCAAAAAAGATGAATTGTTATCTTTGTATAAAAACTTTCAAAAGTTTGTTTCTAAACCACCTAAGAATGATAAAGCAAAAGAATGGGTTGGTGGGCAATTAGGCAAGAAAGATACTTTACCGGTTCCTAAAAAAGGACAAGAAGCTGTACATCACCCAGCAGATAGAGATTCTAAAGCTACTCTACAAGCAAGACAATTAGGTTTAACCTATTTTGGTTTTGGTCGTTGGGGTAAAGGTGGTGTTGTTTCACATCATGTTGTGCATGGTCAATTAGTTGCCAACGAAACAGAAAAAAGAGGACAACAAACCGTGCAAGTACCACAAACAAAAACTATTGAGAAGATTAAAAAAGTTAACGAAGAATTCGAAAACTTTTTAAATGAATCGGTTACAGTATCGGTAATAGAAGAATCTAACAAAGTTGATTTACACCATAGTAAATTAATGAAAGATGGTAAAGGTAAAGTTAGAACTTTTATGATACGCAGAAATGCAGCCAAAGAGGCTCATACACACAATGGTGTCGTACATAAAATCGATAAGGGATATGTTGTTAAAATAAAGGAGAATGAAGATGTTAAAAGCATTAGTCAATTATTTAAAGTTGAAACCGAAGGTAGAAGAATCACCGAAAGTGGAAGTACAACCAGTTCCAGAACCAGAGGTGAAGAAACCGGCAGTAAAAAAATCACCCTCGAAGAAATCCGTGCCCGCCAAAAAGAAAAAATAAATGAAATTGATGGTGGTACAGAACCAGGTATGGCATTGAATGGTTACGCAAAAGAAACTATCAGCAGAAAACGTAAAGATGGTAAAGTAACTGTTACAGAATTAACTGGTGATGAAACTACTATGAGTATTGGTGATAAAAAAGAAGATGACCTTAAAAAAGTAGGCATCAATCTTTCATCATTTAAAGCAAAGAAATTTGTAGGGTAATATGAAAACATTTAATACATTTGTTGTTGAAGATTTACGCAAGTGGTTCAGTAAAACCGATCCAGAAGGTGGTTGGAAAAGAATCAACAGTAAAGGTGAAGCAATTGGTCCTTGTGCAAGAGAACCAGGTGAACCTAAACCTAAGTGTATGTCAAATGAAAAGAGAGCTCAACTAACTAAAAAAGAAAGAGCATCTGCTGTTCGTGCAAAAAGAAAACACGACCCTAATCCTGAGAGAAAAGGTGAACCAATCAACGTGTCAAACTTTGGTAAAGGAAAGATATCAGAAGCATCAGCAGCTGCTATTGCAGCCGCTACTGCAATTTCTAAAAAGAAATCTGGAAATTATGACAAAGATGGGTTAAGAGTTAAACCCTACAAGAATCCAGATGCTCCAAATAAAAAGTCAAATGAGCAAAGGAAAAAAGAAATGAAAGAAGAAATCGAACAAATCGATGAAAAGAATGTACCAACAAGTCCTGAAAAATGGGCACAAGCTAAAGCACAAGCTAAAGCTAAGTTTGATGTATATCCTTCTGCTTATGCGAATGGTTGGGCATCAAAGAAGTATAAAGAGATGGGTGGTGGATGGAAATCTGTTAGTGAAAAAGAAGAATTGCTTTCATTTAAATCATTCATCAACGAAAGATGCTGGCCAGGTTATAAAGAAGTACCAGGCAAAAAAGCATATGAACAAGGTTCTTGCAGAAAAGAAGAAGTTGAATTGGATGAAGTTGCTGCTTGGCAACGCAAAGAAGGTAAATCTGAATCTGGTGGCCTAAATCGTAAAGGTATTGAATCATATCGTAGAGAGAATCCAGGTTCTAAACTTTCAATGGCAGTTACAACAAAACCATCAAAATTAAAACCAGGTTCGAAATCAGCAAATCGTAGAAAATCATTTTGTGCTCGCATGGGCGGCATGAAGAAGCGTTTGACTTCTGATAAAACTGCAAATGATCCAGATTCACGCATCAATAAAGCATTAAGAAAATGGAATTGTTAATTTCGTATAAAATTATAAAACTAAAAAGGAAAAACCATGGAATTCGAAAATAAAAAACTAAGAGATGTGGCTGATATTGCAGCTCGCATTATGTCTGGTCAAACAGTTACAGAAAAATTACATCCAAACCAACAAAAGTTGGATGTACACGAGCCAGAAAAAGACGAATTGACTGCAAAAGACTTTGAAATGCTTCGTGCTAAAAAAGCAGTGAAGAAAGAAGAAGTTGAAGAACTTGATGAAGTTAAGATGGCTGACTTACCTGTTAGAAAAGTTCAAGGTCGTGCATATGGTGCTTCTAAGCCTGAACCACACGCAGTAGATACACTTAGAGGTCCAAAAGAAAAAGAATTGAAAGACATTGAATCAGAAAAGAAAAAGAAAAAGTTTTCTGAAATGATTGATGTTTATAAAACAGGTGGATTAAAATCATTCATGGAATCTATTCCTAAAGAAGAAGAATTGATTGATGAATTGTCGAAAGATATTGCCGATTACACAATGGATGTAATTGATGCTGGTGAATACACAGAAGTTACCATTGGTGAAGAAGCGAGTGAAGAAGAATTCAATGCTGAAATCAAGAAAGCACAAGCCAAATCAGAAGGTAAAGATAAAGCAGAAGTATCCAAAGGTTCTGTACAGGCAGTTAAACAAGAAGAAACAGAAATCACAGATGAAATGATTTTTGAAGTTCTTGAAGAATCTGGTATTGATTTCGAATCATTGAATGATGATGAATTGCAAGAAGTTGTTGCTGAAGCAATTCGTGTTCTTGATGTTTCCAAATCAAATGCAGGTGTAAAACCAAAAACACCAGAAGATAGAAACAAAGCAGCTGCAGCAGTAAAGGCAGCAAGAGCAAACAAACCAACAGACCGTTATACTGCTAAACCAGTTGTTGGTGCAGGTTCAGTTGGTGCAGGACAAAGACAAGCTGGCAAACCAGTATCACACATTGCTGTTCGTGAAGATGCGGAACAAGTTGATGAACGTCATATGACAGATTCAGAAATGGAAAAACGTGAGAAGATTGTTAAGTCAATGAAAAAAGGCATGGCAGGTTTCAAAGAGCGTTATGGTGATAAAGCAAAAAACGTAATGTACGCAACTGCAACTAAACAGGCAATGAAGTGAGAACTATAAAAGGTATTTTAGAGCAACATAGGGAAAAAGTTAGGTTCAAACCTATCAAACCTAGATATGTTTCGAATTTATCTGGTGTTTCGCCTCGACCAACCAGCGATAGTGAAAATGTTAAATTAAAAGAAGATGGTGGTTTAGCACAGAATACTCTTTTAGATAAAAAGAAAAAACCAATGTCAACCGCCACTGCTGAGAATTCATTTCAATCAGTTAAAGAAGAGGCAGAAATTGGTGATGAATCATCATCAACAGAGGCATCAGAAAATATTGCTAAGAAAGGCGGTAAAACCGTGATTGTAAAAACATTAGACCAAATGAAAGAAGCAAAAGAAAAATCAGAGTATGATTACGAAGGTGACATGGCTCGTGGGCAATTACAAAGTATTGTAAACAATGCTCAAAGAGTACATGATATGTTGAAAGATAATGATAATCTTCCAGAGTGGGTTCAATCTAAAATTACATTAGCAGAAGATTACATTTCAACAGTTGCCAATTATATGATGAGTGAAGTTGATGAAGAAGTCAAAGACGAATATGCTCGTAAGGTTGATAAGTATTTAAAAAAGAAATACAACAAAGAAGAAGTTGAATTGGATGAAGTATCAACAAAAGGTTATCATTCAGCTGCTGTTAAGAGTAGAATGAGTGCTGCTGTTAAACTAATGTCCAGTATGGGCAAAGACAAAGAAGCAAAAACAAAACTTGATGCTCGCAATCGTGGATTAAAAAGACTTAGTGATAGAACATCAGCAGCGATGAAGAAAGCCAATTCTGGTCCACAAAAACCAAGAGTTGCAAAAGAACCAACAGAAGCTGAACGCCGTGGTTATGGCCAAGGTCGTTACATGGGTGATTCAGTTGAAGTTACTGGTAATCAAATCACCGAAGGTCGTCCATCACAACGTCATCCATTAGAAGGACATGAGTATCACAAAAAGTCTGATGAAGCATTGATTCACATTGCCAAAGATGCACACGCTGCCGCTGAAGCAATGAAAAGTCATAACACAGCTGCAGAAAACAAATATCGTGACCAAGCAAATGATTCTGCAACAGTAAGACATTTCCGTAAAACAAGTGGTATGCCTGATTGGTACAAGAAGAAATATGGCCATATGAAAGAATCATTCAGACCTATGGATGAACCAAAATATAGTTTGTCTATTCAAGCTCGTCAAAAGAAAGCTGATGACAACAAACCACCATTTGAAGGTCCATATAAGAAAACCAAAGGCGTCATAACTGATAAATCTGGTGCAAAACATGGTCCTATGTCCCGTGCTAGAGACCTTGCTCGTACAGCTGCACGAAAGCAAGCTAATATGAAAGAATCTAATGAACCCTTACAAGAATCCCGTAAAGCCGAGATTGTTCGTGAGGCTATGAAAGTGGCTAAAGAGAAGAAAAAGGCTAATTCTGAGGATAAATTTATTGCGGATCCAGAATTAAACAGTAAAGTGATTAAAACCGCAACTCAGATGTAATAACATAAATAACAAATAAACCGATTTTTAGGAGAAACTAATATGTCTTTATGGGGAAACTTAGATGCCGCTAACAATGCACCAAAATCAAGTGCAATGGCTGGCTATGGTGGTGAAACACCACAAGTAACAAGCAATTCGCAAGTATACTACGCTAATACACAACTTGGTGCGTTTATCGACAACCAAGCACTTGGTATTTTTGGTGTATCTGCTGCGGAACAGGCTAATTCATCAACAGTAGCATCAACCGGTCGTCCACAACACGCTGGATGGGTGGTTCGTAAAGTTGGTATGGGTCCTGTTGCTACAATTACTGCTAACGCAGGCGCAGTTGGTGTAAACAGCACAATCACTATTGTTGCAAATAGTGGATTTGGTAATACCGGTTCAAACGGCCGTTCTACCATTATTCCAGTCGTTGCAACAATTACAACAAATACTGCTGGTTACATTGATACAATCACAATCGTGAATCCTGGACTGTATGCTAACACACCAATTTTACGTCCAAATACAGGTAATGCTGTGTTCACCGTAACAATGGGTGGTCGTGCAAATCGTGTTCAAACAGAAACATTAGTTGCCATGGGTTCAATGACTGGTGACAACGAAAACGTATTCTAAAATGGACCAAGTTATACCAGCTCAAGAACCAAATGAGAATCCGATTGCAAAGTCGGAGATAAACTCACAACTGGTGATTGAGCTGGGTGAAATAATTACCTCTGCAAATCTCGGTTTTCAAAAGATTCGTAAAGTGTTGTTCAGGTACGGATTAGACCTGCCAGCACTTTACGATATCCTAGAAGAAGGAGATGAATTCGCCATCGAACTTGATGGCGAATTATTTTTATATGTTTTATACTACTTAACTGATGAAGGTAATTACGATTTCTATGCCGAAGTTACGGATTGGAATGGTGTTGATGAACTAATGTCAGATGAGGAAGACCTAGAAGAAGAATAATAATGTCCTTTGATGATTTGACGAATGAAAATGTTATGATATATGCGATGAAAGTTTATGATAAACCAAATTGCATAATGAGTGAGTTTAAAGAAGATATGAAACGATTCAACTACTTGAAAAGGTTGTTTCGTAGGTACGCAAAAGTAGGTGAAATGAGAGAACGATTAGTTCTTAATCATCTTGTGATACTGTATAATGTTTTTGGTGTAGAAGCAACTACAAGATTGTTGTTTTTTAAAATGGCCAAAAATGATTATTCAGCTTTAAAAACTTTTTTACTATTTTTATCATATATGCCAGATGTTATTAAAGGTATTAAAGGACAAGATATCATATCATCGGAGATTTCTGTTGATATGTCAATTGCAGAAATTTTAAGAACAATAAAATGACAAACGAATTTAAAAAAGAATGTGGTGCAGGTTATTATTGGTGTACAACCGATAAAGTTTGCAAACCTATTCAAGAAGATGCACCAGTTAATTCAGTTGGTGGTGGACAAATTGCAGGTATTGGTGTTGGACCTAAAGGTGAACCAGGAATGAAGAAAAAGAAAATGATGCCTTTCATGGCATTCGTGCGTAGAAAACCACCGGCAGGAGTTTAATATGTGGATATTATCTTGGTTGCCTAACTGGATATTCTACGGAATATTTTTTGCTGGTCTATTAGGTTTACTTGCATCATATGTGATGAGATTCATACCTTTCGTATATGTTTATCGTACACCAATACAGGCAGCTTCTGTATTGGCTATTGCAATCGGAACTTATATGGCTGGTGCAATATCCAATGAAGAATCTTGGCAAGCAAAAGTCAAAGAGATGGAAGCAAAAGTTGCTGCCGCTGAAGTGCAATCAGCAAAAGAGAATGTGAAAATTGTTGAAAGAGTTGTGAAGAAAACAGAATACATAACTCGCAGAGGTCAAGATATCATTCAATATGTTGACAGAGAAATTATTAAGTATGACACAAAGTTTGCACCAGGCGGTCAATGTGAAATTCCTAAAGAATTTATCAAAGCATTAAATGATGCTGCGGAGCCTCCAAAATGAAATCTTTTAAACAATTTTTAGAACACATTGTAAAAGTAGGCAGTCAGTATAGATTGGTTTCAAAATCAACTGGTAAAAATTTAGGAACATACCCCAGTAAAGAAGGTGCGAAAAAGCGTGAACGCCAAGTACAATATTTCAAACATCATGGATAAAATTAAATATTTTTTACTTGTATTGATTCTAACTGGTTGTTCTACAACTGTGCCTGTTACTGCAAAGTTCCCTGATGTACCTGAAAGGTTGTTAGTAAAATGCCCTCAATTAGAAAAATTAGAAAACGAAGCAAAGTTATCCGACATAAGCAAAACGGTAACAAATAACTATACAACATATTATGAATGTGCCGTGAAACATGATGCGTTTGTTGAATGGTATAATATACAGAAAAACATTTTCGATAAGGTAAAATGATGGAATTAACACTAGAACAATTAAAACAATTACTACCAAAAAATCCATTTGTCGAACATTGGCATGATGCCTTGTCGCAATTGTTGCCTGACTATGATATCAATACACCACAACGAATCGCTGCGTTCATTGCACAATGTTCTCACGAATCTGGTGGTTTCACCGCATTAAAAGAAAATCTAAATTATAAAGCTGCAACACTTCGTAAGATTTTTCCAAAGTATTTCCCAACTGATGAACTTGCAAATGCATATGCAAGTCTGCCTAATAAACAAGAAGCGATTGCAAACAAAGTTTATGCCAATCGTATGGGAAATGGTCCTGAAAATTCAGGTGATGGTTACAGGTATTGTGGTCGTGGACTTATTCAATTGACTGGTAAAACAAATTATCAAGCTTTTGCTGATAGTCTTGAAATGAATGTTGAAGATGTTCCAGAATATCTGTCTACATTTGAAGGTGCAGCACAATCCGCTTGCTGGTTTTGGGAGTCAAACAACCTAAACCAATGGGCAGATAAAGGTGATATTGTTACTCTAACCAAACGCATCAATGGTGGTACAATTGGACTTGATGATAGAATTAAACATTATCAACACGCACTTCATGTATTAGGAGTATAAATGGCAACAGAAGTAAAACCACTTTCTCGTTCTGAGAAAGAAGCACTAATCAAAGATAAAGCAGGTTGGGTAATTACTATACTTGCAGCATTGCTTGCAATCAATACCCTGATGGGTGGCAGTAATGGCAGTAAAGTATTGAACAACACGATTGATGCCAATAATACATGGGCATTTTATCAAGCAAAATCAATTAAACAATCTCTTGCTGAAGGACAGTTGGAGAATACTCGTGACCCTAAGCGTGTTAAAGAATTAGCCGCTAAGATTGAACGATATGAATCTGACCCAAAGTCAGGTGAAGGTAAGAAAGAACTGATGGAAAAGGCTCGTAAGTTAGAGGCTGACCGTGCAGTAGCAAAGTCTAGAAGTCCTTGGTATACATATGCTGGTAGTTTATTTCAAATTGCCATCGTATTGTTAACTGCAAGTATTCTAGCAGTAAATAATAGACTTTATTATGCCAGTATTGTTGTTGGTGCCTTAGGTGCTCTGTTAATGAGCCAAGCACTTTGGTTATGGTTACCATTAACATTATAAGGATTTAAAATGGCTGAAGAAGTTAAAAAAGACGAAGATTGGATGCAAAAAAAATGGCGTCCAGCTATGGGTTGGATGTACATGGTTGTGTGTTTCTTTGACATGGTTATATTTCCAGTTGCATGGAGTATTCTACAAACTGTTCAACACCAAACAATTACACAATGGAATCCATTGACACTACAAGGTGCAGGACTATTTCACCTTGCGATGGGTGCCGTATTAGGTATTGCCGCATTTGGTAGAACACAAGAGAAGATTGCGGGAGCTGCTGTTAATCCAACACCTGCACCTACACCAGCACCTGCATTTTCAGCACCAACACCATCATTCTCTGCACCTGCGCCTGCATTTAGTGCGCCTGCACCATCAACAGGATTTGGCGGTAAATTAGCACCACCACCTGCAGCACAACCAGAACTATAAGGAAATAAAATGAAAAAATTATTAACTATCTTAATTGCAGCTGCACTTTCAACATCCGTTTATGCTGGTGGTGAAAAGAAAAAAGTCTGCCATGTGGATGAGAAAACCAAAAAAGAAATTTGTAAAGAAGTAAAAGTACATAAAAAACTAGAAGGCACTAAAGTGCCAGAAAAGAAAAAATAATGGCAAGCACATCAGAACGATTAGGTGTCGTTGAGACCAAGGTACACAATCTAGATAATAAACTTGATGAATTGAAAGTTGATGTTAAGGAAATGCATGATTGCCTTGATAAGACTAGATATGACTTGACTTTACAGCTAGAAAAGATGTATGATGCATCTTGTTCTCAACATTCAGCTTTGGCGAAAGAAATATCAGAACTTAAAACTCAAAGAGATAAGTGGGTATGGACTGTTGCCGGAGGGTTAGTTGTTCTGTCTTGGGCAAGTGCCCATGCTGATTCTTTAGGTAAAATTTTAAAATTGTTTTGACAAATGATGGAGTTTATTATATAATGGTTGAATGTCAATACACATCGATTTAAAATATACAAACCTCCTATCACATAGATTTGAGAGATTCGCTCGCAAAGATAATTACCTCTTTAATGTGAGGTGTCCTCTTTGCGGCGATTCAAAGAAGAATAAGTCCAAGATGCGGGGTTATATCTACCGCAAAGGTAACAACTTATTCTATAAATGCCATAACTGTAACGCAGGTACAAGTCTTGGCAATCTCATCAAATTTATTGACGGTAACCTACATAAAGAATATGTACTTGAACGATACAAGGCGGGTGAATCCGGTAACTCCAATTTCAAAGACCCATCATTCGACATACCACCGCCAAGATTCGACAAGGTCGAAAAATCAAAACTGTTTGAACACGCCGAATGGTGCGACAAACTGCCTAGTGGACATTTCTGCTTAGAATATTTGCAGAAACGCAAGATACCAGAACAATGGTATTCTAAATTATTATTCACACAACACTATAAACAATTCTGTGATGATTTAATTCCAAATCATGGTAAACAATTAACCGATGATGCAAGACTTATTATACCATTTTATGATGAGTATGATAATTTAATTGCAGTATCGGGTCGTGCATTGGAAACTTCTGATTATAAATTGCGTTATGTAACACTTCGTACCAATGATAGTAAAGACAAACTTATCTTTGGTGTGGATAGAGTAAACATACATGAACCAGTTAAGATTGTGGAAGGTCCAATAGATAGTCTATTTTTATCTAATTGTATTGCAAGTGGTGATGCCAATCTTTCATTAACATCAAAAAATATTTCAGCAGGCAAAAAAGTTTTAATATTTGATAATGAACCTCGCAATAAAGAAATCGTGAAGATGATAGAGGTTGCAATCAAATCAGACAATTATGTTGTAATTTGGCCTAATACTATCAATGGTAAAGATATAAATGAAATGGTAATGAGTGGATTGTCAGTAGGTGAGATTGAAGATATTATAAGTAGTAATACATTTTCGGGATTAGAGGCGCAAGCCAAATTCATTTTTTGGAAGAAGGTATAAATTATGAATGTTAAATTGATTAGTTATTCGCAGGCGGTTGAAGAAGAATCTGACCTCAAAAATGTGCAAGAGTTGATTGCTTTTTGTGCAAGAGTATCCAACCCTAGCAATCAGTACAACACAGAAACATCAGAAAAGTTGATTCGTTATCTAACCAAACATCAACACTGGTCTCCATTAGAAATGGTGAGTGCTTGTTTAGAGATTGAAACAACTCGTGATATTGCTCGTCAAATATTACGACACAGAAGTTTTTCGTTTCAAGAATTTAGTCAGCGTTATGCTGACCCAACAAAAGATTTAGATTTTGTATTGCGTGAGGCACGGTTACAGGATCCAAAGAACAGACAAAACAGTATCGAAAACACCAACCTAGCAGTTGCTGCATGGTGGGAAGAAAGACAACGGCGTGTCATTGAAGAAGCCAGAAATGCTTATGCATGGGCAATTGAAAATGGTATTGCAAAAGAGTGTGCTCGTGCTGTATTACCGGAAGGCAACACAGTATCAAAAATATACATGAATGGTACATTAAGAAGTTGGGTGCATTTCATCCAATTGCGTAGTGCTAATGGTACACAGAAAGAACATCAACTAATCGCAAAAGAATGTGCAAAAGTAATCGCCAAAGTATTTCCGATGGCGAATGAATTCGTAGAACAATAATAATTGGAGTTTTTAATGCAAGAAATTGTGCATGGTATCAAGGTAGACTATTCTCGTGATTCTCTATTCGATGAATTAGGTTTAAAAAGACTAAAAGAGAGTTACATGAAAGAAGATGAGAACTCTCCACAGGAAAGGTTCGCATATGTATCAAAAGCGTTTGGCTCTAATGCAGAGCATTCACAGAGATTATACGAATATAGCAGTAAGCATTGGCTCAGTTATTCTACTCCCATTCTTTCTTTTGGCCGTAGTAAGCGTGGCTTGCCTATTTCATGTTTTCTGCCGTATTTGGATGATAGTGCAGAAGGTCTCGTTGATACTCTCTCGGAAGTAAATTGGCTTTCAATGCTAGGTGGTGGTGTAGGCATTGGTTTAGGTATTCGTTCAGCTGATGATAAAAGTGTTGGTATTATGCCACACTTACGCACCTATGATGCTTCTTCTCTAGCGTATCGTCAAGGTCGCACACGCAGAGGCAGTTATGCGGCCTATTTGGACATTTCTCATCCAGATATTTTAATGTTTTTAGAGATTCGTAAACCTACTGGTGACCAGAATATGCGGTGCCAAAACCTACATCACGGTATTAATATCACCGATGATTTTATGGCATTGGTTGAAAAATCAATGTATGACCCACACGCTGACGATACATGGGAATTAAAAGACCCAGCATCAGGTGAAGTGCGTGATACAGTATCAGCAAGAGAATTGTGGCAACGCATACTTGAAACAAGAATGTTAACTGGTGAACCATATATTCATTACATCGACACTAGTAATAGACAAATGCCAGACTTTCAAAAGAAACTTGGTTTAAGTATCAAACAATCTAATTTGTGTAGTGAAATTATTCTACCAACAAACAAAGACCGCACGGCTGTCTGTTGTTTATCTTCTGTCAACTTGGAGTATTATGATGAGTGGAGAACGGATCCTAATTTTCTTCGTGATATTGCTGAAATGCTCGACAATGTTTTGGAGTATTTTATTCTTCATGCGCCTACCACCATTGAACGTGCAAGGTATTCTGCCAGTCGTGAGCGCAGTATTGGTATCGGTGCTTTGGGTTTCCATGCTTATCTACAACGAAGCGGAATAGCTTTTGAGGGTGTCATGGCTAAATCTGCAAATATCAGAATGTTCAAACATATTAGAGGAAAATTAGATGAAGCTAATAAAGAATTGGGAATGGAACGAGGTGAAGCTCCTGATGCAATGGGTACTGGAAATCGTTTTAGTCATCTTATGGCTATTGCTCCCAATGCTTCTTCTTCCATCCTTATGGGCAATACCAGTCCTTCTATTGAACCTTATCGTGCCAATGCGTATAGGCAGGATACTCTTTCGGGTTCTCACCTGAATAAGAATAAGTGGTTAGATAAGATTATACAGAAACACGCAGAAAATCATCCAGAAGGTTGGGCAGATGAGGTATGGAGTAGTATTATTGCTAATGATGGTTCTGTTCAACACTTTGAATGGCTATCCGAGAATGACAAATATGTATTTAAAACATCAATGGAAATTGACCAACGATGGGTTATTGAACACGCAGCTGACCGTCAAGCATTTATTGACCAAGCACAATCATTAAACCTATTCTTTAGACCAGATGTTAACATTAAGTACCTTCATGCCTGCCATTTCTTGGCATGGAAAAAAGGACTGAAAACACTTTACTACTGCCGTAGTGAGAAGTTGGCAAAGGCCGATAAGGTATCAAAACGGATTGAACGTGAAGTGATTAAAGAATTAGATATGACCGCAATCGCACAAGGAAACGAGTGTTTAGCTTGCGAGGGATAAATGAAACCTACTGTAGCGTTGTTTGTATGTGACCCAAAATGTTCTGTACAATCCACAAACGGTGTAATGAGGGCACTATCAGGAAACTATAACTTCAAACTATTTTCAAAGAATGAAGTGGAAGAAGGTTTCTTTGATGGTGTTGATATGGTTATTTTCCCTGGTGGATTTGGTGATTCAGATTCGTATGACACGATTTTGAAAAACAATAAAGATGTAGTTGTTGATTTTGTAACTAGAGGTGGTAAGTATCTTGGTATTTGTATGGGAGCTTATTGGGCAGGTAAAGATTATTTCAACATACTTGACAAGGTTGATGCGGTACAATATATTAAGCAGCCCAATACCTGTACAAAAAGACCTCATGCAAAGAATATGCCTGTCATGTGGAGAAATGAACCACACAATATGTTTTTCTATGATGGATGTGCATTAGTTGGTGATGATAACTCACCTTACGAAACTATTGCAACGTACAGTAATGGTGATAACATGGCTATTATACAAAATAGAATAGGTCTAATTGGTTGCCATCCTGAGAGTGAACAGTTTTGGTATGATAGTTATTCTTGGATGAAAGGTAAATATCATAATGGAGTCCAACATAAAATGTTATTAAATTTTGTAAACGAATTAATGGAAAGATAAATGAATAAAATATTAAGATTTACAGCATCATGGTGTGGTCCATGCAAATCATTGGCGAAGAATCTAGAAGAAGCCAATCTACCAGTACCAATTGAGGTCATTGATATTGACGATAAGTCAGACATTGCCGCAGAATATGGTATTCGTGGTGTACCAACATTGGTGATGTTACATGAGAATATAGAAATCAAAAGATTGGTTGGTTCAAAGTCAGTCAAAGAATTGCAAGAATGGGTAAGTTAATATAGTTATGGGTTATATTGAGAATTTGTTTTCGACACCCATTTATGTTGATATGATACAAAACATAGATGAGGTGCAATCTGAGATTGATAATGTTATAAATGATATAAAATTTGTAGAACCACCATCAACTTGGGGTAAAACACATTTGTTATCATCAAGTGATATTTTTGAAACACATAAAATGGTAGTTACGGAATCTACCATTTTTAGTCATGTGGTAAACTACTGTGATTACCTTGAATTCAAAATTCCAAACAAATATAAAATTGAATCTTGGATGACATTATTCAATAAAGGTGATTATGGTCATACACATAATCATGGTCATGCTGACATATCTGGTGTATATTATTACAGAACTACTGGTGATGATGGTGATATATTTTTCGAATCACCAGTAGAAGGTGCTGAAAATTCTTTAGTCTACGCTAAATGTGCTGAGAGATGGAATCACACACCAAAAGTTGGAAAACTAATTTTATTTCCTGGCTGGTTAAAACACGGTGTTTTGAAGAACACCAAAGAGTCAAATAGACATAGTATTTCATTTAACATATTTTTCGACAGGATAAACAATGATTAAAAAAGCAGAATCAAAATTAACGGACACAAGAAACAGTTTCAAACCATTCAATTATCCATGGGCATATGATGCATGGTTGAAACATGAACAATCACATTGGTTACACACAGAGGTGCCAATGTTAGAAGATGTGAAAGATTGGAAAAAGAAACTAACACCATCAGAAAAACAATTTCTCACAAACATTTTTCGTTTCTTTACACAAGGTGATATTGATGTGGCGGGTGGTTATGTAAATAACTATCTGCCATATTTTCCTCAGCCTGAAGTTCGTATGATGCTGATGGGTTTTGCGGCTCGTGAGGCACTACACATTGCAGCCTATTCACACTTGATTGAAACACTTGGTTTGCCTGATACCACATACAATGAATTCATGGCCTATCAAGAAATGAAAGACAAACATGATTATGTCATGGACTTATCAGGTAAGAATGGCACCAAAGAGAACACCGCACGACATATTGCTGTGTTCTCTGCTTTCACTGAAGGTATGCAATTGTTCTCCTCATTTATTATGTTACTTAACTTTCCACGCACAGGCAAAATGAAAGGCATGGGACAGATTGTAACTTGGTCTATTGTTGATGAAACAATGCACGCTGAGAATATGATGAAGTTATTTAAGACCTACATACAAGAGAATAATGAAATTTGGAACGATGAATTAAAATCTTCCATTTATGCCATTGCTGAACGCATGGTAGAATTAGAAGATAAATTTATTGACCTTGCATTTAATATGGGACCAATGGAAGGTTTAACACCAGAAGATGTTAAACAATATATTCGTTACATTGCTGACCGCAGGTTGATTGGCCTTGGTATGAAAGGCATCTTTAAAGTAAAACGCAACCCACTACCATGGGTCGAATCTATGATTAACGCACCAACCCACACCAATTTCTTTGAGAATCGTGCCACAGATTATGCTAAGGGTGCTTTGAATGGTACATGGGATGAAGTTTGGGGAAGAGCTGCATAATGGCACACATTGTTGCTAATCTTCCAGCAGTAAAATGTTTTGTTCGTAAAGAGTTTCTCTATGACTTTGAGAAAGGTCATGGAGAACTTGAGCCTTGTTGGTGGGTGAGTATTAAATCACTAAGAGGCCAAGCATTTCGTATTGAATCATACCTAAACAACTATGGTGCATTGTATGACAAACTACCACTTCATGCATATTGTTGGAAACCTATTGAAGGTGAACCTCTACCTTTAGATTATTTGCAGTTGTGGGACTGTTTATCATATGATATTGCTGTGATAAAGAAAGCACAGCTGCAATCGATGAGGTGTAAGTTTAAGTTAAAGAATGGAGATTGGCAATATGGTGTTTATATGTTTACAGTTGATTCTGCTCATCCTGATTTTAACGTACTTGATACAGGGTTTAGCGAAGATATCGAGGACCACAAGTCTTATAATTTCGTCATGTGTGATAATGGTCAGTTTGCTGCTCAGCCAAATAATCGTTTAATCATACTAGAACCAAGTAGTAATCCAAAAGAACTGAAGATGCCAGATTTTAAGGTTGCAACAAAAAAATGGTCGGTTGAAACCGATCCTAAGTGGGCATTAGGTGACACAAACACAATAATGTACGAAAGAGAAAATGATTGAACTAATTTACCTTTTGGTGATGACCCATATCACCATCATATCAGTTACATTGTATCTGCACAGGGGTCAAGCACACAGAGGTATTGAGTTTCATCCAATACTAGGTCATTTCATGCGTTTCTGGTTGTGGTTAACAACAGGTATGATAACTAAACAATGGGTTGCCATACACCGAAAACACCATCAAAAGAGTGATATTGAAGGTGACCCGCATAGTCCTCATGTATTTGGTATTTGGACAGTCTTAACTAAAGGAGCATTGTTATACAATGATGCATCAAAAGATAAAGATATGGTTGATACATATGGTGCTGGCACTCCTGATGATTGGGTGGAAAGAAGTATATACAGTAAACATAGTCGTTTAGGAATTACTTTGTTATTGGTCATAAATTTACTTTGTTTTTCATGGGTAGGTTTATTAATATGGGCAATTCAAATGATATGGATTCCATTTTGGGCTGCAGGTGTTATTAATGGCATAGGACACTTTTGGGGTTACAGAAATGGTGAAACTAAAGATTATAGTCGCAATATTAGTCCTTGGGGTATTGTTATTGGTGGTGAAGAATTGCACAACAACCACCATCTCTCACCAGCGAGTGCCAAGTTATCTCAAAAATGGTGGGAATTTGATATAGGTTGGATGTGGTTAACAATATTCAGATTCTTTAAGTTGGCAAAATTAACAAGATAACAAATGAAATATAAAAGTATATTCATTAGTGATGTACATTTAGGAACTCGTGATTGTCAAGCAGAAAAATTAAATAATTTTTTGAAAAATAATTCATGTGAAACACTATATCTTGTTGGAGATATAATTGATGCATGGAAAATTCAACAAAACAAATGGCGGTGGAAACAAAGTCATACAAATGTCGTGAGAAGAATTCTTGGCCATGCAAAAAGAGGCACAAGAGTCGTTTATGTTGCAGGTAATCACGATGAATTTTTAAGACCAATGATTCCTTATGGTTTCAGTTTTGGTCTAATCGAAATACACAATCAAGTAGAACATATTGGTGCAGATGGTAAGCATTATCTGGTCACACATGGTGATTTATTTGATGGTATTACTAGGCTTGCTCCTTGGTTGTCATTTCTTGGTGATAAATTATATGATGTAGTTTTAGAATGGAATTCAAAATTTAATTGGATTAGACATAAATTAGGTTTTGGTTATTGGTCTTTATCAAAATACTTAAAAAGTAGAGTGAAAAAAGCAAATGATTTTATTTTTCAATTTGAAAAGAATCTTGCAAACTATTGTAAAAAACGTGGTTTTGATGGTGTAATATGCGGTCACATACATACCGCTGAGATTAAAGATATAGATGGTATAATTTACATGAACGATGGTGATTGGGTTGAATCTTGTTCTGCTCTTGTTGAACATTACGATGGTAAGTGGGAAATCGTAACTTGGACCAAGGAGAAGAACGATGTGGTTAATGATACTGATAGCAGTACACATGAACAACCCTAATGATGTGCCAGGAAAAATAACTTTAGAGTTTCAAACACAACAACAATGCGAACAATCATTACAGTCAATGACATATTGGTTAAAATTTGATAAATTTAAGGTGGTTGGTAAATGTCAAAAGATTTAAAAAATAAAATTACAATTGTGGTGCCTTGCAAAAATGAGGAAAACTATATTGCTCATTTGTTAATGCACCTGCGCCAGCAAGATATAGGCAAAACTAGAATCATTATCGCAGATTGTTCTACTGACAATACACGAGAAGTTATTCAAGTGATGAAAGGTGAACTGAATGTTGAAGTTATTGAAGGTGGCACAGTTTCATTTGCAAAGAATAGTGGTGCCAAACTTGCAACAACACCATATATTTTGTTTATAGATAGTGATGTGAGATTCTTTTCTGATACAGTTATAAATGATTGTGTCAATGAAATGGAAAAAAACAATTTAGATTTAATTGGACTAAATATCAAATGTTATGATGGTGACAAAAGGGCACAAATTGCCTTTATGATATTTAATGCAATTAATGGCATAATGAAATATTGGTCACCATTTGCAGTCGGTGCTTTCATGTTAACCCGTACTGATAAATTTTGGGAATACGGTGGCTTTGCAGAAAAATATGTAACAAGTGAAGATTTCTTCTTATCACAAGAATATGATGTGAAAAAATTCAAGTTAGTGAACCATTATTTTGGCCAAGACAATAGAAGGTTTAAAAAAATGGGATACTTTGGTATGGCTTGGTATCTGATTAAGAATTTTTGGAATCGTAATAATGAGAAACATTGGAGTAATATAGATTATTCCAAATATTGGAAATAAGATGATAACACTAGACGAAACCGCCAAAGATAAGATTACAGACTTATACATAGATGAGAATGACTCAACCATCAAAGGGTTGAGAGTTTTTGTTCAAGGTGGCGGTTGTTCTGGTTTTTCATATGGTTTCACATGGGAGTGGGAAAAGAATGAAGATGACTTTGAATTTCCCATCAATGAAAAAATCCAAGTATTGGTTGATGCCATGAGTATGCAATATTTACAAGGCGCAACAATCAAATTCAAAACCGAATTAATGGGTTCTAATTTTCTAATTGAGAATCCAAACGCAACGAACAAATGTGGTTGCGGCTCATCATTTGCAGTATAAAGAAAGATAAAATGAAAAAATTCCTGTTTGTATTACTATTAATTTCAACAGCAGCATTTGGTTGGACACAAAGACAACCATTGCCCGTTGAATCATGCAAAGTCCATGCACCATATGGATTTCCTCAGAGTGCAGTTAATGTTCAACCAATTTGCCGACAAGCCTATTTGGTTGGATATGATGCACCAACAAAACTACCACGATTCGTTACATATGAATTGATTCCACAAAATGCATTAGGTTGTGTTGCTCGCACCAATGCATTTGTTGCTGACCAATCAATATCAAATGGTCCAAGACCTGATGACTATGCAGCAACAGGTTACGACAAAGGCCATATGGCACCAGATGGTGATTTATCATGGGACCAACAGGTTGAGTATGAATCTTTTTTGATGACCAATATGTCACCGCAAGCTGGCTCTTTGAACCGTGGCATATGGAAACTGTTAGAGACCTCTGTAAGAGGATGGGTCGTTCAAAGAAACCAATCGTATACGATTTATGTTGGCGGCATTTACAATGCACAAGATAAGAAGATTGGTACTGGTGTTGTAGTGCCTCATGCATTTTATAAGATTGTAATTAACAATCAAACAAATGAAATTGCTGGTTGGCAATTCCCTCATGTGCCACCATATCCAAATCTAGGCAACGATTTAAAATTATTTCGATTGCCCGTTTCACAAATTCAAACAAATGCAGGCGTTAACTTTGGTTATCCACAAAATGCCATAGAATTACAACCAGGTCAAGAATGGCCTGTTGATTTTGGTGCATTGACCAATGCTAAGCGTGCCAAATGTGGTAGAGCAGACTAATGATTATAAAACACCAATGTTCAGAGTGTGATTCAAAATACACCATTGAATTCAGTTTAGATGATTGTGAAGATAATCCAACCTACTGTCCCTTCTGTTCATCCTATATACAGGAAGATGAAGTTGAACAGCAGGATGATGATTATTAATGACTTGGTTTTTTCATAATACACCAGAACAATTCAATATTGACGATGCCGAAGGTTACTTTGGTTTCGTCTATCTTATTACCCACAATCCAACAGGTCGAAAATATATTGGTAAGAAATTCTTTACCAAAGCTGGAACTCGCCAAATCAAAGGCAAAAAGAAAAAGATTCGCAAGACCTCTGATTGGGAAACATATTGGGGTTCCAATACAGAATTGCAGGCAGAAGTAAAACAAAATGGGGAGGAACAATACACAAGAGAAATTCTACATTTATGTAAATCTCGGTCAGAGTGTAGTTATATGGAAACATTTGAAATATTCAATCGCCATGCATTATTGAGTGATTCATATTATAACTCATGGGTGACCTGTAAAATCCACAAATCTCATGTAATAGGAAAAATTAATGGCTCGCAAACAAACAGCAAACAACGAAACAATAACAGTAGCCAAGACAACCAATCAATTGAAAATACGAATTGATGACCTTAAAACATTCGACCCATTAACCGACAATCAAAAACTATTCTTTGATGCATATAAAAGAGGTGATTACTTTGTAGCACTACATGGTGTTGCAGGTACAGGTAAAACATTCTGTGCATTGTATAAGGCAATAGAAGAAGTCCTTGACAAATCAAACCCATTCAAAAAAATCATTGTTGTCCGTTCAGCAGTACAATCTCGTGAGATTGGCCATTTACCTGGCGATGTAAATGAAAAGATGGAAATCTACCAACAGCCATATCGGCAAATATGTGAAACACTATTTGGTCGCCGTGATGCATGGGATAGATTAGAAGAACAACATTATATTGAATTCATATCAACCTCATTCATTCGTGGTATGTCATTTGATGATGCCATTATCATTGTGGATGAGATGCAGAATATGACCTTTGAAGAAATCGACACCGTTATGACACGGGTTGGTTATCGTTCAAAGATTCTATGGTGTGGTGATTACAGGCAAACCGACCTGAACAAAAAGAAAAACGATATGTCAGGCATATTGAAATTCTTTGACATTGCCATGCATATGAAAGCATTTACCCGTATTGAATTTACTGCCGATGATATTGTCCGTTCATCATTGGTTAAAGATTATATTCTGGCGAAGATGCAATATGAAGATGCCGTTTCATAAGGTGAAATAGACCAGGCATACTAGTAGAAACACTAGGTTTTTGATGCAATGCAACATATATAATAGTATGGGTGCTCAATAGTGAGGCTCATACTATTTTAATCGTCTAAAGGAGATATTATGTTCGCAGTAGATACATTCATCGAAACCGTTCAAGGTGCAAAGAAATATTTTGTCAACACATTTGTTGCCGATAAAGAATTACAAAAACCACTTAACGCTTTCATCGATAAACAAACCGAGTTTGTTACTCAAATCGTAAAGACCAACCAAGAAGTGTCAAATCAAATCTTGGATTCATTGGCCAAATTCTCTAAAACATCGAAGGCCTAATATGCCAGATATGACAGGATTTTGGGAGTGGGTTAAAAGAACATTCACACCTGCATACAGAAATGAGATTGAGGCCTATTTGGCTGATTCTGTTGACCATGCTGATGTTGAACGTAGAATTATGAACCTCCAACGCAGAGGCATGATATGAAAATCTTAAAATCAATCGCAAAATTTTTTGTTGTGTGTGGTGAAGTTTTAGAAGAATATCGCAACGGTAAATATTCTAAGATTCATAAACGGTGAGAGTGTTGTTCGGCGTATAATTTGATTGTATTGTAAATTTCTGATATACTACATATACCATAAGATAGTATAATGAGATACCAATGCAAAAAAAGTTATCGCCGGCAACTACCAAACTGAGGACTGAAATCAAGAACAATTTGCGTTCTTGGCACCTTTGTGAGCGTAATGGCTGGTTTATAAAATTATCGATACACCGAGAAGAAAACATATTATTGATGTTCATTTCTCGGTACACGGCACAAACTATTATTCGGTATTTTACCTGTGAAGATGATGCCGTAGAATATATAAATTTTGTTATTGACAAGAGTGCCGAAGATAAGGTTTAATTGTACCCACCAAATTGGTGGGTTTTTTATTTTTGCCGCATTTATTATTTTTTTGTGTTATAATTACTGAACTGACCACTTGAAGGAATCATAATGAAAGAACCAGTCTTGCATGGCTTATTTCCAACGCCATTAATCTTTACCAATATCGAAAGAGAATTCACCAAAGAAGAACTAGAATTCTTTGATGAACACGGTAAAACAACATTTAAGAATGAAGGCAATGTAACCAGTCTTGATAATTATTTGATGAAGCACGATGCAATGTCGACCATCAAACAAGAACTGACACAGGCCTTACAGATGTATTTGGATAGCATTATCAAACAAAAAGATGATGTGAAGCCTTATATTACACAAGCATGGTTAAACTATACAACCGAAAATCAATATCACCACAAACACGCACACCCTAATAGTTTTCTATCTGGTGTGATGTATATCAATGCCGACCCCGAAAAAGATAAGATTACATTCTTTAAAGAGGGTTACAAACAAATCAAATTGGAACCAAAAGAGTGGAGTTGGTACAATGCAGAAACTTGGTTCTTTACTGTAAAGCCAGGTGATATCGTAGTGTTTCCATCATCATTAACGCATATGGTTGAGCAGAAGGCTGGTGACAATACTCGCATTAGTTTGGCGTTTAATTCATTCCTAAGAGGTGCAATTGGTGACAATCGTTCGCTGACCGAGTTACTCAACCCATAATCGGAGGTGTTTATGAGTGATGAAGATTCTAAAATCAAACATTCAAAGCGGTTACACAAAGAGAATAGTGCAATTGTAAAGCAGACCAAGATTGCTAAGGCACACGGTATCGATGTAAAAGAACCGCATAAGTTTGCCAAGCATCATGCATTGGATTGTGGTCGACCGAACTGTATATTGTGTTCATCGCCACGCAAAATATGGAAAGAAGAAACAATACAGGAACGCCGATTTAAGCAAGAGGAGTTAGAATAATGGGTATGTTCGATTATATACATTATGGTGGGTTTAAATATCAAACAAAGGACACACCAAGTCAATTCATTGATGATTATAAGATAGAAGTTGACCAAGAATCTGGTCTTGTATATCTTTGGATAAAAGAATATGACAGCGAATGGGTTGATATTGAGGATAATGTAGTGGGTGGTTATTTCAAACGAAATAATGAGAGATGGGTGAAGTGTGAGGATTTTGATGGTTCAATTCGATTTTATCGTGAGGATGAAAAGAATGGTGGGTACAATAATGATGCATGGATTGAATTCAAAGCTTTATTTTCTGATGGTCAACTAATCAAAATGGTGGGCAATAGTTATGAACCAGATGATGGTGCATTAACTGAAGAGCAAACAAATCAAATACTCAAAGAGGTAAAGGAAACAAAGAGATGCGAAACCAACTTGAAATCCAGTATTTTTGGCCCCTCACCGAACAAATCGAATTAGATTTAGATTACAGTGGTTGTTACAAACAGAAAATAGAATGGTCACCGATAGATAGAAGTTTATATACACTTTCGAATGGTGGTACTGGTGCATCGACCATTACAGCCTCGCATTTGGTTCTAGATATTGATACAACCACTATTAAGATGAAATCTAAACCAAATCTGCTGTTCCGTTTCATGTACAAATTAATAGGTTTAAAATGGGAAATTAAATGAGCAATGTAGCATTAAAGACCGATATCTCTGGTAAATGGGTATCGGTAGAAGAAGTCAACAATCAATTGAATATATTAGAAGGACAGATTGAGTCAGCGAAAACACGCCTTGATTCTTTAGAAAAAGAGAATGCCGCATTACGGGAACTGGTGCATCACCTTGCATCAAGACCAGCACCTCATATGGCAACCTGACAATGAGATATTATGTTATTGCCGGTACATTTGAAGAATACTTGCTTTGGTTGAAAACATCAAACCTTTCACCTAATGGTGCAATATGTGTAAGCACACCAGCAGTATTGCGTGGCACACGAAACCCGCATGGTTCTTTTATTGGCACATGGCGTAATAGAAGTGACCTTGAAGATATCTTTATGGAGTTATTAACCAGAACCGATATTCAAACAAAATCACACAGAGTAATCACTAACATATGGAGTAAGTGGAAGGAAACACAATGTGGTGATGTTAAAGAAAAGACCATATGACTAAAGCAAAAACACTACCTCCGTCAGAAGAATTACAAAAAATCTTTGAATATAAGGACGGATATCTTTACAAAAATGGCAGAAAGACAGGGCATATCGTTACAGGAAAAGTTGATGGTAGACAATATGTGTTTGTAAGTTACTATCCTTGGCGTAAACGATATCCTGCTCATAGATTAATATGGGTTTGGCATGGTTATTCTTTAAAAGAGGACGAACTTATAGACCATATAGATGGAAACTCAATCAATAATCGTATAGAAAATCTAAGAGCTTGTACAAATAAACAAAACCAAGAAAATAAAAAAAGTTGTTATTCAACTAATAAAACAAGTGGTCATTTAGGTGTTTTTTTTGAAGATTCCAGAAAGAAATGGCACGCTACAATTTGCCACAATCGGAAAAAAATTAGTTTGGGTAGATATGATAAAATTGAAGATGCCATAGCCGCAAGAATAGAGGGTGAAAAGAAATATTATACTCATTCTTCCAATAGTGCAATAAAGTGTGAAATTGTGCAAAAAAGTGGGTAGTAAATACGCTTAGAGGAAAAGATGCCAGGTGTATATAAGTTAAAATCGTGTCCTGAGTGCGGAAAAGAACACCGTAAGAGAGGACTGCATTGCTCTCAGAGTTGTGCTCAGATTAATAAAGAATTAACAGATGAACACAAAGATAAATTATCAGAGAAAGCAATAGAGTACCGACAGACACCCGAAGGTATTGCGACCACCTCTATGATTATCAGAGGTCGTGAGAGATACTTAACTAATGTCGAAAAACAAAAAAACGGTGAGTATATATTAACTGACGATGATTGGATGATTGATATTCCGAACCTCGAAGATGATGATAATATTAATCTATAATAATAAAGTATTACTAATATAATAGTATTACCCCGCCCCGAACCACCCCTCCATTATACCAGATAATTGCCGAAAAGGCAAGCCCCTAATAATACTTGACCATTCCGGTCGACTATTCGAGGGGGCTTGCCTTTTTTGCCCATTGTGATATACTCCTTCCATAGATTGAAAAAGCGAGAAAAACAGATGTTGCAGAAAAACAACAGAATCCACAAACCGCTTGACAATTGCCAAAAATCGTGATATACTGATAACATCAAAACTTGAAAAGGAAACAAAATGTCTAAAACCTCTGACCTCTCCGTTGCTCTGAAAAACATTCAGTCCGAAATGAAAACCCTCCGTGCTCAGGCTACTGAAGTCCGTGCCGCTTTGAAAACGGCTCGTGCTAATGCGAAAACCGAGAAAGCCATTGCTCGCCAAGCGAAGCAGAATATTGCTGCTGTAAAGAAAGCAGAGCGTATTGCTAAACTTGAAGCCAAGTTGCTTGCATTGAAAACCGGTCCCGTTGGTATCAAAGCTCGCAAAGCTAACAAAAAACCTGGTAAAGTTACTGTTACCAAAATCGCCGCCTAAGGATAACTAATATGATGTTGGTCATTTCCACCCAAATCCACGAAAATTACGGTGCCCACGATTGGGACGGTAATGGTGTTTGCCCCCAATACTGGAAGGCTAAGGGTGGTTCTGAATATAAAATAACCAACATTCCTCTGAATATCGATTACCTTGCTGTGGTCGCTATGGCTGGTTTAGAAGGTGGTAACGATTATTTCCGTGAGGAAATTATTGATTGGAAAATTGAAGGTGATGATTATCTTAGTTGGTTCGAAAAGAGTCAGCTCGATTATGAGGGTGTTATTACACACAAAGAGCCTACAATTGAATACTCTGAATTAAATGGGAGCTTCGCTTAATGGATACTATTTCACGGGAAGATTTAATTTTGTTGCTGAGTTTCAAAGGCTGGACTAGTGATGAGCTCAGTCTAATGGATAATGAAACTTTAGATAACCTTTATATTGAATACATTGTATTGGAGAACGATTATGTCTAAACTTACCGAATACACGTTGGAGATTCACAAAGCCGACAAGCGATACATTGAAGGTCGCCGTTTGGTTCAAGTGATTGATTTTGCAGAGTCCACAAAGGACTATATTGAAGCGGTTGCAGCTGCGAAGCGCAAGCTTGGTTTTATTGTTTTTGTGTTTGAGACCTATGTCACCAAAACCAATATTATGAGTGGAAAAGAAATTAAAGAGCGTTACGATACGCCTTATTATTGCTCACCTTCAAGTGAGTCCTACTGGAGTATGTAATGAATAAGATAAGGAATTTTGTCGCAAAGCACAATAAGCACCGTGCTGTGGTGATGAAAGTCCGTGTCCGTTATCAGAGGCGACCGAAGCACCAGAAGAAGTTGACCAATGGGATGGAGAACTAAAGTAGTATATTGCCATTTTCACCAATTCTGTTATACTCCTTCCATAGATTGAAAAACCACTCTGAGACCACCGAGGAACGGTGGCACCACAAAAGACCCATGCCAACATGGGTTCTCAGGTGTAAGGCAGAAGGATCGGATCCTCGAGGCCGCTGATTGAAAAATTATCAGCAAATAAATTTAAAAGGAATTGCAATGAGTGAATTTTTTGTTGAACATGAGGACGGTTGTGATTTAATCGAAGCTCCCAATTTGGAAACGGCATATGAAATTGCCAATGAATTGGGTTTGGTAATTTATTCAATTAATGAGGCTTAAAATGATTTACTACGGAATGTTCACGGATGAAGGCAATGCAAAGGTTGCCGAAATTGTAGAATTCGCTAAGACTAATAATGCTCAATGGGAAGATATATTGCCCATGCTCAGAAATTTAGCTGAGAGCGACCGTGCTAAATTTGGTGAAGCGCTTGACACCGCTGTCCGTGAAATGGTGTATGATGCTTGCTTTTGCACAGGTGATTTTTATATATGAGAAAAAAGCGCAGCGACCGTAACCATGTTATCTATCAGGTAACCTGCGTGGATACAGGCGACAATTACATTGGTTTGACAGTCGCCCAAGGTCAAGCATTCCTCCGTAGTGTCAAAGTAAGATGGCAGAAGCACCTCTCCAGAGCGCTGTGTGAGGACAAGGATTGGACATTTTGTGATTTCATCCGCACCATGCCAGAAGCACAGTACCAATATGAGGTGCTCGAGGTGGTGAGAGGTCGCAAACCTGCCCACCAGAGGGAGCGCCAGTATATTGCAGAGTACCAACCAACCTTGAATACATTTTAAAAGGAAAGAACATGAGCAGAATGAGCAATTTGGATTTGGAATTGCGTGAATTGTTTGAACGTGGTTTGACCGCCACCGAGGCGGCAGAAATTGTGGATGCACCAATTTCCATAGTGAAGGACTTTTTTGAGATGCTCGAAGATGAGCTGGATGCGGAGTCATATGATGATAGCATGGATGGAGATTTCGATTCAGCAATGGCCTCAGCAGGCTATGGCACGGATGAGGACTATGGGTATTTTGGTGATGAGTGATGAGCAGTGAGCCATGTGATATCTGGAAAAAATTTAGGATATTAGAATAAGGATCCTTAAAAGGAGTCCTCTAGGGAACCACAGATGGATTCCTTAATTTTCTATTTTGCCCCAGTTTCCCATAGCCCCCCGTCATTCTCTGGAGGTTTTTTGGTTAAGGTTCCAGTCGGTAGGAATAAGGTTCCCTTTTTTCAGAGCCCCCCCGTCATTCTCTGGGGAGATTCTGGTTTAAGGTTCCATATATTTGCCACACAGGTACTTTTGTTTATGTTATAATGGAGTCTTTATGTTGTTAGCCGTATGGTTGGTTAGTATGGTTGTTTATTGGGGTGGTGATTCTATGGGTTTTGATGACAAGTGTGTTCTCCCTAAGGAATGTGTGGTTGCAAGCAAATGAAAGAATTCTTAGAAAATGATATGTGGTTCATACTGTGTATCATATGGTTTTGCATAGTGTCGTTTGCGATTGGTTTACTGATAGGTTTCTTTGTATTATGAATGACGATAAAAAAGAAATAGATTGTCCTCGGTGTGGTGGTAACTGGTTCAATGACTTAGATGAATCTGGTGTGCCTTATACCTGTTTCCATTGTTGTAATGGTACCTTGCCATGTTATGAAGGTGAAGAAGATGAATGAAAAAATCAGAGAGATTGCATTAGAAGCAGGCGGCAGTACCTATCCTGAAGTAAATACTACGCAATTGATAAAATTTGCCGAGTTGATTATCAGAGAATGTGCCAATATTGCTGATATTGCAGAACCATTCCTTGCTTCGGATCTGATTAAACAACATTTTGGAGTTGAAGAATGAAACTAAGTGGTATCAATGCCGCCATGGCACATAAAATTGAATTGCAGAAACTTGTCCACCAAGAAACAATCAAGCAACAGCAGATTAAAGTAATCAAAGACCGTCAGGTTGAATTGCAGGCAATTAAAACAAAAGACCTTGATAAAGGTACCAATATTGATGAAATGGCATAGGAGTTAAATTATGAGTTTCGATTGGAAAACGTATGGTTGTCGTTCCACTACGGGTGAGTTCCACCTGATTGGTGGTGAAGATTTGGAAGATGCGATGAAAAGTTATGCGAATGTCTTTCCGTATAAAGAATTAGAATCCGTTTATTTGTTGGTTTACCAAAAGGAATATGAAAATGAATGATATCGTAATTACTGGCCTGAATAAGCGCCAAAAGATTCTCGCAGACATTATCTGGAACATCGAAGAATGGGACCAAGTAGAGATTTTTATGAGTTCTCTACCAGAAAGAGATAGAATCGATTGTGAAGGTATTATCGAAATGATGCGTATGCAGTTGGTCGAAATCTATGCGGAAGGCATGGGACTGACGGACTATCCGGAAGCCAATGAATTGATTGCGAAAGTAAAAAGAAAATGAATAGTGCTTGGATATTGATAATTGCTTTCTATTCTCCTGGTGGTGATTTTATGGATAAGACCACCATGAAGTTTGAGAACAAGCGTGATTGTGAAGTGGTTCGAGCGCAGTTGCAGAATCTAGATGCCCCACTAAAAGTAAGGCATAAGGGTGTTTGTGTGACCAAAGGACATTGGGATGGAACAAGACCAATGAATGGTATTGCCTACGATTAGGAGTTAGTATGAGTGATAGGTTTGATTTGGAACAGAATATTCTCCGTTGCTGGAATATCACAGAGGACATTCGTTTGTTCGTAAGTAAAGGTTCGACACCAGAGCAAATGACCGCTTTGGCTGATTATTATGAAGTTTATTTCCAAAATCTTTTCGACCAAATGGAAACAATGAGTAAAGAAGGCAAAATTAAATGAGTGGTGGACATTTTAGTTATATGCAATGGGAAATTGGCAATATTGCTGATGAAGTGGAACAGTTGATTCTGGACAATGATTCAGAAGAATTAGATGAATATGGTGGCCGCAAAGGTTCTCATTTCACTCCCGAAACAATTGAAGAATTTAAAAAAGGTTTAGTTATTCTAAGACAGGCATATGTCTATGCACAGCGCATTGATTGGTTAGTAAGTGGTGATGATGGAGAAGATTCTTTCCATCGCCGATTAAAAGTTGAATTGGAAAAGTTGTGAGTTATTACATGAAATCAGGCAATACATTCCGTATTGCCACAAAAGAATCTATGGATTTGCACGAATCGTTGCCTGCTGGTAACTATGTCGTAAAGCAGGATCCGTTTGAGAATTTTTACATTGAACAGATTGAATCATTTGATGTACCCACCAGAATGTATGGTGATACAATCCGCAATACAGAACGGATTATCAATAGTTTTTGGGACCGTGAAAAGTCAACAGGTGTCATGCTTGTTGGTGAAAAAGGTTCAGGCAAAACCTTGTTGAGTAAAAATATCTGTGTTGAGTTGGCCAAACAAGGTGTGCCAACTATCGTTATCAATCATGCTTGGATTGGTGACAAATTCAATACGCTGATTCAATCCATTCAACAACCATGTATTGTGATGTTTGATGAGTTTGAAAAGGTTTACAATTCAGAAGAACAGGAAGAATTGCTGACATTGCTTGATGGCATTTATTCATCAAAGAAACTATTCATGCTGACCAGCAACGACAAATGGCGTGTTGATTCACATATGCGTAACCGACCAGGTCGTATCTTTTACATGGTTGACTTCAAAGGTCTGGATGAGGCATTCATCCGTGAATACTGCTATGACAATCTGGCCAAACCTGAATTGAAAACGATTGACACCATTGTGGGTATTGCTTCTGTATTCGGTGCATTTAACTTTGATATGTTAAAGGCATTGGTTGAAGAAATGAACCGTTATGGTGAAACACCACAAGAAGCAATGCGTATTCTAAACGTGAAGGCTGAGTTTGATGGTGGTACAACATATAGTGTGGAAATCTACAAAGGTGACCGCAAGGCAGACCGTACAAGTCCTTCCATTTGGAATGGCGCACCGTTGTCATCAAAAGAAATCTGTATCAACTGGCGTTTCTTTTCTAAGAAGAAGTCAGAACTTAATGATGCACCAACCACATTGGTTAGTCCTGTTAATGATGATGAAGATGGTTGGGGTGATGAAGATTTTACTACCGATGACTTGGTGAAATTCAACAACAAAACTGGTCAATTCATCTTTGAAAAAAATGGCGTGACCTTGATTTTGGTGAAAGAAACACCAAAATATTTCAATTTTGATGCATTTTGAGAAAGTAATACTAAAGACTTAATGTTGCGTAAAAACAACAACTTAGGACTAGGGCTTGCCAATCATGGTATTCTATGTTATACTGGTAACTTAGAAACTGATAGAGGAACTAAAATGACTGAATTTGAAAAACAATGTTATGGCATGACCGAGTCCGATATTCGTGAGCAATACATGAATTCCTTTACCGCTCGCTTGAGTGGTTTGGAAATGGTTGTGATGGGTATTTTATCGGATGCTCAAGAATTGCTTGCGATGGGTGCTACCAATGATTCTCGCCAATATATGAATCGTGCTAAATTTATTTTGTCTGAAATGATGGAAGAAAAGAGTGAGGTTGCCTAATGAATAAAATAAATTCTTTTGTTGTTGTTTCAGTTGCTGATAATATTACCAAAATGAATGAAGCCGAATTGAATATGCTGGCAGAAATTCTTACTGGTTCGGCTGGTGAGCGATTGTGTGATTTACTTTCATTCGCTATTCAGGATGCCGATTTAATGAGAAAAGAAACTTTAGAAGAAATGGAAACGATATGATAAGATTTTTTCTTGGTTTACTAATTGCTTTTGGTTCAGTAGGTGGCATGGAAAATCCAGATAACAGTTTATTGTTGTGTGTTATTTTTGCTTCTGCTGGTTTGATTATGATGGCCAGCGGTGTTAGGAAGATGAATCAAAATGACCAATTCTAAACAATCGACAGCAATTCGGCGTACCATGCGTGAACGGTACAATATGCGAGGTGCTGAAATTACCAGAGAAAATTCTGAGCAAGAATTTCGTGAATTAGAATTATCGTTGAAATATCAACCTGATTTAGAATTGAAAGCAATGCTGGGTTGTACCTTAGAAGATTTTGACATTGAAGTGCAAGACGCTGAGTGTTATTAGAAATATATAAGGAAGTAAAATGAAAGTTGTGATTAATGATTGTCATGGTGGTTTCGGTTTATCTGAGGCTGCATTGAAAGAATACAAAGACCGTAAAGGCATTACGGATAAAAATTTTTGGTACTATGACATTCCTCGGGATTGTCCAGTGTTGGTTGAAATAGTAGAACGTGGTGCTGCTGATGGTGCCTATGCTGATTTAAAAGTTGTGGAAATACCCGATGATGTGAATTGGTACATTGAAGAATATGATGGTTTAGAACACGTTGCTGAAAGGCACAGGACTTGGAGTTGATATGAGTTGGAATTATTATATGGTTGAGTTTTTTTGGGAAACAAACACAGCTTCATATGAAGAAGTGGGTGCTATATCTGCTCAAGAAGCGGTAAATTCAATAAAATTGGGCTGGCCGAAGTGTCAAGTTCAAAATGTTTGGGTTGCAGTTGGTGAAAATGATACTTGGAAAGATGAATATGAATAAAATTAATGAAATTTCTGAAAAAATGCGTGAATTTGTGATTATTAATCACTTGCAAATCTCTTGGGCTCTAGTGGGAATGTTCGTTTTCGCTTCGGCACACTCACTTTTAGCAGGAAATTTTGTAAACGCTGCACTTTTTCTGCTTGCTGCAATGTTGGCTGTCTTTTGAATAACAATTTTTTCAAAATTTTGCTAATTTTTTCGTTGTGCATGATATTAATTATCATGTCCGACTTGTTTTTTTCGAATTCCGTTGGCCATAAAATGGCAAAAGAGCTCGGATGCGATTATTTGGGTAGCATCAAGGGTCAAGATGAGCTCGGTTGGTTCAAATGTCGTGATAAAATTGAATTGATAAGGTTAAAATGACGCTTACTACGCTTATGATGATTGCTATACTAGAAGCAGTTGGTTATTTTTTGTTGGGATTTTTGTTAATTGCGTTTATCATTAATCTTTGTGAAGATTTTTTTAATCAATAACTAGGATTTTAATGGAAAGCTCAAAATATGATGGATTTTATTTCTTGCCTCTTGATGATGATGAAGAAGGCATGAGATTTTCCTATTTCACATTGTCAGATGAAGCACAAGGCACAGCAATTGATGGAAATTCTATCGGTGATATGTATCACGTTGTAATGTTTAAAGCTGGCGAAGATGGTTTGCCGGTTTTTGATGATTTCTTTGACGCTATTTTGGGTGACCCCACGAAATATGTTGAAAATCTGATTGGTACCGAAATTTATGGATGTGTGTTGCGAAAAACAGACAAATCGGGTAAATGGATTGAAGATTACCTCACAAGGGTACTAGGTTCTGTTATAATTAAGAAATTAAAGGGTTATGCAAGCAGCATAGCTGAAGGTTAACAAGAAAGGTGAATGTTTGATTATGGATAATTCAAAAAAACTGTTTTTTAAAAATGAAAAAGAAAAAAATTGGTTGCGGCATTTGTTGAAAGATGAAATTGTAACGCTTACATTCACCAAAAAAGATGGAAGTGAGCGGATTATGAAATGTACGCTAAATGAACAGCATACTCCCAAAATTGAAGAAGGTGTTGTAACAAATCGTAAAAAATCAGATGATGCACAAGCTGTCTTTGACATTGAAGCGAATGGTTGGCGTAGTTTTCGCTGGGACTCAATTCAAAAAATTGAATTTAGTTTAGGTTCAAAATGGGCTGAAACTAGTTTAGAGGGTTAATTATCATGGCACAATGGAAAGTTACTCCAACTTGGAAAAAATCTATCATTGAACGACAAACGTGGTCAAAACCTGGTGTTGCGGGTTATATTACAAATGCAACCGGTTGGCGATGGGGTGAATTTGTTGTAACCACAGAAGATGATGAACCGCCTGAGTTGGAATCTGGTGTAGATATCTATTCTTGTGGTTATGATTCTGAAATGATTGAATTGAATGATGCTTGTTGGGAAGAAACCGACATTGACCTTGCTGATGAAGCAGAAGTTGAAAAAATTCAAGAGTTTCTTGATGAGAATTCAATTCTCGACCTAGAAGAAGAAGGTTGGTCTATGGATGATTGTGAGATGATTATCGATTGTGATATGGAAATTGAAAGGATTGATGAATGAAGTATATTGTTGAAACTTTAAACGCTTTTCGTCATGTACATATTATAGAAGCGGAGAATGAACAAGAAGCATTAAACATTGCTTCTGTTGCTGATGATAATTGGCAGGAGTTTCTTGGTCAAATGAAAATTGATTGTCAAGAATATACCGAAGAACACATTAATATATTCCGTAAAAAAGAATATTTTTGGAATGGAGTTTGTACAAGAGATGAAGATGGTTATGTTGCTTATATTCACCCATCAGGTGAGAAAGTAGAAGCAAAACAAACTAGAATTCCTGGATGATTTTGGATATATAATAGGATGACAACAAGAAAAATGCACTCCGCCTTTATTGAGTATTCACGCCCAACATTAGATTGGAATGGCGGTGTTCGTGTGTAGAATTTAGAAATTATTTTCCCACACACGAACCCTAGACCTAAAAAATCTAGGGTTTTTTGTTTTTGGCCTCGGTGACGGAATTGGTATACGTGCTGGTCTTAGAAACCAGATTCTAGGAGTTCGAGTCTCCTCTGAGGCACCAATGCGGATGTGATGGAATTGGTATACATATCAGACTTAAAATCTGAGTTCTGAGGGTTCGAGTCCCTCCATCCGTACCAAGATTGATGTTGTATTTTTACAACGGGCTGGTTGACAAATTAACTGGTTCATGTATAATACGTTTCATCGGTTGAGAAATCAATCGATACGCTCTTTAAAAATTTGATGAAGAAATGCACCTATCGTCTAACGGTTAGGACGATGCCCTTTCAAGGCATAAACGGCGGGTTCGATTCCCCCTAGGTGTACCATTTGTTTAGTGTTATCAAGGTATCGTCATAGGACGCTATGACTATGCGGGTGCAACCGTGCGAGGAACGCATCCTGATATAACTGCTATTCGCTTGTCAGTGCTAGCTACATTGTTGACAAATAGGCAGATAACACTAAACAAATGGTAGTTTGGAGGCATAACTTAGTGGTAAAGTAGTAGGCTTTTAACCTATTAACCAGAGTTCGATTCTCTGTGCCTCTACCATAGATAAACACATTTCAGCGGGATAGACCGTGATGGATAGTTTCTGTTTAGTACAGTATCCGAAGTGTGTTTTTCTCTGTTAGAATTTGGAGACACGGCAAAGTGGGAGAGTTGCGGCAGACTGTAAATCTGTTCCTTCGGGTGAGTAGGTTCGAATCTTACTGTCTCCACCAAATCCCGTTACTACTTCCGTTAAAGTAGCGTTTGATTAGCGATAGAGATCCGGTGGCAGAAAACCGTTAGCGAGAGAAATCTCAGGCTCTGATAGGCAGAATCCTAACTGCACACAGACACCTAGAATAAAATGGATGGACAGAGTAACTGCTCAATTAAGGGCTTGTGTGGAAACAAGTAGCTTATCCTATTTTAGGTGCGTTCATATAATGGTCATTATCTCGGATTGTCTATCCGAAGATGGGAGTTCGATTCTCCCACGCATCGCCAGTTTTGTGGTAAGGAAAGTAAAAGGAGAATGGGCAAGTCATAGGACGCTATGAACAGATACCTCACCTGCCACAAATTCATTATTCCACAGTAGCACAGCGGTAGTGCAGTTGACTGTTAATCAATTGGTCGTTGGTTCGATCCCAGCCTGTGGAGCCAATACTCGCCTTTATTGACGGCGTAGAGAAGGATAAATTGTCAATAAAAATTTCGGATTCTTAGCTCAGCGGTAGAGCAACGCTTTTACACGGCGAAGGTCAAAGGTTCAATCCCTTTAGAATCCACCAATAGGGAAGATGATGCAGCTGGGATGGTCCGGCGACTGGCCTTGAAAACCAGGTTCCGAGAAATCGGATGGGGTTCGACTCCTCCGTCTTCCGCCAAATTATGGAGAGTTGGGTGAGTGGTTAAACCAGCGGTTTGCTAAACCGTCATCCAGAAATGGGTGCATCAGTTCGAATCTGATACTCTCCGCCAAGTCCAGTCGAGGTAACGCTTGACTACTATGACCCGTAGGAAGTGAAGTGAGTTCGTTACTCAAGGGTGGTTCCAGTCATACCAAACTGGCGCTGGCAATGCGAGAATCCTCTCTGGTCGGGAAGTGGGTGGAGGTCGTGCGTGATGAAAGACTAATTGGTGAGTGCAAACTTGCTGACCAAATTTCTGATGCGATATAATTACCACCGCAGAGAGGAAGCAATTAATGCCGAGGTAGCTCAGAGGAAGAGCAATGTGTTGATAACGCATAGGTCGAGATTTCGAAATTCTCTCTCGGTACCAGTTTTATATCTCGATGGTGTTTAACGGCAGCATGACGGTCTCCAAAACCGTGGGTGGGGGTTCGAATCCCTCTCGGGATGCCAATTTTAATTTTAAAAAGGAAGCATATGCCTAGTGTATTTTTGACAAGCGACACACACTTTGGTCATCTAGGTGTGTGCCATTTCGTAGATGATGATGGTAAAAAAATAAGACCATGGAATACTCCAGAAGAAATGGATGAAGAAATGGTCAAGCGTTGGAACGAAACAGTAAAACCAACTGATAAAGTATATCATCTTGGTGATGTTGTGATTAACCGCAAAGCACTTAGCATTATGCATAGACTGAACGGTGATAAAGTTTTGATTCGTGGTAACCATGATATATTCAAAGATGAAGATTATAGGGAACATTTTCGTGAGCTTCGTGCATATCACATTATGAACGGAATGATTTTGTCCCATATTCCAATTCATACAGAAAGTCTTGGTAGATTTGGTGTTAACATTCACGGTCATACTCACCAAAGGCGAGTGATGACAGGAATTAAAAATTCACAAATTGATGTAAGATATCATTGTGTTTGTGTTGAACAAACAGATTTTAGACCAATTCTTTTTGAAGAAGTTATCAAACGAATTAAAGAAGAAGGTGGTGTGATTGGTTTCAAAAACGGAAATGGACCAATATCATAAAAGAAATACCCGTGTGTAGCGCAGTCTGGTAGCGCTCCTGGTTTGGGACCAGGCGGTCGGAGGTTCGAATCCTTTCACACGGACCAATTGGGGAATTGGCGTAATTGGGAACGCAGTAGCTTTGCAAGCTTCAGTCAGGAGTTCGAATCTCCTATTCTCCACCAAGTATCGGTCGTTAGCTCAATTGAATAGAGCGTAGGGCTACGGACCCTGAGGTTGAGAGTTTGAATCTTTCACGACCGGCCAATT